ACATCAATTTGCTTTTTTATCCACAACCAACATATGCAACTGGGCTAAGGTGCTCATACCTGGGAGATCTAGATTGACATCGCTTCGATGAATGCGCTCTATTACAGAAACAAATGTCTCTTGTACTCTTTCGGAATGGAAAAGCAAATTGATGTGCATTTAGGATTTACCTTTATTCAGTTTGTCACTATATGCATTTGCGATAAACTTACGATGTTCGGCGATATATTCGGGACTATGAGACATGTCATCTGTAGTAAACTGATTACAGAATTCGAAGATCCCCCACTTACCATCTTCGGTGAAGAAAAGATCAACTGAGTTCATCGGTGGTAATTTGGACAAGAATGTCTCAATTTCGTAACGCATCTGGAGGGTATGGTCCGCAGGGAATGTGCGGCCCGATGCTCTGAACTCTAATGAATTTGGTATGTAAAACTCACTACCGAAAATAGTCTCAATTGGCTGGTCGCCGTTATCGTAGAACTGAGGAATATCAAATTTGGCAGCAGTGGCGGCATCTGTACCAATGCTCATCTTTGGTACATTTTTTCTTACTCTACGGATTTCCGTAAAATAAACTTTTGATCTGTAATCAAGACAAACGCGCGATTCGCAGATGATGTTATCAATTACCTCAGTGACAACCAGGTCTTGAGTCTTTCTATTCTCTAGCTCTGAAACAATAGTTTCATTATGCGCTACCATTCCAATATTGAAAGAGGCCGCATGAGCAAACTTTTGCAAATCGTCTTGACTACCCTTGGATAGCACTAATAAGAATGCGTGGAGATTTGCTCTGCTGGTATCAAAAATACAATTACCTACTCCTCTTGCGCCATGTGAAAAGCGAATGTACAATTTCTTATCTTTCCATCCAGGCAAGATAGCTCTTCCACGAAGAGGCGACGCTGACGATTTGTTATAACACTTAACTGGACGATAGTATCTCAGCGCTATTGAGCTATCGTTTGTTAGTGATTCAGCAATGTCGCTGAGCATCATACTCTGCTCAAACTTGCCGTACCTCGGCAATGCAATATCGATAGGCAACATATTGCCATCGATACACGCGTCACGCCAAGTACCAATGAGAAGATCATAATTAGAAATCATCTTTCCTGCCTCATCCTGTTGACAAACAGGTGATGCGTCAGTGATAACAAATCGAGTATCGCCATCAATAAAAGATGGACCAACGCATTCAAAGTTGTTCAATAAGTATAGATTATTAATAATGACCACACACGTTTCCATGTAACCTCCCTCTAATTAAATTTAACCACAGGGGACATCCCCTGTGGTCTTTAGTCTATTTCGACGTGATGATTTACTTTATCGGAGACTGGCACAACTACATTTGTGTCGGATAGAACACAAATATCGGCATCTACTAACGGAGCATAACCGTCCTCGTAATGCGATACCATAAACAGCTGGCTGAATGTATTGTGATTTAGAAGCGAGTTTACTACGTGCGTCGCTGTCTCTCGGTGGGCTTTATCAAAGGACGCACCAAACTCGTCCAGGAATAGCGGACAACAACCAAGACCCAAGTGCTGGCTGGCTATCATTCTGAAACTTAGATTAAAGATCTCTTCCATCCCGCGCGACCCTTCGGCCACATCGCTTCGATAACTGGTGTGGTTAACGTAAAAAGGGAACTTGTAATTCAGCTCTACGCTCTCTTCACCAAGAAAATCGTTGAACTTAATTTCTAGTGGATAGCTCCATACATTGCTGATGAATTGGTTCATCTGCCGTACGTAAACGGTCATAAATGAATGCAACGATTCAGCTATGATTCCATCAGTTGGTGATAGAGATTCGATAAGAACCGCATAAGCTTTTTCCTGCCGTATGTATTTGGCTATATCTTTTTCCAACTCAAGAATATAGCCTTCGCGAATATCAATTGCTCGCAGGGTGGTTTCTTGCGACGCTAGAGCTGATTCAAGTTCTACAATCAACCTGGAATAACAATCGTCAATACCAGCAACAATCATTTTCTCAAACGCCACATCGGTAGCTTTTTCCAAATCAATAGTAGCTTTACGCAGTGCGTTCATTTCCGCAATGCAATCTAACATGGATGTGTATGTCTGAATCTTCCCGTTCAGGCCGGCTGCCTTCAGGCTTAAATCTTTAGTCTGATGATCCAGCTCAGACATCCGATCAATCAGTTGCGTAGCTGACCTAGATTCAAATTCATTTTCTGTTCTCGCAAATGCCTGTAAAGCTTCTCGTTGTTTGAGTAAGCTTTGGATTTCATCGAAATGTGTGCAATCTGCTTGTAACTGATCGAGAAAGCCGGAGATGCCTGCTGGATTGTTGAACAGAAAGTCACTAGCAATGCGATCTCGAATAGGACGAATATAATCGTAAGCCATGTAGCGAGAAAAGGCAGCCACTTGTCGACCATATTCTCCGATTTCGGAAATGAGTTTATCGAGTTGTTCGATAGACTTAGTGAGATTATCAATGACATCATTTAGCCTCGCAGCTTCTAACTCCGCATCAGCTAGAGTCTTCTGACAATAACCTTTGCTAAAGATATGTTTACACTTCGGACACTCTGTTTGAGCATGATCCCTCAAATGAATGTGCTCTCTGATAACAGCATCGATCTTTTTTAGCTTACTGGAAGCTTCTTCTTTCTGAAGAATTAATGAGCGTCGCTCATTTACAGCGCCTTCTTCATTTTTACGTGAAAGATGCCTGTCCGGATTTGGAGGGAGCGTTGCAGCCAGCTCTCTCAAGAATGGACTCACAGATTCGATCGCCGCATCTATATTGCCAGATCCATTCAGAGAGGCCATCTCTTCGAAAATGTCCAGATGCTTTAATCTTGATTTAATTAACTCAATATTCGAGTCGACTTTCAGAATCGCTGAAATTAAATCGGATTGGTTATCGATACCGATGGATCGCATCGTCGTTAAGTTGTTCTCTACCTTAACGTACTCTTCAGAGAGATGGTGTATCGCATCGTTGGTCGATCTCAACTGTGCGTTTAAATCGATGAGTATGGCTTCTGCAGATTCTTGATTCTGACCAAAAACCCAAGTAGCTGCGCGACCAGCATATGCCGTTAGCTTTTTAGCAGATGAGATAAAAAGGTTTCTTGAGGCTTCGTATTCTGATTTCGAACGACTGTGGTCTAGTCGCTCACTGGACATGTTGCGAATTGCGACCGATAGCTGTTTGCGGCCATCCGCAATACTTCTTCTTAGCTCCTCGACTTCTTCTGGTCGTAAACGCTTTGCGGTCTCTTCAACAAGCGTAAATTTTGCCATGTTCAAAGCACCGACTACGTCTCTGTGTTTTTCTTTTAATTTTTTAAACACCGAGAGAGCATAGCTGTAGTCATTGCTGCCCATCTTCGTAAACCACTCACGGCGCCGAATTGGGCTCATTGACGTAAACCGCTCAGAGCCAATCAACAAGTTGTGTGTTTCCTGATCATAGCCAAAGTGCTCGAGCACTAGCTGCTTTTGAACAGATAGCGTTCCACCAGGATTTAGATTGGTAGTCATGTCGTCTTTGAAAAACGAATGCTTTTGACTACCATTTGAGAATTTGGTAATAAGCTTGTAATGGCTGCCGTTCTTCAACCATTCCGTTGTTTTTGATCCATCTTTGCTGAACTGATTCGACAATGCCGGTAACGGTGACATCTCGTACATGAGACTGCTCTTACCAGAGCCATTAGTACCGAGGATTAATTGCAGAGTAGATTTGGGTGTTATCTTAATTCGTCGAATGCCGGTAGGTGCCAATCGGTTATTACCGATCAATTCCAACGACAGCATTGTCATTGATGCGATTGACATGTTTATCTCTCGTATTTGACTGTTTACATTCCATTCGTAGATTATGGAATAAACTACATTTCAAAGATATATTACTAAAATGTATCTGGCAGCTAATTAACTTTTTATATAGGTATCGACATGAATACTCATTGTGAATCATCTACCCTGGCTCGCGAAGTTTTTAAAAAAGAAGCGATTCTATTCATGATTGCAAAAATCGAGCTGTTGTTTAAAGATGAAAGCGGTAACGAGCCTGTACCTGGTCGTGATGTATTTGTAATTGGCGACGGTAAAAACGTAATCGATGATGTATGCGATAGCTGCAAAAGGCTCGATGTCATGATCAGCAAAAGAGTGGCTGATTGTCTGTTCAAATCCGTAATTGTCGAAGACTTTAAAATATTCTCCATCGCCACGGTTATAACAACAATGACGGATTTATACGATCGCACTCTTAGAATTATTATCAAAGGCGATGATGCCGATCTCTTATTGGCGGAAGAGGTAAAAGTACAGTAAGCTATTTATCTCAGAGCAAATCTGAATATAAGAAAGGTAGCAAGTTATGATAGTCACATTTAACTTTCATAAATGAGGAATGGCTAAATGATCAAGACTCTGAATCAATCCGAAATTCGTCAGCTGTATCTTTCGTTGATTGCTGGCTTAGGGACACTACGTGCCAATGAAAATGTCGCTGTAATTGACGGGGATGCAGCTATGGTGTTAGCTGGTGAGCAGGAGACAGCACCAATGCTGACGATTTGTCTCAGTCCGCGTGCAAGCGCTATTTTGTTTCCGAATCAGTGGTTCGATCACATCTCAGGGACACCCATGAAGGCGATGCTCACTACCAAAGATGATGCACGAATTCTGCTGATCGAGTCTTGGTGTCCCTTGGCTAATCGAGAAGTATGTATCGATGGCGATGGTTGTGTTTTTTACAAGGAACCAAAAAATGTTGTCTGGGGCATTGACACAAATAACGGCTGATAAAGCCAAGATGGTGGAAGTAACTAAAAACACTCTCCACTCTCTCATTGCGACGCTGAAAGAATTAGGCCTCTCTGCTCCGGCTATTGATGGGTCTTTGGACGATGTCACCAAAGTTGAATTAGTCTGGAGAGCTGATGGTCGCTGTTATATCAAAGTCTCCAGAGGACATATAGTCAGTGCCGTGTACTACGAGTGCGTTAAAGCACCGGTGCGCAAATCGCGCGGTGGTTACAAACGCAAAGAAGAAGTATTTGAACAGGAGTGATTTATGACTGATGATAACAAAATTTATTCTCTCGTATATACCTTTTGTACAGGAGACCAGCAAAAGCGTGGTTATATTGATTCCTTGATTTCCAGTATCGATACCATTATCCGGTCAGTTCTTCCTAGAGAACACGATACATGTTGGAAATTGAATCTCGGTCCTACTCATATCTGGTTCAAAGAATCGGATATGCTGTTTTGTACAATCGATACCAATATTGCCAATATTCGTTTGATTGAAAACATTCGCGGACTAGAGATCTCGATCAAGCATCCTGGATCTAGTGCGTGGAAGAGAATTGCTTTAGCGTCAGACGACGACTATGTAGTAGTTCTAAACGAGCTTCAGAAACTGAATGCGACGTATCGTAATACGTATCTGGTGCTTTACTAAACGATCTAACCACACAGCCCCAATTGGGGCTGTGTGCGTGTATTTTTTTTTTATGTGATATGGAGTATTTCAGTTACATATAACCTTTGTGATCTGCTTTAATAATCCCATTAAAGCTAGCCATTTTTAGGAGAAGAATCATGGCATATTACAAAATTTTTGGTGAGCAAGCCGATCAAGGTAAGATCGATGACATCATGATCGCTGGTGCTCTTGGTGACTTGTGGGCTCTTGGTCTTGGCATCAAAGAGATCGAAGTCTGCTATGGCGGTATTCGTCTCTTTACCAAGGATGGTAACATCATCAACTACACGGTCGATGGAGGGCTTGTGACCATTGCTCTGGCAGCCGACAACTTCGAATCTGTCCCGTTCGAAGTTACCCCGGAGCAAATCACAATCTTCAACAAGCTTACCATGTGGCCTCTCGGGGCTTTTGGTCATAGTCGTTAACTCATTTAGCCAGGAGGCTATCATGGAACAACTGAAACTGCAGTACCCCGGTCGTTACCATAATGGCCGGATGTTTCAATCTGACGTAGCTGAGCCCACTAATGCTCAGCGTGCTGAGAATAAGCGCACTCTCAGTCGCAACATGACCAAGTCTGGAAAGTACATCCTTCCGGCTTTGGTAGCGATGGGCATTCCTCTCGGGGCTGTGCTCTCTATCGTGGGCACTGAGGCTAAGCGCGATCGCGCTGTCGCTGCCTACAATCGCAACATCATAACCGCCCACAACTACATGTCGTGGATGTAATCTTTTACGATCATAGAACGGAGAAAATCATGATCAAGACCAATGAGAAGAATCTCGCTGAAGTGCGAGTTGCTACCGCCTACATCGATGGCGGTAATGGTATCACGTTTGAGGATCACCTCTACTTGGTGGTTGATGAAAGTGGTGTTATCAAGTTTTGCAGTCGCTCTATCATCGAAGCTGATGGTGAGCGTGCTGTAAGTGGTCGTGGCATCCGTGAGATGCTGAACAATAAGGCAGCTGTAGTTGGTGCTGCCTGTCTGAGCGTTGGCATGACCTTCAAGGAGGTCATGCAACACTGTCTTATTAACAAGCCGTTCTATCCGGCTTAACTGGAGGAAGTACAAATGAGTATCAATGTCGTACTGGCTGATGTGAAGGACTATCCCGACCTTGACTTCCAGCGTCTTGGTCATTTGTTCGTTGCAGCAAGTGATGAGTTCAAGCTTCCGGTGCAACAGATCATCCGGGGTGAGGACGATGTCACGATCAGTGATGGTCGGACTATCATCAGTATGTCCGAGATGACCAAGCCCAATGGTAAGGGCATCAAGGCAAAGGCAGCTGTGCTCTTCCGCCATATTGAAGCAATGCTTCCGGCTGGCACCTACACTCTTCAGTGAGTGTAGAAAAGATTGCTAGGGATTTCTCCTAGCTTTCTTTTTTTTTGTTTTGTTATGTTACTATATTCTATGTACTGAAACTTGTTCCCATAATGTTCAGTGCCTGGGTCACCCCTAATACCTCCATTAGCTATAGTTAAAAATACTCCTTATATATCTTCTATCCTTACGGATAGGAATGGGTAGGGTTTATTCTCTTAAAATGATAATACCCTATAAATCATGAGGATTTAGTAATAGAGTAATAGATTTAGCAGATAGCTAGCATTTAGAGTTATTTAAAGAATCTATTAAAGAGAGATTGAGATAGATTGTAATTGAAAATAGATAAGAATAAATACATAGCCCTCTAAGGGGCTATGTAGGATTTATGCTGTTAAAGTTTTTTGTAAATATATATTACTAAACTGACGTAGTTTAACCATTTCAGTTTTAAAGGTACGATCATGATTACTCAAGAACCTATTATTGAAGAGAACAAAGTAATCTATCTCAGTATTGGAGATCTTTGGAATCTAGCTGAGAGAAAAGAAAAAGACGGACATCAGTGTGACGATTCGTATTTTTTGTTTGATAGCTATTTATTTCTGGCTGACTTTCATAAGTTGGCTATTGCATGTAGTGGGATGATTCCAGTAGCTGCTTTTAACGAAAATGTACGTCGTATCTTTTTCAGGAAAGATTGGATATTTGGACAGGTAGCAGCGGAGCTCATTGGCGGTCAATCTGTAAGTGGTATTGTTTTGAAGGATATCTTCGACGACGCTACAGCGGCTGATACAACTGCCGATCTCGGGAAGATTAAAGAGATCATTCGAATTATGCTGATGCAGTACAATGCAGATATTACATCTGCCATTTCGGCATACGGTACTCTGGAAAAGAAAGATCTCTCATTTGTTTTTGAGACTGAATTCCAGCTAAAGGTGAATGCTAATTGTGATAAACGAGTCGATATTGATTTTGTCACAAATATGCTCTATCTTTACAAGAAAATGAATAATTCGATTATTCAGCACCTCGACCAAAAATTCGTAAGCCCCGATTCCAAATCTTATCGTTTGATGTTTGGACTTATCGCTATGTTAAGACGGCGAGCAGAACAAAAAACGAAAGAACAGATTCATCACTCTCTCAATTATTTAAAAGAAACCAAATCAGAACCCAAGGGGATTTAAAAATGTCAACAGACAATGAATATGCTCGTTTTATTTCGAACCTACGCGATATGGGTGTTGCGGTAGTAAGTTTCGAAGAACTCAATTTGAAAATTAAGGAGTACCTCAGTAACAATCCTAGCTGGCTTAGAAAGGCAGAAGAAGCCAGGATGCTATCGGTCGCTTATTTGTTGTTCATATTTACTGTTTTTGGTGGTTTGGTTCCGCGTAAAGTAATTGATCTCATGCCTAGCTATGAAGCATCTATGCTCTTGTTGAGTGAGCTGGTAGAAAAAACAGATAGGCCAGATTGCCGGCTGATTGGATTTGTCGCATCGGAGCTGCTTACAGAGCAGACCTATCTAGACATTGAGGCAGCGTGTCTCTCCGATCCCATTGTTTCGATAGGCGACGCTTTAACTGCTTTTAATACACAATTAAACTCGTACGAAATATCACGTCCAAAGCGATATAGGTTGACTTTTGATCACCTGAATTTTTATTTACAGTTTGCCGATTCGGCCGAAGACATCGAACTCTTCAAGCACGATTCTGGTGTGATTTTTAAAGCTTTACTGAATAGCATCAGTATGTTGGACATGGTCAGGCTACTGACTAACGGCAACGAGGAACAACATACTTTAGCTGTTCGGGCTTCAGCCAACATCGCTGCAGAATGCGAGTTGTTAAGATTTCATTTTTTCGACAGTTAAAGGGGGAGGTTTAAATGCTAACATTTAGCAAGTCTGAAGTAGCGGCATTTCGGCATCTGAACAAAGGCAAGCGCTGGGGCCAGGCATTTTACGATCACTTCAAATTAGGGAAAGTAAGTAATCCCCAAGATAAGGAATTCTGCGATCGTCTGTTTAACGAACCCAATGATACCAAGGCAAAAGCAATGGTACAAGGCCGTACAGATCAGACTCAATAATCTTTTAGTAGGAGATTCCCATGGTAAAATGTTTTGATTATGATGCGATTGTTGAGTTTTATCAAAACCTTATAGCGACTTACAAAACGCTAAACTTACCGTAATCGGCACATGTGTTAAAAATACAATTATTCATTTTTCCAGTAAGCATGGAAAAGAATTTTTTAATAAGCTCGCCAAGTGGCCGATTGGGGTGTATTCATCCTTGAAATAAAAACAGAGGACTGAGTCAATGTCTGAATCTGCTCTTTTAGTAGAAATGCTCAGGGAAGGATTGCTTAAAATCATAACTGAGCTACCTAAGTATAAAAACAATGTCGAGTTTTTAACCAAAGTTAGGGAAGCCACCAAGTTAGAAGTTACTTGGCGTGACTCTCGGCGGTGCAGTGTCAAGCTGACGTATAGGGGCATGGTGCATACTTTATATATCGCCGATGTGGTTCCTAAGACAGGTCGGCGTATTCGACATCCGGAAATTGTTCAAAAATATTAACATACACACTAGCCCCACTTGGGGCTAGTGTGTTTAACTCAGGAGAAAATATAGCCGATTAAAATAACCTCAAGTAGGTTATTTTTTTATGTGATATGGAGTATTTCAAACACATATTTCTTTAATGAATAGTTCTAACATCTCGTTAGACTTCATCCATGCCAAGGAGAAAATCATGGAAAACAACAACCTTATCCGCCTCACTCTTCAACGTATAGTGGAGTCTTGCCCTTCGCGCGAATTGGCAAAGTTCCAGGTACAGGTGATGCTCATGATGGCTGGTATCGGCACGATAAGCTGGACTCCTGAAATCAAGGCCAAGCAAATTGCCATGGGAATTAAGCTCACTCACGATGAAGAAATCATGCCGTTCGGCACCAAGATAGTGGTGCTGGAGGAGGTCGTTAGCAAACTGAAAGCTTCAGAGCTACAGCTGCTGATCGACCGCCAGGGCGTACTGATTTCTTACATCGATGAAAAAAGCATGCAGGAAGCCGCTGATGATCGCACCACCCGGCTTGTCAAGGGCGAGATCACAGCCGGCGAGCTGGCGCAAGAGCTCGAAGATAACACCAAGCATGCTGTCCATCTCGAATACGCAGCTGATCGTGCTATGGCCGAGAAGTACTCGCCTCAGCAAATGGCTGATACCCTGCACAGTCAACTGGCCGCAGTTTGCCAACTGATACATGTACTCAACCAAGCCCAAGGCAACAACATCGGGTACGGCGTAATCATGGCAGATATCATGTCCAACCCTGTCATCGACGAGCGCTTCAAGCGGCTCGACTCAATGTAATTTAAGGAGATCCAAAATGAAAGGCTTTTTCTTCGCTCTCGTTGTCTTCTGCACCAGCATCAGTTTTGCTGATGCTGCCGAGTTCTCAGCAAGCTGGTCTCACGATAGTATCTTTCCTGGCAAATTCAAGGTAATAACCTTGGTTGCTCGTGACAACACCACAATCACCGGTGTGACAGTGAATCGCGGCCACTGCAAACTGGCGCCTGCTGGCTGGACAAAGTTTCCAGTCAAGGTCCAGTTTGGCCAGGCCATCAACCTGAAGACGTATTACAACTGCCAGATTATCGAACTGGCCGTTAGTACGCCCGATGGCGTATCATCGATTCAGTGGTGATAAAAATAGCCCCTTTCCCGGGGCTATTTTTTTTTTCTAATTTAGTTAGCCGAATCCAATGATAAACTTCAAGGCGGTGCCATATGTCAAATTTTCAATTATCTCAGTTCCACATCTATTCTTACGGTGTGGTTGCTGAGAACAAATTAACTAGTTCGAAGAAAGTCTATGTACGCCCAGAGGAAACATTTCCCATTACAGATGGCGAATCAACAACTGTAGCAGTTGTAGAAAAAGGAAAAGGGTTCGATCAATCTGGCGCAGCGTATGAAGAACAAACTGTCAGCACTGAACCTATCGAGTGCGAGTGGCTTCCGTTCGATGGAAGCGGCAACCGTGTAACCTCTCCAGATGTCCGTCGCGGTGAACGTGTTGTTATTTATCAATTTGGTAATGAGCAAAAATACTACTGGACTACGTTGGGTATTGATTTAAAACTGAGAAAGTTAGAAACAGTAATTTATGCGTTCTCTGGCACAACCGTCGAAAGTGCAGAAGTGAACGCTGACAATTACTACTATATCGAAATCTCAACTCATCGAAAATTAGTGCATTTCCATACATCGCAGGCTAACGGCGAACCTTTCGGGTATGACGTGCAATTCGATACAGGAACTGGTATCTTTACTCTAACCGATACGGTTGGAAACCATATTGTTTTGAATTCAAAAGAGACAAGACTATTTTTCAGTAACAAAAACAATACATCACTGGAGCTTGTTAAGAATGATCTCAACGTTAATGTACCTGGTAACACTACCGTCAATACTACTAGTAATACCGTTGTTAATTCTGGCGGTAATACCACCATTGAATCAAAAGGCGTAAACACAATCAAGGGAATCAGAAACATAATGATTGGCCCATTGCAGCTGAGCGTTGGTGATTCAGCAGACGGCGAAGGAAACACAATCACTGGCAGTGTCCATATTGACAAAGCAACAATTGATCTCTTGACTGTTAATTCGGTTATCGAAGCCCCTGGAATAAATGGCTTTGCGAGAAGTATTGGTTAAGGATATATACATCACGCCCCAGATGGGGCGTGATGTATAGTTTATAGATTTAAAGCAATGTACTGTTCTAGCTCAGCAATTCGATCAAGCGCTACTGCGTAGCTTGATCTTAGGCGGTTGAGTTCCGCACTTGGTGTATTTGCGAAATCTATTGTTTGTTGTCGGTTTGCGACAATAGCGTTATGCGCTTCAGAGCTGACATAAGTGACGCCACTAAGAGCAATTGGAGTTATGCCACCGATCGGATCAATGCCGGCGTACGTCTTAACAGCATCTCTCACCGCTGCGATTATGGGCGCCATATCAGTCTGATTATACATCGAACCGATGCTCACTGTGAGTCCCATAACCGCGTACGGATAACCACCGAGAGTCGGAAACTCCTCAATGAACGAAGATGGGATCCGATAGACCTGACCAGCTGCATCCGACAAAGTAACAATGGCCTCGCCATTGGCATCGTCAGTCTGATAAACAGCATTGGTTAAGCCACGGGGTGAGTAATATTGAGCAAATGGATCAATACCTTGTTTATGCAGATCGTGAAATCGACGAACAGCAATGCAGGTATAAACAACATCACTGCTAACAAGAGTATTGAAAGGGGCCTTTATTTTAAAATGCCCCATTGCTCCTATTTGTGGGAATAGTGCCATTTATAACCCTTTACATTTCCGGTACTTCACCACGCGGTAGGTTTTGACTATAGAGACTCTGCTTGGTCAGCACCAGATATTGCACGTTGTGAAAATTGAAAGCAATGAAATCACATCCATTGCGCCGCACACGACTCAGATTTGCCGGGATATTGAAATTGGGGCTATAGTCCTCAGCTGCCTTGATTGCGGCGTTGAGTAGATTTACCCATTGTTGCGTTTTCAGCTGCATGCGATTGAAGTCGGTACTCATGGTACTAACCGCAATATAGTCCGGAAAGTGATCGGTGATTTTATTCATCCCGTTCAGATTTTCGGGACTACCGATCACGCTGGTGATCATAGACCGATACGTGAGAGACATTACTTGCGTATTCTCATCGACGTAATATTCGGCCGAATCAATCCAGCTAGGATCGATATATTTGCTGATCAGTTTCGCCTCAACGATCGGGGAATAAATACCGGCCTGGGTCTCCATCTCGTTGATCGCATAGCGATTGGCCATAGGAACAAAGATGAACTCAGTCCTACGAAAAAGATCAGGTAGAATCTCTACCCACTCCTCTCGTGTGCGGGTACTCTTGGAGAGGATGTCTTTCACCAATGCGTCTTTGATGGCATCCAGGTTATTACCAGCCCAGCCATAGATCACAGCACTGAAGTTGACAGGTGTTCGATCCATGCTATCGTTTGGATTGATGTATTCGAACGTGAAAGTACGGATGCTTGTTTGTGGATTGTTGCCGATTGTCTCGTTGATCTTCTCAATGAGATTGGTTTGAGTGATGTTGGCAATCAACTGCTTAACGGTAGCCGGCTGTTGGAAGAACAAATCGACGTTATCGAACGGCAACACAGTACGGATTTCAGAGATGTCATATTGAGACCGAAACGCTTCATCCGAAAACCATACACGGAAACTTACCTCGCCGTCGCTAGTGCTCCAGCTAAGCCATTCGGGCAAATCATAAGCACCGCTGATGATGTTACCGCTAGCTGGCTCTGCAAAAGTAGCAGGGAATTCAGTCATCAAACGCTGCATTAAGTCAGTGGCATCTGACGTGTTTTCGTCCAGCATCAGCTCATGAATTTTAGCCAGAATAGCCATTCCTTGCTGAATCTGATGATCAGTTGCCTGCGCCGCTTCGGTATTCTCTTCCTGGATGCTGAAGATACGGAGATTTAAAGCAGGCGCCAAGCTAGATGTGTGAATGCCTATTTCAGTGGAATAGGTCTTGGATACAGCCGAGAGTTCTCCAAGAGGAGCAACTACGCCTAGAGCGTTGTTAGCAAATGATGGGAACTCCACGAATCCTTTTACAAAAATCACAGTAATCTCCTTGGAGTGTTTAAAAAATAAATTACCTATAGGCCATAAAATTGCCTATGTTGAATGGGGAGGTATGGTGTGTCGGTCTTTAAACTGTTATTTATTCTAATTAGAGAAATGATTCTTGGGAAGCTGACCTTTAAACAGGCTTTCCGAGAAAATAAAATCAGATTGTTTTTCTTTCTTCTGGTCATCATTTCTTTTTACGCAAACTATGTGACGTTGCCGAAGATTTACGCGATTACCGAGCAAAAGGTAATTATGGAGCGTAGCTACAAAGAGCAAATCGAAACGCTACAGTCTCAATTACGCGAGTGTCGTACAGGTAAACAATCTCTCGCTAGTGGAGATCCCAATACCCCGGATATTCTCAAATGGTGTCTCCAAGAGTTGGTTAACGTGACCGATAAACCCATCGCGCATAAGCCAACTACTAAAGACAGTAAAATTCATTTAAGTCCATGAATTATGTAGGATACAACGTGACATTGAATGTCATGTTTTAATATTTAAGGACTGGAGTTTGGAATGGACACCAAAGTAAAAGATAGCGAAGATACCACCCAAGGTGCAGATGGTCTGGTCCTCTACACCGACGGTGGTAGTCGAGGCCCATCATCTGGTCCTGGCTATGGTGGTTCTGGCATGCACGGATACAGCTACTCTCTTGATAGTCCGAAAAAGGGAACTGGTAACACCAGTGTCAAGCTAACTACTGTCGGATACATTGTAAACGACGAAGTCAAAACAGAACACCAGCTCGTGACCCCGTTAGGTTACATCGACTCAGTTACTTCTTTTAGTGGCTGGGTGACCAACAACGTAGCTGAGCTGACAGCCGGTATCATGGCCCTTCAGAAAGCCATCAGCACAAAAGCAGCCAATGTATATATTCTTGCTGACTCCATGTACTTTGTGGATGGCTCGAATAAATGGTTAAATACCTGGAAGTCAAATGGGTGGAAGAAACGGGATGGTTCGCCAGTCAGTAACATGGACCTCTGGCAGACTATCATGCAGCTCATCGATAAGCTAGCTGAAAACAAACAGTCTTTGACCATTGCCCACATTTACGCACACTCTGGTTTCCTTGGAAACGAGATGGCCGACAGATTGGCTACGATCGGCATTACCCGATCGATGGCTAACATAGTGAATACTCTCGAGAAGAACTACCCGCCGACAAAGTACTGGGACAAAAATTCCTATACTGACGACGCAGGCAATCAGATTCGTATCGAAAAGCATCCATTCTTTGGTATGCCTCGCTTTATGTTCTCGACTCACTCTGAGTCGCTGGTACCGGGTCGGTATCTTCTGTCAAGTGCTATTCGGGATGACGATCTCTCGATGATCGGATCGGTAGATCCCAATCGTTCTTTGGCTGTTGTTTATATGGACGAGCCAGAGCCAGTGATTGAATCGTTTATCGAATATCAGTGCAAATTCGCTATGGACTTACCGTCCATTATTGTTGGTCGACTCGATTACTTGATGAAGCCAACCAACTACATTGATATCCTGACTTACGGAACGAATATCTTTCTGAGAAGCAGCCCTCTCAAAATGGATCTTTGCGATGTCAGTGATCAGCCAGTTTCTCGTGAGCTGAAGCCAGCGCGTAAAGCTCAATGGGAAGTGGACGAATACAACAATCTGAATACGGTTTTGAAGAGTTTCCAAGCCGGTGAAAAGGATATCGTTGTCACGGACATCACCCCTCGAATCTACGACGTTGAAGAGAACGAGAAAACCAAAGAGACAAAATACAAACTGAATGACGAGTTTGTAGTTGGCTTAACTCACTTCAATACACCAGTCGCTTTTGCCAGCGCAGATGGTATAGAGACTACCGATTGCCGTTTTACCCTTGGCATTGATATCGTTGAGCGCAATATCCTTAAACGTCTCGAGGACCGCCGCCCAAAGGTCTCAGCCATTACTTGGTGCGATCATACGCCTGCAGCCGGCGTTGTAAAATCGTTCCGCGTTGCAACAATCATTGAAGTAACAGGTGGAATTGGAATATGGTCAGGTGTATATTCCAATCTCCGTATTGTTAACATCTAAACGAGGGAGCGGTAACCAACAATTACCGCCACTTAATCGAAAATGCCCACAACACTGAAACCTGCACATCTCAAGTATTACAAACCTGGATGCGGCGCCAAGCAAAAAATACTGCAATGTTTAACGAAGCTGTTTACTGCCATCTTTCCAAGATCAAGGCGGCGAATTCTTCTGTTATCATCGCTGATGCCGATTTTGTTTGGCGCAGAGGCCGCTAGTGAGCGACATCGTTCATTGGTGAACACAACGCTATCTGTAGGACTTACGGACGATGTTCTTGTTCTTCCGATCTATCTGTATCGACTGATTTATTCAGATGATCAAATTAGCGAGATCTCAGATCTGGCTAACTCGAAATCTCTGTCAAGCAATCATGAATGTGTGGAAGTGGCATCACAGATCTATAAGCACATACCAAAATGGATTCTGTACGAAGAACCAGCAGACGTGGTTACTGATGTGACCACCCTCTTAGCCTTGCGTCGAATTCTCAACGGTCAGTAATACACAAATACACCACGACGCCCAATGGGCGTCGTGGTGTATGATGCTTTTAGCTCTCGTTCAGGATTGCCTTAAGTTTGTTTGTCGATTCTTTGAAAGCTTCAGCGAAGCCAAGCGCGTCGTAATAGACAATAGAGTACAACTCAACACTACGGGCAGTGGCCTCGATGTACTCTGTGAGACGCAGAAGCATCTCAGGAGAGACATCCGACATGTTACCCTGGTTAGCTGATGCGCGGAGCGTCTTGAGGTAGTTAACAGCCTTGTTGACCTTGCCTTCCATGGCCTTCGGTGAGATCTTCTTCAGGAGATTGTCGACCTCATTCATCTTGGAGATGATATCGCGCCATTGGTTGTTTGATTCCACCAGAGTTTCCAACTTTGCAGAGGCCTCATTTCCGCCTGTCACAAAGCAAGATTGTCGAGCTGAATGGATTGTTGACATTTCGGTGTAACGGCTCTCGGTGATGGCGGATGTACCGGCATACATATCGTTGATGGCGATACGATCTTGGCGATTATTAACAATTCGCCCAATAAAGCCAGTGAAGCCATCGATTTGAGCAATTACATCAGAGCAGTAATTCGCGCCAGGAACCAAATATCCTGTCAGTAGTTCCAGGAAGGTAACCTTCAGACCAGCAGGCTTTGGGATATGGATCTGTGCGAGATCCGCATAGTTGTGTTTGGCAACGAGCGTAAGCAGATCGCGCTGCGGCCCGCTGAAGTCACGATACAACGAGATGCGTCCTGATAAAGCTGACAGAGCATTATCGCTAACATCCGAGAGGCTCGAAATGATAGCATCGACTCGCGATGCCAGTCCCACTGCGTCCCCAGCTTCCAAGCTGATAAGGTTACGCATGCGAGCAAGTTTGTTTTCTAGTTCAGTGTTCACTTGACATCCTCGTCTATGAATAGGGTTATAAAGATTCCATAGCATTTAAGGTCCACGCTAGCCAAATTAATAAAAATCATCAGACCAAAATATCTTGACTAAAACAACTTTACTAATTGAGGTACTTGCAAATGATGCTAAGACCGAGTTTCGAAGAAGCTCCTGAAATCAAACCTCTGGTAAACGTAGGTGCTGGACTCGATGTACCTTATGGATATTACCTAAGAGGAGTCCATGGTGAGAACGTTCTAAATGGCGGTGCTTCGTTCGGCGTAGGTGTCGTCGGTAAGGAGAACATGTTCAAGTCGACTTTCATGGAGTATCTCTTCCTGACCGTTTGCGCACGACTTGGCGTTTTGTCAATGGATATCTACGATACCGAACTGAACGTTCATCGCCCAGGTATTCGTCGGCTGTATTCCGCTATTCGCGAATTTCGCGGCGAAGATTTGTTCGAAACCAAACGCCTCCGGGTTACAGATGGTACTCGTTACTTTGGTAACAAGTGGTACGAGGTGTTGAAAGAATACCTCAAAGACAAGATCAAGTATTTCAAGAATGGAACAAAAGGCGCTTATGTTGAGCTGCCATTCCTCGATGGTACGACCGGTAAGCCATATCGGATTCCTGTTCCATCGGCTAGCGCAATGGATTCGTTTTCTGAGTTCAAGACAGAAGATATCGTCGGAATTCAGGAAGCCAACGAAATCGGTGACTCGAAACGCCAGACGATCCATATGCGCCAGGGCCTCGCTAAAGTGGCGCTGATTACCGAAATTCCGTTCTATCTGAATTCGGCTTGCCACTGGCTTTTCATGACAGCCCAGCTCGGCAAAGAGATGATGCAAGATCCATATGCGTCGCCAACAGCCAATGTCAGGCTGCAGCATCTGAGGAATAACGACAAGATCATGGGCGCAACTCGGAAGTTCAACTATCTGACTACCGATTGCTACCACATGATCCATGCTAGTGTCTTCCGCAACGATCGTACAAAAGGCGCTCAATATCCTCGTGTTCCTGGCGAAGAAGTGCCAATGGATCCGGACCTGAACATCGTTCAGATTCAAAACCTCCGAGGTAAAGCTGGCATGTCCGGCTATGTGCAAGAAATTGTTGTTTCCCAAAAAGACGGCATCTTGCCGAGCCTATCCGAGTTTAACTATTTGAAGAAAAATAAATTCGGTTTTGAGGGCAATGATCAGAACTATGCACTTGAGTGTTTGCCGGACTGCTCTTTGTCAAGAACTACAATTCGCTCAAAGATAGATACCGATGCGCGTTTGCGCCGTGCTCTCACACTGAGCTGTGAGTTGCTACAGCACGATATGCTCGACAATCTCCGACTCACTGCCGAAGTTGTGACCCCCGCACAACTGATGCACGACCTGGTTAAGCTCGGTTACAACTGGGAGCAGTTGATGGATACTCGCAGCTGGTGGGCACCTATTGGCGTGCATGACGAAACCGCGTTTCTCAGTACTCTGGATATGCTGAAGATGCGTACTGGCGAATACATTCCTTACTGGCTACCTGATTCGGAGAAATCCAAAATCAAAGCCAATTTCAAATAAGAGAGAATCACCATGAACGAAAACATTCTTGGAAAAGCAGACTCAGCAGAGCTCCAAGTGGCTGAGGAAGGCATCACAGCCCCCGGGGTTTACATCGAAGAAAAAGAGACCAACATCATCGCTCCGCCGCCGATCTATGAAGTTGGCCAATTGGAGTTTGGAACAAGCCCAGAGATCTACCTGGTAATGAAGGTTCTGAATCGCGAAACAGGTGAGGTCAGCACTCAGGAAGTGACCAACGAAGAATACCTCATGCTCCGTGCTCGTGAATTCGATCCCGAACACAACATGCCCGCGTTGTTGGGATCACTCATTCGAGTAGTCCTCAGCGATGGGGCGCTCCAGAACATCCCGCAGACCATCCAGGTAATCGTCGACCGCGTTCACTCTGCCGTCTTCAATCCAGCAACCACAGTGCCGATCCAGATCAATCTCATCAACCGCACTCTCCGCGCATTTCTTGGCGGCATGCCGTTTGAAACGATGGCCGCTCGCATCACGCTGCAGGATGTGATTATCGAACCTGGTCAATGGGCACTCATCTTCCGGAAATTCATTGTGCCATGTCTCATTCAGTACGAGAATTACCTGAATACGCCGCTGGAGCGCCAGACGGATGTAGATCAGGCAGCAAGTGCGGAGTCCGTCTCTACAATCGAGTGCGAAAATATTTCGCCAGCCGAGGACACGCCGCAAGAATCCTAACCAAGCGGCGTCCCACTCAACTGCAAATTGATACCGACATTGTGGACTACAGTTATTTCGATAACGAGATCTGCATTGTCGGGTCCCCTTCTTTTAATGATTTCGATATGTTTAGTGAGATCATTAATAAAAACATAGGTGGTCTTAGCATTCAGAAAACCATCTTTGTGATAGCAAATACCGATTTTGGTACGTCCGGACTGATGAAGCTCTGGTGTCAGCAACATGACGGCAGGTATAGGGTGGTCGATCCAATGGTGTTTGACGGTAAGCTGAATGTTTATCGCCCATCACTACTTCCATTCAAGAGCCAGTCGTCCGGACTTATTTTTCTCGGCGAAGATAAATACTCAAAAGAATACAGAGTTAGCGTCAGAGATAAGAAAAAGAATTTCTCTCTGCAGATGATCGATCTAGGCAACATAGCCCCAGCGACGAAAACAGAAATAGCGATAATCGATCCGTACCAGATTAAAGAGTTTATTGCCAAGCAATACGCCATTGTCCATATTGGATTACAACGATATACTTTAGGTAAAGCTCGAACCAATATTCCATTCATCCCTGATTTCCGATGGTTGGATGATATATCGGACGATAGAATGGATGTTCAGATTTTCAAAGATCAGTATCGCAACAGAATGCGATCTATGCAGGACCTCTTTCCAAATCACTGGAGATTGACTTTAGAAAGACCAAGGCTAGCTATTTGTAATTATCGTGATGTGTACGATTATGATTACAGTATGGACTTTGTTCAAGAGTTAGCTATCTTTCTTGAGAGGCATTGGATGGATGCAAATATCACCAATGCTCAAAATCAAGGAGTACATAATGGCTGGTAATCGTAAAAAAGCCCAGGCTGTGTTGTTAGGTATGTTTGAGAAGTTAGACGCCGATGGTTTTGACTATGAGCGTCTAAAGGCTACCGTTACGAAAATGTCGGATAAAGAGTTCGATGCATTTATGGTAGCTTTAGAAAACCAAACCGTTGAACTCAGCATCACTGTACCAATTGGCGACAGTAAGAAGTTTGATATGGATCATATCTTCGCTTGTGCTGATCAGTTTGGACATGAATTCTTCGAACACGTATGGATTGACCGTAAAGATGGCTCGCCGCCTTTCAAATCAAACCACCCATATCTGATCATCGATGGTCCTGTTCGCAGACAGGCGCAGCACTTCTCTAAGAAGGCATCTGTGCCAGTAGATAACTCCACAATCGATCATTTGACCGGACAGGTAACCGGCCCAAGTAAGGGTACCACTGTTTCAGGCCCAGAAGGCAACGTAGCTGTGGCCCTTGGCATGGTTGAATCGCTCACTGAGTTTTACAAAATCCGCGGTGGCGATAACAAAGCGCTCAACGCCATGAATCGCGAAATCGCTCAGCGTGGCGGCGCATCGATGGATGAAATTCTCAAACTCGGTACCAAAGTAAAATCAACTCAAGCGGTGCAAACAATCCTCACAGGCATGCACCTTAAATCAACCTTAATGGATCCCTGAGATGAAAGACGAGTCGCTAGTCAAACGAGTTTTGATAGCTCTCGATTGTTTGTTCGATACCCGCCTTGCTTGCATAAGTCTGATTTCCGCTGCTCACGCAGCGGAAATTATGACCAAAGGTTATTTCGAACGGCAGTCAGATGAGTTTTGGAGATACTCAGATATCGATGAGCAGGCATACCGTGAGCTCTACAAGAACAGAGGAACAAATCCCAAAGTTCTTGAAAACTCAATGATGACCATGTTCGCTGCAATCGCATTACCATCGATGGTAAAAGAATTGATAAAGGAAGTTCTGGAGTCCCCATTCTCTTCAGGATTTGAGATTCACATTAACGAGTACCCCCACCTCCTATCGGATGACGAACGTTTTCAGATGGCCGAAGTGATTAAAGATTTTGTTGGGGTTGACTTCGAGATCAAGTTTCAGCGGTTGCATCCAAGTCAACTAACCCCCGGCTTTGTGTCCAATCACTACGCCATGCTGACGATGTACGATTACGAGGAGTTTATTCGAGCCCAAGGTGAGAGTTTGATAAAGTCTCCTCTCACTGAGGTCAAGTTGTATGGTCCTGCTATTTTTGGACAAAAAGTTCCAAATATGGAAGAGATGCAAGAGATGATGAACGCTCAAGTCGATCCATTCTCAGAGGTGAGGCTCATCGCCTCACCTATGATTGATTTAGAGCTTTTACCTATTGCAAATTTCTCTGTAATTGACATCAACGCTCATCGCATCAAAGAGAAGAAAACGCACCTCGATGCCCTGTTTGGTATCTCTAATCCTTGAGATTGTCGGTTCTCTTTTTGAAATCCTCGATTGTCTCCTGGACGTAAGTGCCACTTAGCTCACCTTCGACTAACTTGGCCTCTACGAGAGTAACGCATTCCATCGGAATCTCCGGCAAAGTCCGTTCAACGGGAATGCCGGCTGTATAGACATCACGAGCAACTGTGTTGAGAAGATTGGTGATCGATAGAGTGGCTGCAGCTAGTTCGTTAGCTTGATTGACTTCTGCATCCACTCGTTTCTTGTTGATGACCTGGCGATCTAAACCATCCAACACATTGGTAAGAAGGTTGCGATCGCTTTTATCTTCAGGAATCTTTCCATTAGCTAAGAGCTTACTGGCGATTCCGATACGCGCATTTTGTGTAAATGCCAGGATCTCGTCATCTGACATTTGCTGCGGAGTTGTGGTTACAGACTGCACGACTTGATTAGCGGAGCTTTCGCCAGCTAAAATCACTTCGGTTGGCTCGAGAGCAGGCAGCTCAGCGAGATCGTCATTGTCACTCGATTCCATGATGGTCATGATTGTCCCATTTCGATTAAATATTTTTTCAATGACATATTACATATATGTCTAGTAGCGAGATCTCCACATGTGAAAAACCAAATTCTGAAATGGAACTGGCTCTTATGGAGGCTGTTTCACAGAGGGCTTTTTTCGGATATTAACAGCTCCGCTAAAATACCCAATGTGCAGCGTCTTCACAAGATATTGACTCGACTAAATGTAGATTTAATTAAATATCTCTACGAACATGGGGGAAAGACCAAAACATTCTACAGCTTTCATGCTGATATTCTTCAATTGCGTACGGAAATAAGGAGGCGCATAACTGAAATAAAAACCAGAAGTTCATTTGCGAATGAATCAATTTCTGAAGGCACGATCTTCGTCAGAGACTTTTATGTAGATAAGGACAGAAGAGAGTACATTCAGTTTTCTAAACATAGTCTCGGATTGGTGAACGATGCCTTAGATTTACTCCGAGTCCTTGAAGAAGTAACTGAACCAAATGAAACCTTTCTCGATAACCATGCATCGAGAAGAAGTGCAAAAATGCTCTTGAGCGTTGAGCGCTTCGTATTAGCAATCTGTCAATAGACAGGAGACTGTATGAACCCGATTGGGACAAAACAGCCGTTCAATGGGAGACCCAAAAATAGCCATCTACCAGAAGATCAGTTGTTGGCTTATATGTGGAACCTCATCCGGCGTAATTTGAAAATAACTGACGCTGAATTTGAGCGTTGTCTGAACGATTATCTTGAAGACCCTCGGAATGTACCGGAGCCTGAAAAGCTGAGTAGCACTCGCGCTTGCATCAAACGTCAACTGAGTGAACTGCAGATGACAATGAAAACTTTCACGAAAGGACTGAAAATCATTAAGGTGGCGGAATTTGACCTGATTATGAATACCAGGCGTTCCGGTCGTACCGACATCCATCATCATGCGCTGCATGTCAACCTTGAAAAACTAATTCCAAAAACGAACCATGACGACAACACCGCAAACACCGCCGCGCCGCAAGAAGAAACCAACACCAGTGATTCTTCCAGCGGAGCTGATCCAGCAGAATAACGATAGTCGTTACAAGCCTGAAATGGATGGCGTCGACCACATCAATGTACATACGTGGTCCAAGACACCTCTCGGTAAGTTGTTAGCTGCTGAAGCGGATTGTCGTTTCCAGCATCCAGAATTCGGCCCATTCAGATCAATCAATGCTTTCTATTTCTGGGTCACACATGTAAACGTACCCGACGAAATCCGAGACGCATACGGCACGAAGATGCAACAGCGCTTCGGTAGGTTCAAGGTTCGTCAGATCGGCAATCTGAACGAGTTAGTGATTGGAGCTCACATTGCAAAGATTTCTCAAAACGTAGCATTGATTAAAATGCTCAGGGATTGCATCCTGCCGTTCACGTGCTATTACACAAATAAAGCTGGCCTAATAATTGAAGTGCCGGCCCGTCAGCCACTGTTGCAATTCTTGGAAGAATATCGCGCATATATTCAGCGCGGCTGTAAGCCAAGCGAGTTCAGTTACAAAACTCAGGATACCGATCAGTACTGATCTGACAAAAACCGGAGGGGGATCCCCTCCGGCTTATCTTTTTTATATAAGAATAATCAAAGGTATAAAATGTTTCCTAAACATATGCCCGATGAAGTAAAGAAGTTAAGACCAAAACCAGTTGGCTGTAGGGTCAGCTCGTCTATTGGGTACAATGCCAATACTAGCTTTGACTACATTTTGTCAAAGACAGACTTTAATGAACGAGTTATTAAACAGAACGGATTCGTTCTGAACGATCTACTATCTAACGGCGTTCGTAAAGAATATAGCTTAACGACGCCTGGGAAGCAAGAGATCAACATTATCCTGATCGAGGATATCCATATCACGACAGGGGTTCTTAACGCACCAATAAAAAGATTTGTCCAATGGGATAATTAATCGATGGATTCAGAAAAGCCAATTCCAATCTTCTCGTTCAAACCAGAAGAGGACGGAATAAGTCACATCAACATCTACTCGAACGGTAAAACACCATTGGGTAGATTCCTCACTCACTTCGCCCCAGTTGCAGTTTTGCACCCAAAGCTAGGTAGTTTTTCTACAATGGAAAACTTTTACCATTATGTAAGAACGGGATGTAAGGAAGAGGCTTTTCGAACAATGTCCCCGTTATTGGTAAAGGTAAAATCAAGGCAGTACTTAGATACGCGCCCAAGTGACTTTGATGACATGATACGCGATATGAACAGATCCAAGGTCCTGAGTAATCAAAAGGCTTACTTGGCATTCATTCGCTCAATGTTACCATTTGATCATTACTACATGATGACAGACAAAAAGACAGGTTTAGCTTTCAAGGTTAGGCCAAGAGAAGCTGATAAATTTGTCATCATGTTTGAATGCATGAGAATTGACTTGAGGAAGAATTATGACGACGCCCAGGCTAGCATTGCCAACCTTTGTAACGGGACCTCTGGACTCACTAAAAGCAATTGATATCTACGACGTGGCATCGACTGCTCCGTTAAACGATATTACATCTGTCCTCGATAAACTCGACTCGAGTATTATTGATGGCATGCTCCCCAAATTCAACACGGGTGCTTTACAGGGCATTTTAAAAGATGCCAATGCAGCAGTCAATCAGGCTACGTCTGTAATTGCTGAGGTAGAGGCAAAAGCTAAACAGTTAACTCCTGAGAAGCTTCTCCAACAAGGCAGAGCATTGGTCCCAGACCTAGCGAGTGCCCTTGATGGCGCTGGATCGAGTATTAAAGCCAGCGTCTTAGATTCGATAAAACAATTCGAAATCTCCCCGGTTATAACGTCCAATTTAGAGAATGTATTTGGCTCTACATCGATGGACAAGCTCCTGCAGCAGAGCGGAGTAAAGAGTTTTGTTGATACGGTGAAGAATCTCGCTCTCTCCGGTAATTTGGATTTAGGTAATAAGAAGCAGACGTCACTTTTACTTAGTGGCGTTATTCATCAAGGTATCAAATCTGGTTTAGGTGGATTTGTTAAGGATATTCTTGAAGCAGTCGTAGATCCGCAAACTGCGAATCTGATATCCGGATTAGTGCTTACATCAGTTACAAGAGCCGGCTGGCTCAGTGATCTTTTCAGTATCAGTGAAAAAACATCGTATGGTTACGTCAGAGCTATTGCCCCTACAACAATTCCTAACTTTGTAAGAAGCTACCGTGCTTATTACGACACATATGGAAACAGAAACCTAGAGCAAGAACTGATTACCATCGAGACGACCTTCAACCGAATTGATCCATACTGGCATAGCCAGCGCCTCAATAATGGTCAGTTGATTCAGTCTTTCGAGCAACTGATGGGAGCTAGTCGAGAATTTTTGGATGTGGCGAAATACGCTTCACACAGATATCCGGCTATACCGGTGCGTAGAAATCTAGCACATCTTGCCAATGTACAGCAATTGTCAGTTTCGTCAACTCTCACAAAAGAATTCCCAACTTTAGTATTTAAACGATAGACATACACCACGCCCCAGATGGGGCGTGGTGTATATTTTTTTTTTAGTTTCTGATAGTACCGTTGAAACCGAAGGTACCAGTACCGCGCATGATTTGTCCCGCTAAGCGAACCGGCATGATGTCGCTAGCAAACGATGCAAAGTGTGCTGCGGAGAAGAACGTATCGAAGTTCTGTAATGCTCGGCTGATATTCAGTTTCCATTTGTTGTACGCGTATATCTGATCTTGCATGCCCATGCCAGACAGTACGTTGAGATAGTCAGTAAACGCACTATCTTCGCTAAACATAATCTTGGTAGGATTGAATGTCAGCCCTGTGGTGATTGGCATAGCTACGATTGTATCTAGAGGCATAATCGTCAGATTAACTTCAACAGCAAGAGCTCTCCAGTTATCCGTAAATCCGAGATTACCAACGCCTCGGTTAAAGCTGAGCGCACTGACGCAAGCTAGTCTGGATTGCGACCTACCTCGATCGTAGTACTCGAGAAAGAACGGAGAAGTGTAAGACTGAGGACCAGTTGCCCTTGGTAATCCCATTGCCAAAAAGCAAGCTAGAGGGATATCGATGTCGATCAGTTGCGATATTGGATTGCCGTAAGGACCACCTAAACGAATTGTGTAATTTGCAGTCGGGAGATTTGCCGTAGCTGATTCCCAAACCATCGGGATATCAGTAAACGCATTACCGGCTAGTACATGAAGTCCCTGAACGCTAAATTGTTCAAGAGTGCCGCCAATAAAGCCCTTAACGGCATCAAGTACTTCGTTCATTAGTCCGCCCGCAAGATTACCATCCGCAAAGTTGAATCGAGCATTGCGAGCTTTGCTAGACAGGCTATTCATGGTACTTTGAATCTCAGACTGACCAAAGGAATTTGAAAACGATTCCTGGACAGGGCCAGCGTAATCTGGTCTGAAAGAGAAGAAAGCACCGCCGTGATCTAGTTCCGAAGTAAAGAACTCTCCGAATCTTTCAAACGCATTTGTGCGATTTGCAATAGATTCACTGGTCTCGGTTCCAGATTCATCCATGACCGGCTCAAGGATGACCTCATACTCACCTGAATTAGATCTACCAGTACCATCCTGCGCTGGAATCTTAGACGTAGGGTCGGTACTCTGCGTCTGTTGAGTCGGTGTAGTTGCTTCTTTGGGTTTTTCTTGAGCCTCATCGATAGCAGCTCCAAGAGTAGTTGGCACTTTACCAACCTCACCTTTATTTCCTCCAGCTATGGAAGGATCATTGGCATTGCCGCCACCCTTCTCGAAATACATCTGCATATACGAAGGAGACTCATCGCCTTCTCGTGAAAGGAGATTTGGTGGTTTTTGATCAACGTATCTTTGACCGTAGATAGCATTTATAGCCTCTAGGAGCGATCCATGAGTTCTCATGGCGTTCTCCATATTCAAATAGACTTTGCGTGCAATACGTTGGGCTCTATTAGCTACAGCGTAGACGTTAATTGATCCATCTTTTTCGAAGATATCAGGAAGGATTTTACTGAACTCTTCCATCTCGCTTGCTGAATAGCCGTAGTTACGTTCACCGGTCTGACTCTGTTCGCGATCGTCCATGAATCTCGGAACAATACCTTTATTAACAGTTAGCTGATTGACAATATAAGTTGCAGCATTCCAGAAAATCGGCATTGTTGGTTTCAGATAGTAGAACTTGGTAGTAGGATGTCCTAACAACATCCGTATACCAGCAGCAGCTAGCTGAATTGCCATAATCGGCCAAAAGATAATAGAGACGACAAAACCAGCAGCCCGACCCAGCAGGAAGAACGGATCAAAGGTCCGACCAGTTCTAGCTAGACGCCCGGCGTCTGTATCGTACAGATTACCAAAGAAGCGAGTCAGCGAGTTATGTTTCGCTACTCCCATGCGACAATGTACTTGCTGCATATTGTCGTCAATGGCCTCACTGTAATAGGGACCTTGACCATGCATTACTGGGTCGCCAGAAACCTCGCCTCGAAAAATACCAGGTAGAGGAATGTCGGCAGACTCTGTAAATTGATACGGGGGGTTAATTACCGTATTACCACCTACCGATGAATCGGTAAATTTAATCGACGCTGTTGAAAAGAAGCGGCGACTTTTGTATTCGTTTTCGCCAGATGAATCAGGCATGATAAAAGCCCGCTTAATCCACTGGGTGTCTCTTGCATAGACGTTAGCCATTGCTTTTCCTTGCCGGTTAAAACAAAATAGAGAGGATAGGGAATCAGAAGATTCCCTATCCTCATTACTGCTTATGCAGACCGTCGTAAACTGACGGCCTCAGTTGGCATCGGTCTCCCAGAAACTTGTTTAGCCCCACTTCGAGGATCAGGAGTCGCAGCATTTGGTATCGCCGACGCTCCATTTTTCAGAGTGTTGGAGATTTCTCTCAGTAGCAACTCAGAACGCATCTGCGTAGCAAGAGACTCTTTGAGAATTGCTGTGACTTCAGCTGAGCTAACTGTTTGTTTCTGATTGACTTCTTCTTGCCGCGCCTTTTGAGTTGCAGCGGCATCGCCTGACGACGGCATCACTGGGCTAGGAGCAGGTGCTCCAACTGGCAACATACCATCGGCAGTACCGCCCTTAGATACATCGCTGCCAGCAGTTACGGTTGGCGTGTTTGCTGGTGAGCCGCCCATTCCAGCAGGTGTAGGAGCTGCAGCAGATTGTCCGTCTGGACCTATTCCACCACCAGCGTTAGCCGCAGCACCACTGCCGTTATTGGCATCCGCAATAGCTCCTTCCTTATCGGCCGGAGTCTGCAGATCGGTATCGCTCAGCTTAATGCCCCAGCGCTCGGCTTGTTTCTTAAACTTCGTTGCGAAGTCAGAGAGTATCTCGCCGAGAGATTTGGCGCGACCACTCTTATCAAGAAACACCCACGGATTAGCCTTTACAGCATCCGGCATTAGCGGAGCCAGGATTGTTTCCGGACTATGCTTTAGTACGCGAGACGCGCCAGGAGCACCTAGGAAGTGAGCCATGTAGGCCTCAACAAACGTAACGGGACGACCAAGAGCCTTTTTCAGATGCTCAATATTCGTCTTCAGAAACTGAGCGCCCATGAGCGCAGCGGCTCGCGGATCAGTCGGCGAAGCGAACATACTGATACCGAACATCTTGCCAAACTTTGCCAGCATGCTTTGCCAGGTACTCTTGATAAATTGGAACAGTCCGGCTGCCGATGATAGAGCTTTTCCGTTCTTATCGATTGGCCTAGCTGATGGATTGAAACTGGATTCGATAGCACAGATGATCGCAAGTAGAGTCGGATTCACACCCACCATTTTAGCCGCTGCATCTAGTAGCTCTTTAAATGCCTGATAGCCACTTCCAGGCTTTGGCATTGGCAGCTGATCGATCTTACCACCAGTACCATCAGAGACGTCAGCTGTACTACCGGCCAGTCCCAAAGACTGAGCAATGTACCTACCAGCGCCGGCTACACCAGAAGCCGTAGCCATAGCAGCTCTACCAACAGCCGATGCCATGCTAGATGCTGTATTGGAAATCCAATTAGCAGCGCGTGAGAACATCCCTGGCTGTGAACCAGAGCCACTACTGATATTGGATTTTGCAGCCTCTGCAGTTTTCACAGAGTCATTTGTGCTCATGTGGCGGTTCGCTTCTTCTTTTAGCGTAGCGCCTTCTTTTGCCTTGTTGGCAATTACATCGATGAACGCAGATACCGATTCGGGACTTGTCGTGAGAGTATAATCCCTGAACGGAGAATCGGTAAATGACCAAACCGGATTCCCTTGGTAAGTAGCCCCGCTCATCGCGTTAGCTAGATTTACCATCTGGATCGGATTGAGTTTACCCTGATCACCATCCTTATTAAACGATCCAACTACCTTAAAGATATTGGTCAGATACGCTAGGTACGTCGGTAAGAATCTACGGACGAACCAACGCTGCCACATCTCTCCATGGTCGCTATTTAGAGTGGAGAATTGGAATAAACCAGATACGCGATTAGCGATAGCGAAGACATCGCCCTTCCAGACAACTACATCGCCTTGAGTTGCGGTATTTGGTAGAACTAATGCCTCTAGTCTTAGGATCGCACTTACTTTCAAGCTATCCGAGCTAGTTAGTCCATATACCCGCATCCGAATCGATTCGATCGGAGTCAGCTCGCGAACGTTCATCTGAACAACATTGGCAGAAGAGTCAGGACTAAATACAGTCGCCCTACCGACCATAGTCGATGCCGCGGCAGCTGCAGCAGAGCCCGGCTGTCCGATCATGCTAGTGACGGCAGCATTTTTAGAGCCGCCTTCATTTTGCTTATCGGCTACCTTTGATAGCTGAGTGGCCGCGATAGCTGTACCAGCCGTAGCTGCTTGAGTTTCCGTAATCTGAGATTTAGTCGTCTCAGTCTGCGCTGATTTCTCCAATGTAGCAGTCAGTACCTTTACAGCATTAGCTACAGTCGAAGAGCTAGATGGAAGCGACTTCAAATCCTTAAACGGAGAAGTATTGTACCCATAAGGACCATCGGGGAAAGCCACGAGCTTCAGAAGCGCTAACTTATCTTGAGCGGATAAGCTATCAGCAGCACTGATCTTCTTACCGCCGGTATTCTTCATGGCAGTTAGCCATGTCAGATACACTGGTTTGAAGCGTTCTTGGTACCAACTAATGAAGCGATTGACATCGGTCCTGCTTTCCGGATTTAAGCCAAAGTCCTTAACGATCTCGGCGGTTTCGATACCACTGTCATCGATCGTTAGAGAACCACCTTCCCCGGTTTTAACAAATTTCTCGATCTTTAATTCAAGATCCATTACCTGTTGGAAATGACCTTGGTCATCCGCAGCAAAACCATATTGCTGATAACGAATGCTCGACATGTCACCAAAGCGATGGGCAGTTAAGGCTTTATATCCTCTGTAAGCTAGATAACCAGCGCCAGCGATAGCAGCCGCGATAAGGAGAGGCTTAATGCCAACGGTCATTACTACAGCCTTAGCGAGAGGCCATGCAACGCGAGTGGCTGCATTCTTAGCCAACCACCAGCCAGCTTTACCAAGAGTAGCCAGGCCAGCCAGCCCTGTCTTTAAAGGACTCTTCAGGAGATTGCGACCAAACTGTTTGGTCTTACTCCAGAGACCTGGCTTACCTTTAGGACTCTTGCTCTTTCCTTTACCCTTGCCTTTCTTTTCATCATCGCCGTCGCCGCCGATATCTAAAGAACCGCCAGCGACAATTGTGTCACCGTCATCTTCCTCATCTTCTTCTTTAGCATCGTCTTTCTTACCTTTGCCTGAGAACAACCCAGCCAGGCCGGCTAATATTCCGCCGTTCTTACTCTCAGCGCCGGTACCAGCGGCAGCTTTCTCTTTATTCTCCGCATACTCATCAGCGTATTGGTCTTGCCACGTTCCTTCAGCGTAACCATTGCCATCCTTATCGCCAGCGCGATTAGGTAGACGAGCATCTAGTAGCTTATAGATAGCGGATAAAATATCCACAGTCTTCTGCGTATTGCGTCCGAGGACACCGCCACCTAGTAGGCGCTGAGTTAGACTCTTAGCAGCATCGATGCCGCTTCCAGCTAACCATCCTAATCCGCTACCAAGCTTACCGAACGCTCGGCCGATGCCACCCGATTCCGATTGACTAGATCCATCTCCGGACATTCCTCTACGGAATGCTCCAAATTTATCACCTATCCAATCGCCAGCCCTGGACAAGCGACCACCAGTTTTACCAGCCTGGTCCATAGTCCACTTACCGGCGTTAGTTCCCCATTCTGTCATAGTGGGGAGTGCGGTATCTCGGCCGAACTCATAGGCGGCCTCTGCGCCGGCCTTGGTTTTATCCCAAGCGTACTTGCCAGCGTTTATCGCCTTGTCTTTTGTCCAGCCGTATGCCGAGGTTCCGAGTCTCTTACCGAAGTTAAGAGCAGCGCCGCCCCACTTCTTACCAAAATCCCAAATGGATTTAGCGCGATCTCTAGTAGAGGTGAGGAATTTACGAGTACCTTCAAACTTCTCAGACCACTTACCGAGCTTGCCCTTAAACCACTGCTGTACCTTACTGCCGTACCCAGCCATTTTATCAAACATGCCTGGCCGATTACCACCAAACTCTTTTTCGAGCATGATGAGCTCAATGCGCTGTAGAGTTTCAGATTGCTGAGTGGCAATAGATCGGATGTTTGCGTCACGGATCGCATCGACCAAACGGTCGATATCCGCGCCACCACCTGAACCAACTCCGGTATGCATGTAGTTACTTGCGTTGATGTCGTCCGCAACACCAGTGGCTGCTCTGTTCAGGTCCTTAGTACCCCATGACCTAACAGCATGGCCAGCCTTACGGCGGTTAGTTCTGCGGAAACCAAAGCCTTCGTAATCCGGACTATTTTCAATTCCAGAAGAGTCAAAGTTAGCACCAGACATGTAATCGTACAACTGCTGCTTATTGAGGTTGCCTTCAGAATCAAGAAGGCCAGTAGCCTTTAGTTCGTCAGCATAACCAGCGTTGATTAGCGTCTGCAAGACCATCTGCTGGTGATCCATTTGACCGGAGCTGTTCCTGTAGAGCTCTTGGAATTTGGATCGCTTATCCGAAAATCCATTAGTCTGCAGCGCTTTCCCGCTTTCATCGTAACCAAATTTATTACGGAAAATAGCAGTTAGCTTATCAGCGTCATCGCCAGTAATGCCAGCGCGCAAATATGCATCGGTGTCGGTGTAACGGCGAGCATCGCTATTCTTCCCATGAATAGAGTCCTCCATTAACAAGTTGAAGAATTTATCACGAGCTTCTCTGGATACATTCGAGTTTTCATCGAATAGATAGTTCTCCAAAGCTTCCTTGTTGTTCGCGATATTGGCACGAGTGCTCTGATTGATTACCTTACTAAAGACGGTGTCCGTCATTTGTTTCTTAGAGACGAACTCATCTTTGAAATGATCGTAAGTAATCATCTCAACGTTGGTGTTCCCAGTACGCAGCATTGTGAGCTCACGTAACTGACGAGCTAGCAATTCCGGGATTACTTTATTGATTGTCTTGTCGGTCTTAGCCGTATAGATCGCATTCCCTTGTAGGTCACCCACGCCTAGTTTACTAAGCGCTACATCGGGAGACATATTTGGGAAGAGATCTTTGAGCGCTCGTACAAATGGCAACGAATCACCAGCTGTGCTTTCCCTGAAGGCATCAGCGGCCCCAGGAATATCGCCAGCATACCGCAGACCTTCTTTAGTAAAGTAGTGAAACTTCTGTGCGTATTTATTATTACGCAAGAAGTTTCCAACAGGGCTTTTACGTGAACGCTTTCCGAGCTCCATCATGAATTTCTCCATGATGCCCTGCCCAGCTTGTTCAGAGAGCATATCGGTCATGCTCATTCCGTCGCCCATACCGGCCATGCTATCCATCATCTCAGCCTGATCGCCAAGAGCATCCATCGCCATTGTGCCGGTTTCAAATGCCTCGCGCAACCGATCCATCTTCTCGCTCATGGCGCTCTTGAGATTAGCTCCAAACTTCTCCATGAATTCACGAGAACGATTACCGACATTATCGAGAGACTTCCCAATAAAGCGATTTCTGACAGCTTCACCGAAACGCTCGCTTGCTCGCAATTTAGCGTACTCAGGCAAAGCGGTATTCCGCATGATGCCATCAAGGCGCTGCATAGTCTCAGCAGCAAATCTACGTCCGTCATTTAGCGACTCAGCCTGCAAACTCAACATTCGCAAATTGATCTCTAAACTCTTACGCTGATAATTGACAGTAACCGAGGTATTGTAGTTATCGATATTCTGCGAGGAGATACGGATGGCATTCAGGTACTTGACAGCTTCATTGTGCTGAAGCCCAAGCATCTTGTTACCGATTGCTGTCTGAACCAATTGCTGTTGCGCTAATGCAGTTTGAGCTTGACCTTGCCCCATTGCCATGGCGACTTGATTCTGGAGAGCAAGCTCGCGCAACTCGTCGGGAGACGGCCCACGACTACCATTATCACCTGACGGTAGTTTGGCAGCAAAGGCATCTATCTTAATGCCAATACCACCAGGTAGTTCCTTACCAATCGCAGGCAGAGCACGCTTAGCGCTCTTCGAAAGATCCCTAAATGCAGGATCTAATTCTTTAAGACTTTTATCGTATAGATCCCTGGCGACCGAGACGCCTTGGCTGAAAGCACGATCGACTTCCCCGAACTCTCTTGGAAGAGCTTTCAGGATAACTTTCTTGATAGTTCCGAAACCAGTGAGTGCATTAAAAGCACCACGGAACACACCACGACCTACTTTCGTAATAGCTGAGCGTTCGTCTGCTTTAGGCTCTTGGTACAGTGAGTCGTAACTTTCGAACTTGAAATCCAAGTCCATGTCGACATCAAAGTTATCCATCGCCATTCGTTCTTTTCTTGCCATAACGAAATCCTCTTTAGGTTAAGCCCAATGAAAAAGATCCTTACTCCGTTTAACCTGTTTCTGATGTTCCCTACCGAAGATGACCTGGAGGGAATTCGTCCAGTTACAGTCCTCGATACGTTCGCAGCTAACAAAGTTGACTTCCATGCAGACGGTCTTTTTTCGACCGAAATTTTTGGAAGAATCGGCGATGAGATTCGCGACTACCGCTACTCTTTCATTGATATCCGGGCTCATATCTTCCATCCCATTATTTACGATAGCCTAATCCGATATAAATCGTTGTACGGCGGGATTATGTCTGGTAAGGAATTTGCTGTCTGGAATCCTGAAACCAATGACTTCGATCGGTCAAACGCTATCGATGGTAAAACAGGCTATCATTTCTTCATGAAGCACTGGATCGATATAAAGTTCAACGATAGCTCATCGCGATATCGTAAAGAGATCACTGATACCCTTAACAAATATCAGCAGAATCCAACGTCCGATAAAGTCATCGTGATTCCAGCTGGCATTCGTGATGTTGAAATGGAAGCCGATGGTCGTGTAACAAAGAGTGAAGTCAATGAGTTTTATCAGCGGCTCATCTCTATCTCAAATGTGATCGATCGCCAAGCGCTCAAAAATAACCCAGAGTTCCTCGATAACTCGCGGTACTCACTGCAGATTACTTTCAATAACCTCTTTGATTATTTCCTGGACCTGATTGATGGCAAGAAGAAATTAGTTCCCGGAAAGTTTATGTCGCGTCGAGTTGCCTATGGTAATCGTAACGTCATTACGGCTATGGGTCCGACTATCAAAGAGGTTGGCGCGGCCGGTAACGTGACCATCAATCATACGCAGATTGGTATGTTCCATACTCTTAAGGGACTAGCTCCTATCGCTAAGTTCGCTATGCGGGAGAAGTTCCTTAATAAGGTCTTTTATCGCCCCGATCAAATTGTTGAGCTGATTGATCCAAAGACCCTACAGCTGACGGAAGTAAAGCTTTCGCGGAAGCTCTACGACAATTGGTCCTCAGATGAAGGCGTTGAAAAACTGATTGAAAAGTTCCGGCCGGATGTCGGTCGACACGATCCAGTTAAAATCAACGGTCATTACCTGGCGTTAGTTTATAAAGGCGATGACAATACCTTTAAAATCTTCCGTGATATTCGCGAACTCCCTGGTAACCTGAATACAGCAAATGTCAGTCCCATTACCTGGGCCGAGTTCTTATATCTTTCGGTTTACGAACGAGCCAATAAATACCCATTATGGATCTGTCGCTACCCTGTAGCGGGGAATGGATCGAACTATCCGTCCTTTACCTACATCCGTACTACGGTGAAGACTCGCCAGATGCGAGAGCTGGACGATGCCTGGAATGTCGATTTGCAAAACACTGACAGGATAGCATGGCAGTTCCCGATTACCGGTGAAGCTTTTGTCAATTCCACAATTCCTCATGGGTGTCAGATAGCTGGACTATCAGCTGACTTTGATGGCGATATGGTTTCGTCTAATTTTACCATGACAGATGAGGCGATGAGAGAAACCCATGAGTATTTTGCCTCAAGACGCGCATATATTGGCACAGACGGCAAATTATCACGGAGTGTTTTCTCTATGTCTATAAACCTGGTTAAACACAATCTTTTACGGAGTTAAGCGCTCATGCGTGATTATTATCAGTTTTTCTTCCGTAGCGTGGGTGCATGGAAGAGCGAATTAATTACGAATCCGCAACTGCATCCGTTCGAAGGATTGCAGCTGCCTCGTAATTCAGCGTACCACATCTTGCCGGATGGTAGTGACTCTCCAACACCAAATCCCAATGATCCAATTCTGAAGGGATGGAGCAAGCCCATAAGCTTGCTCAACGTCCATCAGCTGGCTGTACTGGATGGAGAGCCACGTAAACTGGCTTACGATGTTGTTAGTGAATTCAATAAGTTCCTGACAGCAAACAACATGCAATTCCGTCGGATGAAATCCCTAGAACAGGTCGTCCCTGATGATCAAGCTCTGGTGGCAATTTCGTACATGGCTATCCCAAGGGCGTACTATTACGCCCAGACGAACTACTCAGAATGGCACTCGTATTACAACTTGATGAAAACTGTTTTTCAAAAAGTTGAGGAATTGGCGAACAACAGTAGCCGCCATCAGTTCCTGGTTTTCGATGCACCGGAGTTGGTGCCATCTCTAGAGTTGTTAAAATACGCCGAGCGCTCAGCAGAACTTGAGCGAAAGATTGTTAAGGACTTCAACACTCCAGGACGCCGCCTTGTTCTTGAGCTATTCAAATGGCTGGGAGCTGGCTATAACCAAAACTCTCTTTTCTCACTGATCTCGCTGGCAAATCTAAGTAAGGTGAATTTGATTCTTCGCCACAAAGGAAATTTCATCCTGATCAATCTGGGCCTTTTGTTCTCTTGGAGATCTGCTCCAAAGACTGAAAAAGAAGTCTGGGAATTCTTCGGTAAAGAAGCAGGCCGCGGACAGATGCCGCTCCAGTACCAGCGCTGGTTGATTCGGTTCTTTGCTGTTATTTCGAAGCTGGAAACGCCGAGTGTCGACGTTGAAAAATTGGACGCTGAGCTAAAGGCAGCCGGCGAAGAAATCATCGACGATGCTTCCTCAGTTCCGTCCATCGCTAATAAAGCTGGCGCCGTGACTCAGGTAAACGATGACATGGATGAGGAAATGGATGATGGTCTGTTAGATGACAGGCCTTCTACCCCAGCAGAAAAAATTGATTTCGCTATCACGGAAGAGTTGGAAAAAGAGCTCGAGCGTGAGTTGGCCGTTCTCTCCAGAAAGAATGACAAGTATGGTGAGGATGAGGAAGATATTCCTGTCACCGAAGTAGCGGAGATCTCCGATATCGATGCTCCGACCATCTACAATGCAGTTACTCGGAAATGCGATTACCTGGCTGATCAGGGAGTTCTTAGCGCCGCAGAGTACAAGCGACATATTCGGCTATCTGAGAGCTTCAAGAAAATTAAGATCGACGGTAAGCCAGTCGAAGACTTAATTAAGAGAGATCCGATTAGCGTTGCTCTAGCTGAGCCGAAGTTGATACCGGATGCCGCAGGCGTTAAAGATAAGCGCATGCTTAAGTCATCTATTTCGGAGCTGAACGAAGAGTATCAGAAACGCGGAATGTTGGCGGATACAGTAAGTTGCATCATGGCTATTCAGAAAGCCGCTATCTCGGTCACAGAGATAGAAAAAGATCGCATCGATACCATCATGGGCAGCAGTGACGTTTATTCTGTTCGTTTGGTACCCGTTGAGGGCGAGCCCAGCACAATCAAAATTCGTGTATCGGCTTGCAATGACGACGGTAGTTTTGTAGCCAATGGCACCAAGTATCGTCTTCGCCGCCAGAAGGCAGATGTGCCTATTCGCAAAATCAGCCCAAATGAGGTTGTGCTTTCCAGCTATTACGGCCCAAAGCAATTCATCACGCGAGGAGCTCGTAAGAACAACAGCTACGAAATCTGGTTAGCAGCTCAGATTCGTGCTATCGGTTTGGATGAAAATAACCAAACGATCACGGATTTGCATGTTGGAAATGATTTCGACCACGATTTCCGCTGCAACTATACGTACTCGGTTCTCGCTAGGAACTTCGCAGGATTCAATCTGAAAGGATTTGAATGCTCTTTCAACCATAAATTGCGAGAAGAGAGATTCGGCGCCGAGGCTATCAAGTTGTACGAGGGCGATAAAAAGCATGGTCGATTGATTTTTGGGAAATCGAAAGATGACCAATATCTGATCTTTGGCACCGATGGTCTAGTTTATATTGGCGCTGATAAAACATCGCGGTTGGTTGGCTCTTTTGAAGATTACGTTGGAATCGAAGAGTTCTCACCTGTTGAGCGGGCAGACATGCGCATCATCGACAAGAATATTCCGCTTGGAGTTATTCTGTCTTACGAGATGGGTCTGGAGACCATGCTCAAAGCGCTGCGTGTTAAATATGACAAGTTCGAGGGCAATATTCGGATGATGTCAAAAAGTAATACGCACTATGTCTTGCGATTCAAGGATTGTTGTTTAGTGATTTATCGCGATCGTGGCCGCTTGGATATGATCATCGGTGGTCTGATGGAGTACGATGACTTCCTAAAGACTCGCACTCTGCGTGAGTTTAATAAGAAGGACATCTATCTACCGCTCTTAGAGAGCCGCAAGCTGACGCTGCGCTACTTGACAGAAATCGACAACCTGTACGATCTGTTTATTGACCCAATCACTGAGTTGAACCTCAAGCGAATGAATGAGCCAACGACGTTCCGTGGGCTACTGTTGAGAGCCGTTGAGTTATTATTGATCGACTGGCATCCAACAGAAATGGATACAGAATACCAACAGCTCAAAGGTAACGAACGTATGGCCGGAGCTATTTACCGCGAACTGGTACGTAGCGTACGGAGACATCGTTCAAGATCCGATCGCGCTAGAGCTCCAATTGAGCTGAAGCCGCACGCTGTATGGAAAGCAATTGCTGATGACTCAGCTAAATTGCTAATGGATGAAATCAATCCAATTGCCCATCTGAAAGAAATCGAAGCCGTAACTTTCTCAGGAACTGGTGGTCGTACAGCTGAGACTATGATGGCTAAATCGCGGATTTATACCAAGAAAGATATGGGTATTATTTCCGAAGCTAACGTTGACTCAGGCGATGTGGGCGTTAACATCTGGACATCGGCTAACCCAAACCTTACCACTATTTACGGTAACACAAAACAGCTGGATGGAGATTACGACCCCACTAAGTTGTTTAGCACAACTACTCTGCTAGCTCCATTCGCTGAGAATGAAGATATGAAGCGAGCAGTTTTTACGGGAATTCAAAACCAGCACACCGTAGCATGTCACGGGTATAAACCACCACAGGTTCGTACCGGCTATGAATATGTGATTCCTCATCGAGTCGGTGATCTTTTCTGTACTACAGCTAAACAAGCCGGTGTCGTTGAGTCAGTAACAGATGACGGGATTGTTGTTAAATACGCAGACGGTACGGTAAAGGGAGTTCAGCTAGGTCGTGTTTACGGCATTAGTTGCGGTAGTGTCGTGTCTCATTCACTGGTTTCAGAAATGAAACCAGGTCAGAAGTTCAAAGAAGGGGACGTCATCGCTTACAATAGCAATTTCTTTGCCAAGGATTATTTCGATCCGACAAAAGTGATGTTGAAGTTTAACACCACTGCAAAGATTGCTCTGTATGAGGCAGCGCTGACAAATGACGATTCCTCAATGATCTCCGTTGAGCTATCTGAGCGTCTGCGTTGCGATACGCCGCACGATCGCATGGTTGTTGTTAGTTTCCAGGATCATCTATCGAAAGTAGTTGGTGTCGGTACTGAAGTTGAGCCCGATGACATTCTCTGTTACATTAGTCCGAGCGTAGCCAGCTCAGCGACTGGTATTACAGATCAAGTGGCACTGGATGCCCTTACTGAGTGGAGTAATCAAACACCAACCGCTAAGTACAAAGGACGTATTGAGTACATCGAGTGTTTCTATCATGGCGACCTCGAAAACATGTCTGAAACTGTGCGGAAGTTAGCTGAAGCATCTGACCGTCAGCGTAAACAGAAGCAAAAGGCAGCCGCTATGCCTATCTACTCCAGTATGGTCGATGATTCGTTCCGCAAAGATGGCGAGGCTATCCCCGTGGATAGTATGGTCATCAAGTTTTATATCGCAAGTAGCGAGCCAGCGGCTGTAGCCGATAAAGTGGTGTATGGTAATCAGTTAAAATCAGTCATTGGTGAAGTGATCAGTGGTGAGATTGTAACTGAGTCTGGTGTGCAGATTGAGGCTGTCTTCGGCCAGGCATCTATTGATAATCGAATTATTGATAGCTTTCCGCGTATCGGTGCCCTTACTACGCTTCTGAAGCTTATCGCTACAAAAACAGTTTCAGCTTACCGTAATCAATAATTCAAGAAAGGATGGGGCGGGCAAATAACCCGCTCCTTTTTCTAAATATGAACATGCAAGTAGGACAATCACATCAAGTGCGCACAGCTGTGGCTGTGGGTAATCTGATCGATTTGACGTTCGCAATCGTGAACTCGATCGCTGGTAACGATATCTCGGACCAACTGAATGGTGCTCCCATGACTCGCGAGGGTGTCGGTCAGTTGGTTATCGCCGATATCAACTCTTCAACCAAATACGCTCAGGGGTAAGTCATGCTGTCAAGAACATCTGTTGAGCAAGGCTTGCTTCTGGCGACTGCTCTTGATCAAGCTTTCAATGGCAAGCCAATGAGCTTGGTGCCAGTGGAAGGATCGCCACTGGCTGCGCTGGTCCGCATAACTGGCGCTACCGATCCTGGCGATGACTATGCGAAGTATCTGACTCGCATGGTGGCTGAGGCCGTAACTACCGATGACAAGATCGATTCGACTCGCACTCTCATCGACGGCATTCTGTATCACACAAACAGCGAAGATCCAGTGACCAAACTGGTTCCTCACGACACAGTCCAGGAAGAGTTAGTCGAACTCCATGCTCCGGTTGTTGCTCAGCAGCTGGCGCACGCTCGCAATGTCGTCAAGCCCATGATTGAGCGCTTGATGACTATGGTCACGACTGAACTGAATGGTCGCGTCAACAGCGCACTACTGGCTGCTAATGTGATCGAAGTTCGTACCCCTGTTGTCTTTAATGACCCAGGTATGATTCGGGCTCTTGAAAAGTACACGACTCTCAATTACAATCCAGACATGGTTTGTAGTTTTGCTCTTCCAGTTATGTCAGATGAAGCGCTTCGCGATCTGATCAAGACAGGTAGCCCAGAAACTGATGCGGCTATCGATGCTTGGTTGAGCACCGAAGGTGAAGGCTGGTTGACCCGTCTTTATACGGATTTCTTCACAGCCGCTACGTCAATTCGCGATACGCAGAACCTGCATGGCTTCCTTCGCTATACTGCAAAAAATGTGGTATATGCACGCAATCTGCCCAATGTTGACATCTGTCGTGTCATCGGCCTTTTCATCCTGGCTGATGCGCTCTATGACAATCCGATTGAAGGCACTGCTGTTAAGCTGGAAGACTACAATCGGTACATGTCTGATCTCCGTGATTCACTCGGCGCTCTGTTGGTCAATGAGCGCGCAGAGTACTACCGGATGATCAATGATGAGCGACAGCTTGTCATTCGCGTTGAGGACAACACGACGCTGGTACGTGAGGAGCTCTATGAGCAATTCCTTGCGGAAGGAGGCGATGTCGAGATGCTGTATGGCAACGGTCTTCGTACCAAGCCCTACAGCTCTATCGATGAGCTACGTGCCCACTCCGATGAACTCCGTAGCGAGTGGCACCGTCATGTAGCCATTGCTCGTCAGGTAGAAGAGCGCAATATCGAGACCATCACGCGGAATATTTTCCGCCGTGCGGTGATCGACGTTATCGCGAGCCTCGATGAAGATCTGAAGAAGCACACCGAGCACATCTCTCGTATCTGGGAGCAGACGCTGGAAAACACAAGCAACAAAGACCTACGAGACATATGCATGGTATCGACGCGTCTCATTTGTCGTGCAGTGTTCCCGCACACCGATGCCGAAATCATTATCGGTCTGACCAATGAAGTTGCTTCCAAGAATCCGGACATGAGCATTCGCGATGTGGTACTCGTTGCCACCATCAACTATGTTTGTGCTTGGGGTCGCAAACAACTGAAGCTGGTGCAGCAATAAATAGGACTAGCCTGGCCTTACGGCCGGGCTAGTTTTAATGAGGATCTGAAAATGGATTTTAAAAAGCTTAAAAGGGATCCTAAGTATGTTTTAGGATTTCTTAAAACAGTCGGGAAACAAAGAGTCGCCACAAAAGAAATGCGCGTTCTCTTTCCATCCAGATTTACTGAACGAGGTCTTGCATCTCTTGGCCATGACAATTATGTCATTGGGTACGTGGCAATTGTTGTGGATGATAAGTTTACCACAATGAATGTACCGGCGATGGTCTTGTTTACTCCGTCTCTAATCAATGAGACTGAAGTGGGTGGAGTTGATTATCACGAATTTGTTTTCAATGCTGGCGATGTAGTTATTGGAAATACCGATATCGTTCAGCGAGATACCCTGATTTACTATATCCTGGCAGAGTTCTTTTCAAAAGGGAATTTGCCGGCGTATATTGGGTTCTACGAATTCTCAGCAATTTTCGATAACGCAGACCGTTTTGCTGGAACTAAAGTGGTTTCGCAGCGGAAAGTTATTGAACTTTGGATCTCCCTCTTAGCGCGAAATCCAAAGAAACCGACTCAGTATTACGCTGAGACCATCGAATCCGAGAATGATATTGTGACGAGACCGCCTGAGATTGTGGGAATGCGTAATGTATCACTGATTGCATCAGGTACGCTAAACCGTTTCGGTGGTAGCTATATGTACGATGGCATCATTAGCTCCCTTCTGAATCCTTCTACAGAGGTAGGGCTACTGGAGTCTGTTTACAGACAATAATCATTTTTCGGAAAGTAAAGAAAATGGCAAACCAAAATGCAATTCATTATGTCAGTACTGCGTTAGTTGATGCAAACAAATGTGGTAAGTTGAAGCGCGATAAGGAAGGCTACTACGAGATCGTGCTCGGTGGCCTGAACGTCATTAACTCCACAGGCGCGGTATACACGATGGAAGGTGCCAGTGCACTGATGGATAAATCCAACTTGCTGAACCGCCGCTTGATGGCTCAGCGTTTGAATTCCGAACTAGGTCATCCGAAGCGTCTTCCTGGCCAGTCTGATGACGAATATTTTGCTCGCATTCTTTCGATCGAAGAGACAAACGTTTGCAGCCACATTCGTGAGTTCCGTCTGGAGCCGCGCCAAGGTAGCGAAGAAGTGATGATCATCGGCTGGGTTAAGCCGAGTGGTCCGCATGGCGCGCATCTCGAGGCATCGTTCAACAATCCGAATGAAAATGTTTGTTATTCCATTCGTTCGTTTACTGATGACTTCCGTCACGGCTATACCCGTAAGAAAGTTCTGAAGACAGTGGTTACTTGGGATAAGGTAAATGACCCAGGTATTCATTTCGCAAACAAGCTGGACACACCCTCGCTTGAAGAACTCGATCACAGCATCTTCACGCGCTCTCAGCTGGAGCGCATGATAAAGGATGCCAACGATGGTGGTCCCAGCATGGAGAGCATGCTGCTGTCGGCTCGCGATTTGCTATCAGCGCTGGGGCAGCCGATCGCGTCATCGACATCAGCGTTTATGCGCTGGTAATTATGTCCGCCCGTGCCGACTTCAATGCGGTCTTAGAGATTGCTTCGGATAAGGTCAGGAAAGATACACAAGTGGTAGAGGCTGTTTAGAGACCTCTACCACTTGTGATCCATATCACACCTAATCACTCAAGTCACAAAGCTGGAATTTCAAAATAAGAAATTATTAGAAGTTTCAACTGAGGCTAAAAAAAAACGGCATTTATGACATGGTGACATTTTTCCAGAGGGGACACCCCTCTGGAAAGTGCTTAGATTAACAAGGAAAGAAAATGAAACGAAATGCTCCATCTGGTCTATTTACTCCTGATCCACGTACATATGCCTTCTCTCTTGAAGAGGCTCTTCTTGATCTTGGTGCTGATTCTCTGGACGGCATTCAAGAGGTAATTGCTGAAATGGACGATGGTCCTGAGCTCACTCCAGAGACCGTTATCTCAGAAGAAGGAATCGGAACAGATATCCGTAATGGTTTCGATGATCTCTTCCAGTACCAAGTTCTGCACTGGAAACATTTCCGCGATGTTCAGAATGATTTCTTCTCGGAGACCAATCCGAAGATAGCCCGCTACAACCAGAAGCTGAATGAAACGTGGCGTGAGTTTCAGGAAAAGAAGCACAAGTTCCGCGATGGAGAGCACCATCTATCACTGATGGAGCTGTGGTACTTCTTCTCCAACAAGCAAGGTGCCTCGCGTAATGTGATTCGTGATCTACAGCAAGATACGGAATTCTCCAAGTTTGTCTTGGTAACCTATCGCAAGGCTGTCATCGATCAACTCTCCGCGCTGGCATCTATCGTTCAAGGAGCACGGCTGCATAGCTTGGCAGATTGCCATAAAGTTATCGAAGCCATTCAACGCTTGAAAACTATCGATGAGCTTTTCGATGACAAGTGGCTTGGCGAGGGACGTTACTTCAACGTCACTTCAGTTATCAAATCGGCAGGCAGTGTTGGTAAGGATTTTGAATTCGATGGTAAGTCATACTCGCGCGCCACTGAGCTGAGCTCCGGTGCGCGAGTTGTCGAGAAGAAATCAAAGGGCCATACAGCCATGAAAGTTGTTGCTAATGTAACCAACATTGGCGCAGCTATCAAGGGATCATCGATCGCCCCAATGGAAATCTCTACCAATGAAATTGGCGAGATCATCATGTTCGGTAAAGATTACGTTGCCAATCTCGATACTGGTCTGGAGCTCAGCAACAGCGCTGAGCGAGCAACCAATGCGCTCATGCGTGGCGTCGAAGCAATGCGTGGGAGCTCTCACATTCCTGCTGACGATATTCCCGAACTGCGTAAGTTTGTGAAATTCGTTGGTCAGGTTGCGGATAGTTATATTGCCGCGCTGAAGCAACCATTTGGTGCAGAAGTCATTCGCTCTATCAAAGGAGCCAAGTACTGCTACTACATTGGTCTGCGTTGCATATACAACGCCTCCAAATACATCTGATGCAAAAGTCGATCATTCTTATTGATTTCGATGGCACCTGTTGTAAATCTAAGTATCCTGAAATCGGTGAGGATATTGGAGCAGAGCCGGTGCTAAAGAAATTAGTGGCTAAAGGCCATAAGCTGATCCTGTACACTATGCGATCAGGTAAGCAGCTAGATGATGCGGTCAGGTGGTTTGCTACACGTCAGATTCCGCTTTATGCGGTTGGTAAAGATCCTAACCAGCACAAATGGACATCCTCTAACAAATGCGCTGGCGATTTGGTTATTGATGATATCGGCCTTGGTATTCCTTTAATTCAGCCGTTAATTGGCGAACAGGCATACGTGGATTGGAAGGCAGTCGAAAGACTGCTGATAGATAGAGGGTATCTTTAATTAATCTCATACCACACGCCCCAGTGGGGCGTGTGGTATAGAGTATTTCATTTACATATAACCTTACTGAATAGCTTTAACAATTCCGTTAAAGCGCATCCATGCCAAGGAGAAAATCATGGAAAACTTTGAAATGCTTCAGAATGAATTCCGCAACAAGCGAATCGGCAATGAGCAGTTCCAAATCATGTTGGCGATGATCCAGGAGATCGCCAATTGCTCTGATGAAGAGCACACGAAGTTCTATCAAATGGCAACTGCCAATGAAGGCTGCGAGACAGTGAAAGCTGTGCTGGCAGACGCATCGAAGATGCGGATTGCATTTGGTGCGATCGCTGGTGCGATGCAGCGCACCGGCGCATGTCCTGAAACTAAGGACAAGGTCAAGTTCGACGAATTCATCAACGCATTCATCGATGAGCTGATCTTCATTGACCGGCTCAACCAGGGCGAAATCGAAGCCCTTGTGGCATCTATGACCAGAGACTGGATGGAACAAAATGCAGCCAATCCGTACTGAAAAGCGCAGTCTTGACAAAAACCAGCCTACTTGGTTGGTTCGTAGTATCATGTTGATGATTATTGCCGGCGCTCTGTTAGCGTTGGCGATTTAACAAAACAGCCCCAAAAGGGCTGTTTTTTTTTTGTTCAAAACCAAAGATATTGTGCTTAGCTCGTATTAATAAATCCACCGAGGACTCATCGTGAAACAACATCTTGAACTGGCTAAAGACATCATCGAAAATGGCAGCTATCGGCCTGGTCGCGGCAATCAACCGACGCGTGCATTATTCGGCAAGCAGATGACTTTCGATCTGATGGACGGATTACCAATCTCTACTACGCAATACATCGATTTTCGTTCGTTGCTGGCTGAACTTTTCTGGTTTCTTTCTGGCAGTACCAACAACGATGAGCTAATTCATCTTGGCGCAAAATTCTGGACTCCCTGGGCGCTCGAGGAAAATGTTCTCAAGAACACTCCCGTCGATGGTTATACTCGTGCTTGCTCGCTGGCTATCAAAATGAACCAGAGCGTTTCGGAAATGATCAAGCATCTGAATGGGCTATCTATGGGAGATGCTGAAGCTCTGATGCAAGAGTACGGCATTAAAGACCACGAGTCAGTCGTCGCTATCAAAAAAGGATCGCTTGGCCCGATCTACGGGGAGATGTGGCGGAATTTCAATGGTGCGGATCAGATCGCTCAGCTGGTGAAAAATTTACTCAGCAATCCATATTCGCGGCGCCATGTTGTTAGTAGCTGGAATCCCAGCCTACTCCCAGATGAGGCTCTGTCCCATAGTCAGAATGTAATGGCTGGTAAACAGGTTCTGCCTCCATGCCATCCGCTGTGGCAGGTATTTGTTGCTCCCGTCACACCTAAGCAGCTGGTCAAATATCTTCAACATAATCGGTTCGTTCTGCCATATATGATCAACTGCCAGGAGATGATCAACGAGATAATCTCAGAGCTGCAAAAACTATCTACCGATGGCTCGCGTTTATCAGCCAATGAGAGAGATGAGCGGCTGAAAGAGATCGTTTCGATGTACCAATTCGAAAACACGTGTGAGCTAGTCGGGTATAGCGATAGTTTTAAACGTGAGAAGATCTCTCTTCCGATCAACCGCCTATCATTGCAGCTGTATGCTCGCTCGCAGGATTTCATGGTTGGTACAGTTGTGAATGTTCCGTCGTATGCAGTACTGACGCATATTCTGGCCGCAGTGATCAATGCTGTTCCTGGCGATTACATCCACACCATGGGCGATTGCCACATCTACGAGAACCAGATCGATCAAGCACAATTGCAGCTGGATCGCAGACCTATGCCTCTACCAGCATTAGCTCTACCGGATCATTTTTACTCATACAACTGGGAGAAATATGTTCACTCCCGGCCGCAATACATGATGAATATCTTTACTGATAGATCATTAGATCCTTACGGTCTTGCCGATGGCCATCCATTCTCACTTGATGATTTTAAACTATTGGGTTACGATCATCACGAGAAGATCAAGTACAAAGTTTTGGTGTGATCCAAGTTTTTTCAAGTATATATTTCATATATGAGTCGTAGCCTGATTTGTACTTCAAGTTACGGTTCGCAGATATCTTAAGCCCATTCAAGTCAAGGAGTCTCGCATGACCATCAATCGCAACATCGGCTCAGCCGAAGTCGTTACCGATATTCTGACCGAAGATCAGGTTACCAGCAATGTCAGTCAGCCGTGCACCGCTGGCGACCCCCCGCCATCGTCTTTGGCTGCCGCACTCACGGCAGCGCTTGTGAATGTCCAGGTTAGCACCAAGTCGGAAAATCCCACCGATCTGAAGAACCTGGCAGACTATCATGCAGCTCGGCAAGCAGCAATGTGCTCCGGCTCTGGCGTCGAAGTTGATACGGAGGAATTCGACAAGCCAATCAACCACTGCTATTCGACGACCGTTCCCAGCGGCGAATCGAATCAGGGCGCGCTGGCCGAAGCAACCGAAGATACCCTCCGGGGTATGACCCCGCCGACATGTACCTACCACGATCTGCCGGAAGTCGTAGCAAGTCCTATTTCTTTGCCGGTAGAAGAATTATCGCCGGTCGATGATATTGCGTCGGATAATGCTTTGGCCGATGACTCCACTGTGCCTCTTCAGCAGAATACAGCGACGTCGCACATCTATAGCGAACTGCTCGAAGCAGATCTCACTGAGCGTGTCATTGGTGGGGCCCCGGGCCAAAAAGCACCGACCATTCAGTCTGCTGAAGACCTGGGCGATGCGACGGCAGCGGCTGCGTCTCAGAACAAACCGACCATCAAGCCGAAAAAGAAGCCGAAACCGGCCAAGGTAGCAAAACCGGCACCGGTCGCTCAGCCAGCTCCGCGGCCTTATCAGGAAAAGATCTATAATCCTGATGGCGTCACACAGGTCGCCAGCAATGTGCTGAATGTCGAACTGGCATTTGCGCTCAGGACCCACAAGGGCTATGAGTTCAATCCCGATTTCGGGAAAGAACCCATGGAGACAACCGCAGTCGACTTTCGTCGGGTCATCCAGAAGCTGATCGACAGCGACAAGCTGTTGCCGCAGTCGGCTGACAGCCATTACCAATTCATCGGTCGGTTTGTGCAGCTGTTTGGTTTGGTGCGCGCTGCTGTTATTCGCTCACCTGCTTGCTACAACACTTTCCGTGAAATGTACAATCAGGCTGTGCTGAATGACGCTCGTCCCAAGATCGAAGCCGAGATCATGCAGAAGATCGAGGAAGAATCGAAATTCAACTTCGCCACCACTGGCGATGCTGAGTACGATGAATTCCTCGTGGATGTTGTGAAGTTCAACTGGGAGTTCGAGAAGACCGACTCCCGGATGGAATACGCTTTGTGCATTCAGCGGCTCAATTCGCTCGCACGGCGTGCTTACGAGAAAGCCGATCAGGGTAACCACATGTATCGGGTTACTCTGTATCATTACGCGACTGCCAGTGGCGTCAATCTGACGACACTGCTGGCCGGCTTGTAATCTGCAGTACGCATTAAACAATAGAGGAGCCGTTAGGCTCCTCTATTGTATTTTTTTTTTACGCTATAGGACACAAAATGATCATTGCACAAACGAAACCTAAACCGGCCGGTATTAAGCTATCGGCAGTTCAGTTCAATGGCGACCCATCTGTTCATCCGAACATTTTTCATAGCACCGACCCAAAGCCGCACTGGCGATTTGGTGGCGAAGACCACGGTGGTCCATATGACAGCGGCAGTTCTTACTTAGAGGAAGGGACATGGATTATTGGAACCGGAGTAAATTCTTTCCTAGTCGATAGCAAGACGTTTGAGAGAGACTGGCAGATAGTTTCTTTTTAACGGAATGTGTTAGAAAAAAATATAAGTATATATTCCATACACGTATGTGTTGTTCTTATGAGAACTTTTTCTTTTTTTTTCTAACAATGTAAAAAATCACAACCATATATTACAGCTATGACGGTAGTTAAATAATCTCAACGAAAGGAAAGCAAATGAGTTATCCTGGGTTTCCAAATAGGGCTGGAATGCCTGTAATTGAAAACAACGCTATTCTGGATGCTGAACTTCAAGCAGCTGGAATCATTCCCATTTATGAGCAAGTGAGCAGAGAGCTAACCTCCGTGAAAAACGGACAGAGAGATAAGTTCACTCTTGAATCATGGGCAAAGAGCACTCTAGCAAATTTTGTCATTGAAGGATCTGGAGAAGTAAAAACGCACATTATCGGTTTCCTTCATGGCTGGGAATTCAAGCGCAATTGGTATTACTGGGTAGCGAAAGGACCTGGCATACCTCCTGAATATGCGTCGCAGCTACATCAGCTCCATGGGGCTTACGTCCGCGTCGATGGCCATGCATCTGGACCAGATCCGATCGAGTACTGTAAAGGATTTGCGGTCGGTAGCTACCATATCGACAAACCTGTCGGATTGCATGCTTTTGCGACAATGTTGAATCAGATCGTTGAGGATAATTTGAAATTCAGGGAAGCCAGAGCTTTTAAAAGACAGATTGCAAATCTTCGACCGAGACAAACTGGGAGGTAAGAGTATGTTGAACTATAGCGACTTCGATCCGGTCTACTATATACGGGCCATCAAAGAGGCCTATAGAGAACGCTGGGTTTTAAACGACCCTGCCCACAGAGAAGATCACTTCGACAATGTCTATGCAACGGCACTGAAGATCAATGATGATCTGCAGCTTGGGTATGATGAGAAGAGGATTGCAATTTTCGCCTATTTCCACGATTTGTTTGCATGGTCTCGTATCAACCACCATCAGCTCAGCTGTGCGTTCGTCCTAACTACAGACGACAAATTGATCTCAGACGTCGTTGGTCCACCAGACGTTCCGTTACTTGACAGATCGATTATTGCCTACGGATGTCTGGAGCACCGAGCCACGTTTAAGGGTAAATATTCTCATCATTTTTCCGAGCTGTGCTCAGCAGCCGATCGGGGCCTACCAACGGATGTACAGACCTTAGTAGATCGAGCGATCAAATATAGAGCGCGCGATGGGGAGGTCACCAGCAGCATCGTGAGCGATGCGATCGCTCATGTGAAAGAGAAATTTGGCCGCCACGGCTATGCCAGGTACCCAAAACTGTACCATGATGCATTTGGCGACACTATCGAGAAACGCTATCAGGATATTGACAATCTTTGATATGCCGGAAGTTCAAATGAAAAAATTACTGGCTCTTAACAAAGGTAGCAAGATGCGAGAAAGCATGCTCGCTTCTGTAATTCGCTCAGCGGTTGCTCTATCTATGAGTTCCGTAAAAAAGAAATTTTTTCTGTCGCTTAAGTACGGGGAAGAGTTACGTTGGTCAAATGACCTAGCACTGAATATCCGAGCGGAAATCGTCTTTAATCCATTAGAAAAATCAATTCAGATACATTCCCCATCGATAGATGGGGAATGTATCCCTGTTAAACTTGACATCGGTATCAATACCAGGGGCTTAAATCCATCGTCGATCAAAGACGCTCTCTTTGCCGAGTGTATAAATCACGTCATTAAGGTGATTTTTCCAAAAGCCGAAATAAATCTAACCAAAGATAATCTAACTGATTTTCTTATTCAGCAAATAGAGCACACCTCCCCAGCGAAAATGAGAGAGGATCTTTACATTCGTTTAAGATGGATCAGTAGTAACTGTACATTTTTCTAAATACCCAACCTGGAGTAAAGATATGTCTGATTCCTTGAAAATCTCGATTGTAAGGCTTCTGGTTTTGAGACCAGATTTGCACATCGAAGACATAAAAGTAACTCGTAACAATCTGGATAACGGCATTGAAGTGTGCGTGAATCAATCAGTACAAGTTGTTATACTGCCTGATGATGGAGTATGCTTGGCGCAAGTAAACAAAACCACCTACTGCGGAAACATTGTCAATCCGATTGACCAAACAGTTGAGTATTATATCACAGCAACTGTAGATATCTCGACTGGAGCGATATCTACCGTCAGCAATACCAGAATAAACGGATCTATCCAAGAGATCAATCACGTGATTGATGTTTATTTTGACATTTCCGCTACTCGCTCTAATAAGAGAAGCAAAAGGAGGACCCAATGAACATTGGCTTTAATATCAATACAACCCAAACAACGGAAGAGATTAAAGAGCTCCTCCGTAAGCGCATGCTGGACTTTGCGAAAAAGGAAATTGATAACATGCTTATCACTCCTACTCAGATTGCAAATATGTCATCCAGGGAACTAAAAGAGCTGAACAATCAGACTGGAATGCTGCACGCTCTCATCAGCGATAAGTTGAATAACTTTGCGCTAGAATACGCGGCTTCCGGTAAAATTGAAGCTTACATCGAGCGTAACGTTGATCACGCCATGGAGGTCGCAGTCAATAAAGCACTCGAACATAAAGCCAATGCGCTTGCTTTCAAAGCCATAAAGGATAGGAAATTCCCGATACCACTGGGCATCCCTGATATCCCTTTGATGGGTTAGCTGCATCTATAGGTAGGCTAGCATAGTTTGTTAGCCTACCAGTATATAGTGGCTTAATTAATTGGTAAAACGTCATGAGCTCAAAGATCACGTATCAAAAAAGAAATGAACTTCTGCATGAGAAAATAAAAGATATCTGGAAGGATTGGTTGGGCTCTGAAGCAAAGCTTTTCAATGCGGTAATATCCGCCAACAAACAGTTGCTCAAGCCAATTCCAGGATCAAATGGATTATCGGTTTTAGTCATCGCGCACCCACGGGCCGATCAAGTATCGCTAATTGAAGACGTAACCGATGCTGATTGGTGTTACGACCACGATGATCGGCTGCAAAATTTCCAGCTATCATTTTTTGGCAGGCTCTCGCGATCAGTGGTCAAAGAAAACACTCTTTCTATATAAAGAAATCAATCGATGTATGTTCCAACTATGTACATCTGGAAGACTGCTTAGCGTTTAAGGTCTATATTCGCTGTATGCTAATGGCGCTCTACATCCATGATGTTAGCGAACAAGATGGCTGGAGTGTCTGGTTTAGCTTCAATAAGAAAAGAATTAAGAATTTTCCAGAGCACGACAAAATAAAAGAATTTCGTCGCTTCCTGAATCAGCAGTCGATCGCCAAGATAATTGAATTAAAATAGGGGAAGGCAATGAGATTTTTCAAATGGTTAGAAGATCTGTTCTGCTCAATGTTTGAAACTGACCTCGATTACGAACCAATCAGCACCCGTGAATCTCAAAACGAGGCAAAAGAGCCCCTGGAATTCACCAATGTCGAAGATCTCAGTCCCCAAGTAAAACACGAATTGGCTACAGAACTAATTAGCCGGACCAAATCGGAATTTACCTGGCGCAAAGCCAACCCATTACAAAATAAAACTGGAGAGTGATATGTCAGATAGCGATAAGGTTAACATTGAGGATTTTTTCTTCGATGGAAAAATAGCCATTATGGCAGCTGAGTGGAACGTCAGTGAATGCGATTCGTTTATTTACTCGCATGGCCTAACAACCGCTGTTGTTAGCGATTCTTCTTCAGCGATACAGGCCGCGGTTGAAAAGCTCACCAAAGAAACTGGATTCAAGCACGACTTCAGCATGTCAGCTGGCCGAGCTATTATCAAGCGTGCCCCAGTTAAGATCGGTACCGTAGTTTGGTTCAACAAAGCAAACTGGTTCCCAATTTCAGATCTGAAGCATCTTGAAGAAATGCAAGCTAAGTTTGTGCTTGAAATTTCCAAGTTGAAAAAGAATCTGCGTGAGTCAGAGCTGGCAGAAGTAATACTCAACTGCCAAGATATCGATTGCATCGATATTGATCGTAAATACAGCTTTACGGCAATCAATCCGTGTAGCGGCAATGTGCATTCAGAAAGAGACGCGGTTTTGTTCCTAGCAAAGGACAAAGCGTTTCTAGAGGGAGCGCTGCCAGGATATCGTGCTAAGTGTATCGAACTTGGTGCCAATCCCGCACATATTGAATCGATAGATTTGCTGATTGCGCGTGTCGCCGATTATCAGAAGAAGATTGAGTCCAAAATCCCAGATACGGACCTACCATGTGAGATTCGTCGATGCGTGGATGGTGAAGGAGTCCAATGAACTCGGATAAAGTAATGTGGCTGCTTGAAAAAATAGCAGCCACTGAATCGACCAGACAAAAAGAATCGATGCTGTCAAAATACGCAGAGCATCTTGAGCTACGCAGAGTGCTGGATTATGCATATAACCCGTACAAGCACTATGGCATCATCGATTTTGATTCTTTGGTTAGCGCGATAGAATCTGGTACATCGATTGGCTTCAAGCCATTCACTCCGCTAACTTGGTCGGTTCTGAATAAGATCATCGGTAAAAATGTACGTGGTATAACCGTGGATCAGTTATTACTACGGACTATCGAGAGCATGACAAAAGAATCCGCATTGTTGTTAGTGCGAATCCTTAAAAAGAATCTACAAGCCGGCATCTCAGCGGCCGTTATTAATAAAGCAATACCAGAACTGATTCCTATTTTCCCGTATATGCGTTGTTCTGTTGCCAGCAGCAATTTATTGGATAGATACGACTTTGCAAATGGGGTGTTTGTTCAAAATCAAATTGATGGCATGTATGTGGCGGTCTCTAAGCACTCGCACGATGACTGGTGTGTCACTACCAAAAATGGCGATGTAATTCCTAACGTCGTGATGAAGCCTATTTTTACGTCGCTGAACAAGATGCCAGTTGGTTATCAGTTACATGGGGCTATAACTGTCAGTCAGGATGGAAAGCAGTTAGGTCGTGTAGCTGCTGAAAGTATTTTGAACGATCTAATGAGTACGTATAGCGATACCAGCTCAATCATTGACCTTGATGATCATGTAGAGCTAGTGTTTCATATATGGGACGTTATCAATCACAGCGATTTAACCGCTGGTCGATGTGACCTCATGTACGGGATCCGTTACAAAATGCTTAGCGATTGCATCTCTAAGCGACCCAGGTATGTTAAGTTAGTAAAGTCAGAGATCTGCCACTCCCTCGATGAAGTATTAAAAGTGACTGGTAGAAATGTTAAAAATGGTTTTGAAGGGACTATAATCAAAAATTGGTTTGGTCCATGGACAGATGGCATCAGTCCAGATCAGGCGAAGATAAAACCAACATTCGAAACTAATCTTAAAATCGTAGGCATTCTTCACGGCTTACCTGGTACGAGGTTAGAGAATAAACCGGCGTCATGTATTTGCGAAACTGAGGACGGCTCGTTAACATCTGTAATCCCCATTGAAGAAATAGGAATGCAAAAATCCATCCAGCGCAATCAGGATCGTTGGTTAGGTCGAGTAATTAAGGTAGCTGCAAGTAACGTAACTACCAATTCGCTCGACGGTATGAAATCGCACTCACTCTTACACGCTTACTTTAGCGCACCTCATTTTCGAACGGATTCAGATGTAGCGGATTCGATCGAACAAGTGTTTGCTCAATGTAAAGTCATGCTCAAAGGTAACATAGAACTAAAACCAGAATAGGCCCCTCGGGGCCTATTCTGTCCTCATTATTTATGGTGGCGATAACAGTTTAACTTTAGGATCCAACAAATGACAACATTAATTTCAAACGGTAATGTTTTCCTTGCTGATAAACGCACTAGCAGAAGCTCTGGCGATCAAAATAAACGCATGATTTGCCATAACTGCGGCGAATCAAAAGGAGCGTTCACTGACAATAAATCAAAAATTATTATACCGTCAGATGATGAACCTATGTATATCAATGGTGAGCGAGTTTTGGTAATCGGTTTTACCGGCTCAGTCATACCTTGTCTAGAGCTTCAGCTATTTATGTTAAAAGACAATGATATTGGTCTTTTCATGAAATCTTCGATAGCTGTACCAAATGCGATATCTAACCCATGGCCACTGAAGCAATTTAAGGGCACCGGATTTTTAGCAATCACAACAGATAATACTGGTAAGCGACAAACGCATAAGGTTAGTATTACTGACAGTCTCTTTTCCACCAGCCACTACGTCACCAAGAGCGGGATTGTTATTGGTCATGGGAGTGGGAATAAGTACGCACAAGCTATTTCAACGCTAGCCGGCGGAGACATAGGTGATCCAATTGCACACATGCGAATTGCCGCGTTCTTTGATAAAAGCACATCGGATAATTCATTTGATATCGCCACCATAAATAACGACAATAGTGTTAGTGTCCAAAAAAATTGTCACTATAAATCAACAAGCAGCGATTTAAAAGAATTTATAATGAGCAAACTTTTCTGATCGCATTAAGTAAACTAAGTAGCTATTTATTTAATTTTAAGGAAAATAACCACAATGTTTTCATTTGAAAAATGGCATACCTCAAAAGAGGTAAATGAGCGTAGCGCAACACAAGTGGTCGGAGTATCCTCGATAGTTTTTCGCAACTGCAAGAAGCACATCACTTTTTCGCAACAGCTGAACAGCAGTCATTTTGTGCTCCCATTTGTGGATGAAATACCAAATGACCTACCGCTAATTAGCGAGCGGATCATCAATGTTTCGATTCCAATGGAAACTGGGGTTTTTAAAAGAACCAGGATTAGTGAGATTGGTATCCAGATGAGAGGTTGTATCCTTCGTGAGACAGGGAAATTTTACATCGAAAAACCAAAGCTGTCTTTCATTGATGTTGATTTATCTGGGCATCAGTTAGTTGAGTTCCTGGAAGCGATGACTGGTTACCTCAAGCCAATGGAATTCACGTTGCGTTGTATTGTCGCGGCTGCGTCAAGTGGCTTGGAGCTATCTGTAGATGAAGCTTTGCAAAATACCGATCCACTGATAACAGCTGTCATCTGGGATCCTAAGCGCGCTGATCAGGATCCCGGCCTCTATTTGTTTGGCAATGAGCACAACGAGCAGGTTGAACTGGCTATGGCCCGTTTTATTAAGCGTAATAATGGAAGATGCCCGGTCATGATTGGTTCGCCTAATATGGGCTCGTTAGAAAAGTTTACCTCGATTAACGATGAAAAAGTAATAGGACATTTTACAGATGTGCGCAAAGAAGGAAATGTATTCCTTGGTGAGTTAGTAAAATCAAAGGGCACACTAGCGGCGGCATTACTCGATAAACCACTGCAATCGGAATTTGGTCTACGCACACTATGCAGGCATGTGCTTAACACCAATACAGGTGAAATGGAAAAGCAATTAGTCGAGATTTTATCAATTGGACTAATTGCCCCACCGAATGAAAAAGGGAATTAAAGTACGTTCCATCAAAGCAGCAATCGACGATCTACAATCTACCATGAGGAGATGTTATCATGAAAGCACAACAAGATTTAATCCGTATCCGTCCGCAAGATCCAGAAAAGCAATATCTAGAGATAGACGAAATGCGCTCTCTGATCAGCACCAGTATAATCTCCAAAGACGAAAATTCGTCAGATAGCGACAATATCGCCGATTATCCTCGTGTATTTATCGACGAGTTGTTTTTCATGATCGGTAGCAGTGTGGTTTGTATGGACGCCGAGATAGAGCTGCCATTGCTATCTGAGCCAACTAATCCACCCGGATTAATGATACCCGTGGCGCACGAGCCATTGGTTGTCTGTAATCTTACAACAGACGAAGGGTATTCATTTAAAGTGACGTTACAATTCCATTTGTACGTAAATATACCGAAGTGGTTTGGTGGTAAACAGAAACACAATGATTGTGATAATTTCTTTGGTATTTCCAGCTCTCCGGTTTGGATTCATCGAGTAGAAGTGATTGGTCCTGTTTTGGAAACAGCGGCGATTGATCTCAGCTGTCAAATTCTTGGCTATAATCTAGCAGTATTGCGAACACCCAAGAAATCCAATACTGCGCTCATCGCCGACGAGTAGTGAGATGAAACTATCATTTGCGATCGTTCCAGCAACAGGAGCTCCATTCGAGTTTACCGAGGATTCCATCTCTTGGCTGATTGGTGTTATACCAGACCAAGGGGGTATGCGAGCAAATCAGCTTTCGTGCCATGCTGAGGAATTTACTCTTTCTTTAGATTCCGCTGGTCTAGATACCAACGCCATCAAAGTTTTTGTACTGGATTTTGGGGATGTAGAGATTCAGGAGATGAGCGAGAGCTCATTATACCTTTTCATTGAGCTCAATAATAAACGCTGGATGGATCCAGAATTGTTAAGAGCCGATACCGTTGGTTCTGACGCTAGATTTTCGAAGTTTTACGAAGAGCATCAACCGTTGTTAAAAGCTATTCTCAAATCTATCAAAGATGGATTTTTGAATTGTTCCATCGATGGGATTGAAGATCCTTTCATCCCTCTGATGAGCGGCGATATGATCATTGAGTTACCGCAGACCCAAAACAAATCCGTTGCCGATCTGATATCTTCGAGATTGGAAGATAAACCATTACTTGAACTGGAAATACCATCAAGAACGATGCACTAAACTAGATACCGATCCGGCTTAAGCCGGATCGGTATTAGATGATAGCAGCAGGGGATTTTTTCTTTTTATAAATTGCGCAAAGGAAAGCAAAATGCTTCAACAGAATTTACAGGTCCTGGCAAGTGCTCTTGGTCTTGATATTCATTATCTTCGTGAAAACGGCGGCGATCTCTCACAGCTGAGTGATGGTGACAAGACAAGCCTAGTAGCAGCACTGAACTCATTAAAAGAATACGCAAATTCTTACTTGGATGGCGTCATTCATGACGCATCTCAGTCGTCAGATCACGCGTACTCATCCAACAAGATTGAAGCCACTATTCAGTCAGCGATTGACCTGATCAAGGTAGGCGCTCCCGAGGCATACGACACGCTGAAGGAAATCGCTGACTACATCGCTCAAGATCAGACACAGATGTCAGGTATTTTGACATCGATGGAAAAGCTTGTGCGCTACGATCAGACCATGTCTTTGACTGAGCCGGAAAAGGCAAACCTTCACAACACTCTTGCCCTGGCCATCAGTCAGATTGGCATCGAGAGCATCTACGCCGGCTTCCAGCCCAAGCAATTCAAAGATGTGGAATTCTACGTTCCTCACTCTCTAGGCGGACGTATCTTCCAGATCATTGGCGATGATGTCTCGCAGGTAGCTATCGCCAACACATCGACACGTGCCCCGTATCCACCGAATCAGTTCATCAGCACTGAGTTCAGTAGCGATGGCGAGTTCTTCCTCTCGCATGAAGGTTACCTGTCCGGTTATCCGAAGGTTCGTGTTGTGGCCCACAAGCGCAATGCCAATGGCACATTTGCAGAAACTGGCTATTACGATAACGTCCTTGCTCAATCCATGCTGGCAAGTAAGCAGTATCCAAAGGTCGTCTACAAGCAGACTGCAAATCAAACTCAAAACTGGGCTCAGATCCTCGGCGTTAATGCGATTGATCGCAGCGATCCAGTTCAGCCTGTTGCAGCCGCCATCCATGGCAAAATGGCAGAAACTCGCGATGGTAGTAAACTAGCTGTCGCTATGGCTAATGGCAGTCTGCATATCCTCAGTGTTACGGATGGCAATCCGATGTCTTTTGCTCAGGCTGGTTCTGTGCCGGCTTCGCAATTCACAAATGCGATTTGCAATAACAGTATGGCATTTAGCCCGGATGGCAAGATCCTAGCAGGCGCTTCGCGATACAATGCAACGAAGCAACTGGCTATTGTGGCTACTAGCGGTGGCGATTTTACTCAGCGCGTTTTACATGCGTTTGATACCGAGCAGGCGCTCCAGCCACGACTCTTCTGGGTTGACTCCAACACCATCGTTGTACAACAGAATACCAACTTGCAATTCTACCGTATTCTGTTCGATGGAGTGAATGTCAGCGTGAGTCTCGTCAAGACGCTACCAGTGCCAGTCGGTATGATCATCGACGGCGTGACCGATGACGGCCGGCATATCTTCATGCGTACTTTGGCAGGAGGAATGCGAATTCTTCGCCATGTCAGTGATTACCAGTACGATGTTCTTGCCAATATCACCACTGGTCCGACCACACTGGAATTGTCGCACACAAACTCTCGCCTTCTCGATTAAGTCGATATTCTATACATCACTACCGGGCAATGCCCGGTAGTGATGTATTTTTTTATAAAAACATATTACTTTACTGATTTCCTACCATTGTTAATTTGGGAGAAGCAAATACATGAACAACCGACGCATTCGTCTCAAATCAATTCGCGCGAAGCTTTATAAAGAGAACTGTATTATTCCGACCATAATCAGGAATGGTAAAGTCCTACGCAGAGCTCAACTGCGTTACGCCTACATCGAAAGCCGCCCACGTAAAAACAATAAATCAAAACACAAATACGATACCTTTGCACATATCACATGCCCAAGTTGCGATGGCTTTGCTAGTCAGTACCGCTATGCCGAAACCGAAGAAGAACAAGCATATGAAGAAAAACAAATGTTGAAGCGCGGAGGCATTTTTCCGTATGCTGACATGTACGCATGTCGTGCAAAAATCGGCAATGGTGTATGTAGTAGCGGTTATAGCAACAAGCGCTATCGGTTTTCTTAGTGATTTAATTCGCAGCACATTTATGTGATGTAAAGTAACAAACAAAGGGCACCTGCTAATAAACTATCGGTAGTCAACGTGGCTGGCTATTAGAAATAATACCACGCTGCGATGGCGTAACGATAGAGTCGAAAGAAGCATAAAACATCTATTCATTTTGGCACGCGTAAAACCTTAAAAAGATAGATGGGTGAATCTGTTCAAAGTCGGCGAATGCTGCGTCCGTTAGGACACGCTAACGCCGAGCCAAAACAAGTTGTCCTATTCAGCCTAACCTACCTTTAGTCGGATGTACTTGACCGGTAGTATGGCGGGGATGTAAATGCTAGTTCAGGTAAAACACTACGGTGTAACTAGAATCTCGGGAGAGATCTAAAGACAGGCATTCTTGTGAGGTGTAGAGAGATGATGGACAGGACCTAAGTCTGCTGGCGATGATGTTTGTCGTTAAAACGAAGTTAACTCGATAGTGATATGGATAAATTGCCTATCATGATGACCGTGTTAGCGTAAGGAAGCAGATATGGTAAAGGCGATCTCCGGACTACAACAATAGATGGACATGACGCGTGCGTTGCGAGACAGCACAAATCACATACATCTCTGATCGTCGTAAGACGATGTAGTGAGTTTCCTTAAACTAAAAGTGCATCCCAGTGCTGGCCTTATTAGCATTGCGTAGCCTGACAGCGTAACAGGTTAATTCTAGTTAAAGAAGAAAGTGCTCATGGATTAATACTAGGTAATCGCATCCATGACAGATGTGCCCAGGTGGCGAAATTGGTAGACGCACCAGATTTAGGTTCTGGCGCCTTCGGGTGTAGGGGTTCGATTCCCCTCTTGGGCACCAAAGGAGATATGGCTGAGTGACTTAAGGTACTCCCCTGCTAAGGGAGCGTACAGAAATGTATCGTTGGCTCGAATCCAACTATCTCCGCCAAGAATTCAATAGTTGTTTTCATTGTGAGGGATCGAATGAAAAATCGTGTCAGTAAATACTTGACTAAGAAGTGCGCTCTGGAACTGCGTATCGTAATTGAGAATTTCAATTACGATAAAATCACCGATGTTCAGCACATGACCGGTGTGACCGGTAGGCTTTGGCAAGCAGTTGGCTCGGAATTTGATGCACTCCAGTTAATTTTAATTGATTTTGAGCTGCTCCCAGATAACAAAACCGAAGCTACCTGCTATATTTTCGTGAGTATCGGCTACAATCCATCTGATGCTCTGCCCGCGTTACATCAGCTCCAGTTGTTTATTGACAAATACTCAGCGCGACTTGCCGATACAGACGTAACTCCCGCTAAGCTTCGTATGGATGGGGTATCAAAAGCATTTCGCTTACAAGCATCAAAGCGCGCCGAATTTTTAGGTGATAAACTTGACGCCTCTATTTTCTTCAATCCTTTGCGTAAGAAAGTGTTGCGTGTCATTGCGGATGTGCACGAAAACTGCACAGGAACTCTGTGCATTGAGCTAAAGTAAAGACCGCCCCCGTAGCATGAAGGTCGTGCAGTTGATTTGTAATCATCAGGTGACAGTTCGATTCTGTCCGGGAGCACCAATTTAAAATTTCAATCAGGAGAATTACCATGTGGCCAGATCCAGCATGGTACTTCGATGATTTAAGTATTTTCAAATACTGGGTAGATCAATTCTATTCGATGGCTTGCAAACTCCGCTCCATCTTTAGCTGGCAGGCTGAAGAGGACCCATCCGTTACTGCCATGACGGAAGACGGTAGCAAGCTCGATTGGAAATTACCGCCCCTTCGGGGGTAATCATCAGAGTACCACACAAACCGGAACCAGTTCCTGTACCGGTAGCTTTAAGCTCAATAGCCTCGTAGGAGGGTGAGGGATAGTTAATGGGCGCTATATCGACTTTGTCGTGATACCCATGAAATCGGTTAGCAGAGCCGATGGGCGACTTCTGTTAGTATCAAGCGTTGAGGCTATGTTCAGGATTGTATTTGGGCATTCGACCATCTGTTTTAGATGTCTGGTTCGACTCCAGTAATGATACGATCTAGGGATCCCTTGGGTCCCTATTCTAAAGTGATTTATTTTACAATTATTTTAGAATAGTAAACTTTAATCCGCGGGTGGCGAAATTGGTAGACGCATGAGACTTAAAATCTCACACCGAAAGGTATATGGGTTCGACTCCCATACCGCGGACCATATCTTCTTAATCAACGAAAGAAAGAAAATTATGTCACGTAAAGAACATAAAGGTCAAAAATTCGATCTTGCTTACGGCGTAGATCGCTATAGTGGGGCTTTCGTTCAGCTCTTCCAATCTCCGATGGACGATCAAGATGGCGCTTTCCTCAACGTGGATTCCCACGGAGTGCGTCTCGATGAAGATCATCCCGAACTGCCCACTGAGCTCACCAAAGTGATCTCGGGGCTGAAATTGGCTTTCTGCCGTTATAAGGAAGCTCACAACGATAATCCGAATCTCTCGGTCGATCATGTGCTGCATGTTGCCCGCGCAGCTGATCAATTCGATACCTTCTCGGAAAAAGAAGTGTATCAGGTCTTTGGCGATAACGCTTGAAAAAAAAAAAGCATGTGCTCGCTATTGTCTGAATAGTAAAGAAAGCACGGACTTACTGAGTCCGATAGTGAGGCAGTCCTGCATTGTCGTCAGATCAAGGCCTATTCATGATAGGTACAGTTTGACATCAGACTCTGGCAGTTAGGCTGATCAGAAGTGGAGCCGTGATAGTTCCGGATTTCGCAAAACCCTCAGATTACTTCTGTGGTCAGATGCGAGAGATGATGGAGTACCAGTGTCGAAGAGTGTGCGAGGGTGAACCTAGCGCTCTTAAACGGTCGACTAAATCAGAACTGATATTTGGCTATCGGCGATGAGGATTGGTTTAGAATCATGCCAATGTTCGAAATCCAAGTTCAAGGAGTTTATTGGGTAGTGATGAGAGAACTATCCTAGATACGTTTTCTCATCACTAGAACAGACGACATCCAGGCGAAACTGGGTTAAGTGAACTAGACCCACCAATCCATAGCACATAGGTGAATACGCACTCCCTTAGGTCTAGAGTGTCAGTAGTTCGCGCGGACTACCTCGACAGCATCGCCCTTGCAAAGCGGTGCTGTCCTGGAAGTGCGCATGAAATTGTCCGTTCGTAGCGCAGCCTGGTAGCGCATCTGTTTTGGGAACAGAGGGTCGCAAGTTCGAATTTTGCCGGGCGGACCATTCTTATTTTACCAAGAGGTAATCATGCAATCAAACCATAAAAAAGATGGCGTTGAAGCAATAAAAGAGCTGATCAAAGAAGTATGGAATACGCTCAAACGGCTTATCGAAGACTGTTTCATTAAACTGATGCAAAAGCACATCAGGTGCTCTAGCAAAAAGAATTGGGTAGCGCGCAGCTCAAGTATTTTTTCTTTGGGCGACCGCAAATTACTTGGCATCAGGCGACATACCCCTGATCGTTGGCTAGGTTATATTCGGAATTAGTAACATTGGGAGCGGTGTAACATGAATCTTCATTTCACATCCCCTAGCGTTGGGAGCGATGTATGGATTGTCAAGGAGGATAAAATCCTTGGCACTGGCGCTGTAGTGGGATTTGATGGACAAGATCGACTGAGTGTGATGTTAAAAGACGCTGCAGCGAACGATCTACTTCCTCTGACTACCGATGACTTAAAAAGCATTGGTTATGGTTATTTATTTATCGGCTATGATGCGAATACGTGCGATTTACATCGTAATCAGGCAATAGTCGATCTTATCAAAGATGACAGCCCTCTAATTGGCACTTCCATTGTTGATAAATTTAAACTCCGCTATGGTCTTGTTAACGACCGTTTCAAAAATGTCCCTGGTTATCGCGAAGCGTGCATCATGGAAGTCGGCCAGTCATTGACTGAACTACCCCAGAGGTCCTGTGATGGTGCGTAGAATATTTCAGAGCAGGGATTTACCGTGGCGTCAGCGTGTTACAATTGTTGTTGTCAACGATAACGGGAATGTCCTCATCGCTAATCAGCCCCCGTTACCGCCTTATAACGAAAAAATGCTGACCCTACCTGGAGGCGGCATTGAGCCAGGACAGACTCCAGAAGAGGCAGTAGCAGCTGAGCTTCTTGAAGAGGTTGGCGTCAAAGTAAGCGGCATTCAGGTACTTGACTGTCATACATTCGAAGAGCCGTTTACCGTGCTAAAGCCAGGAGAAGGTACCCCAGTTCAAATCGAGCGTCGCAAGTTGTTTAAAGGCGTACAATCTGTTGCTTATTTTGCCAAGTTCGAACGCACCATCAATGGTGGTAAAGGCACTGGCAATGATGCAATGGAATGGGAATGGTATCCGTTCCATAGGGCTACTGGAATAATGCTCGCTCAGCGTGCCCTGGCAATTAAAACTGGAAGAAATGGAAAGCTCCATATGTTCATGGCAGACGCGATCAGGGTCGCTAAAGACCATTTTTATAAAATAGAAAGCTAAACTGCTCGCTAGTATGAGCGGGTGAAGCTTCAATTAGGGCATTACCGAAAAATACGCTGGTAGTAGTGAAGAGATTCTTGTATCGATGACAGATAGCTGTCGGTATTTCCGTGTCATGGCGGATAGATCAGCGAGTACTTTACACGGAACAGCGTAACCGAAAGGCGGTAAAACAACACCATGAAAGCGGACATCCGCGCGCACATGTGTAGTACCGGTCATACAGACCGGAACGAGCTACTCTGACGCGATGGAAAAAATGGGCTGCCATAGTGGAGAACTCTTAGTAGTGTTTAGGATAGCTGTGAGACAATGAAGCTCAGTCGCCAGGTTGAGTGGAGTCATCCTTGAAATAGCAGCCATAAACGGAGTTCAGTTGAATGCAGTGTGATGAATCGTACGCCGCGTGGCCAGGCGATGAAATCACATTCCTCGGAAAGTCGGCGAATGTTTGATGTGTAAGGCCGTTGGGTCTCCGTGAGAGCGGAGACTGGAACAAGGTGAAACGGCGTTGAGTCGTCAGTGCTAAACTAACGAACAACGAGGCTGGGTCGAAAGATGCCGCTTACTGGATGTTCGAATCGTCCCACAATACTAACGCCGAGCCAAGTCTGTGTGATCCGTAATGGGAAAATCGCCTCTGTAAAAAAGTCCAGTGTGCGAGGATGCTGTTGCGAACTATCAGAAAGGTGTAGAGAGTAGACCCGAGGGACCTAAAACAATTTGTCGATAATAGCTATTGGATCACTTCATCGCGCGCCGCGGGGTGTTGGTCTAGTAACAGGTAGCTTAGATGGGTTGTCATGGTAGAGGCGTATTCCAGACCACAAACAAAATCAGGGCTCCTAAAGAAAGAGTAACGCCTGTTTCTGGTAGTGAAAACTATAGTGGTAGGCTTCCTAAGCCTGTATCTCCTGTTCTAGACATAGGGGATGGTTTCTTCAATAGAAGCAGTACCACGAGATAATATCGGTATTCTTAGATACTATCGTAAAACTCGTGCACAAAGAGTTCAGTAGGGGGTTTGGCAGAGCGGTCGATTGCACTGGTCTTGAAAACCAGCGATGGGAAACCATCCGTGAGTTCGAATCTCACAGCCCCCGCCAACAAAGGAGATCTGATTGCGAAGTCTTGGTCGTAAAGTTTTAATTCTTACGGCCTCGTGTCTTTTGGCAGCTACGTTTCCTCTTATCGTTTTTGGATTAAGCAACAAAGCTCAATCTGTCGTATGCTTACCGTCCCAGTTAGTAGGACTGGATAACAGTAGTTCAGTACGGAAAGCAGATAGCTGGTTAAGTGATGTTGATGAACAATCGGCACGCCTTGCCGATCCGCAGCGCCCTATCAGCGCATATAACCCAAATCGCCTAAGAGCTAATGCAAGACATGGTAAGGGACCATGAGTCTGCACCCAAACTACACCAGGTCACGTGTAAACACTCACAAACAAATACCACTCGTGTGGTAGAGCGTTAGAAGCTAAAGCTATGGTAGCCGAAGATGATTGTGGATCGTACATCGAACATAATTCCTGATCAGAGTTACGATCGATAAGATGCGACCATTGAAGACTCAGAGCCAACCAACGATTACGCTATAAAGAAGCAAAGGATTTATCCGAGCGCACTGTGTCGCATTAAAGGTGGATCCGACAGTTTCAATTGCAGACTGAGAAAGCTCTCAGTCTGCAATCCAGTTTGTATCTTACCGTGTACCAACTGGATTGCACGACTGTGTAAAAGTTAGATAGAGATAAATGCCAAAATTTACTTTACATCAGTATAAATTAGTCAATTGCTCTTTAGCTAAAGCTCTTGGCGACAACAGCGCTAAAACCGTAATTGACCTTGCAAGAGGTCGAGTGTGCCCAATTTGCCATAATTATAAAAATGGCGGATGCGCGGCTTCTCGTAAATTGTTGGAGTTAAGAATGAACAAAAAAATTAACGACGAGATCCCACTGTAGCGTTCAGCGAGAATGCCAAAAGATAGTCTTTTGGACGCTGAGCGCGGGAGAGAATCTTGTCCAGATCACTGCGTGTGTATAAAACCAAAGTTAAGAAATTGGCTAGGTTAAAAAGGATTACTGCCAAGAGTTACGCTGCCATCGGTTTTGTAAAGGTAAACGTTCTGTTACAGACTCCTAAAATCTGTAGTTGTCATATGTGCGGCAATGCAAGAAAGCACTATAGGCGCCGCACGCTTAAAGAAGAGCGCGACCTTGTTGATTACAAGGAGCAGCTTAAGAGCCTTTCGTTGATCCCTTCCTACAGGTAGACTAACTTGGGTGATTGTAGGAGTAGCCCAAAAATAAGCCGTAACAAGCTGGGAAGAAAACCCAGTACCATTTTAGCGAATGGTGAGGAGTGTTACGGAGCCATGATGAGTTATTTTAACCAACGACCAATCAGGATTCTCGAATCTAAATGCGACATATGGCCTTAGTGACATCATAGCGGCTGACCACTCGGCAATATATGGCTGGCCGGCCCGGTCCCTGGCGCGATCCGCGAGTGCTCGCGGATATCCGCCGCTGCCGACTTGTTGCAAATAGATGGATCCAGATGTAACTCAATATTGGTGTACCGCAGCACGCCCCTAGGGGCGTGCTGTAGTTAATTTATTTTTTATTTATTTTAGAAAATTCTTTTATTAATTTTTAATAAAAGAATCTTTTATAAGGAACAAAATCATGGGAAAAGAAGCTAATGTGACTAAGCCACTAGCTGTTATAATTAAAGGTAACCCAAAGTACCTTGATAAGAAAGAAATCAAACCAATCGCCGATGAATTTTACAAGACAGTAAAAAATCTTCTTGAAGAACAAGGCTTCCATGTAACCTTTGACAGTGGCGAGGATTTCACCAAACCGGATATTGCTGCCAAGGTATGGGTAGCGCATTCGCGTGGAATTGGAAGATTACAATATGCACCGGATCATATCAAAACCGTAGCTTTAGATACCAAAAATGGAAAAGATGGCACTGACCCAAAGCATTATCAGCTTTCTTCTAAGGATATAAAAAACCTCAATAGTTTAAAAGAAGAACCCTCGTCCGGTACGGTGCCATTGACATTAAATCTTCTCGACGAATACATCAAGTTCAGGCAACAATCGCATAAAGAGAGCGATTATGTGAACGCTCTCTCGAAAAATGATGCTGTGAAACAAATCAGTGAGCAAAACAAGGACAACAAAACAGCTCTAGTTGCTCTGAAGGACGGAGAAATTGTCGGTCAGCTATTTGTTACTGCGCCGACTAAAAAACGCAATATAGCGATCATCAATCTGATCTCGGTTCTAGAATCTGAGCAAGGAACCGGATTAGCGCATCGTTTGATGAAGAAAGCTATCTGGATCGCGGAAGACGCTGATTGCGACAAACTTCAGCTGATTGTCAATAATAAAAATGAAAAGGCAATCAAGTTTTACAAAAAACACAATTTCAAGCCAATTAACAATTACTCAACTCGCGCCACTACTTATGAACTCGATCTTCCTTATGATCGAGACTTAGGCGATCACGAATACAGATAAGCTATGAAAAACGCACAGAAAATACACACGACAACAGCTGAAGAAATAAAAGCAGCTGTAATAGCGGCAGGGGTAAGTTCAACCAAATTAAGGGAATGTAGCATCTGTGGAACGAAGTTATTTTATTCGTTTGATCAAGAAGTAATTAGAAACTCCGATGAGAAGGGAGTCTTCTTCACATCAGAATGTGAGTGCACTTCTTTCGGAGTTGCTCCGCAGCCAAGAACGTGGGAAGATATCGCGTTTTTGATTAATTTACAAATCACCACCGAGAACTACAATAAGGCTCGCCAACTCTTTTTCTTAGATCCAATCTAAACTCACCATCATGAAAATCAAATTCTATCAAAACTACGACTCGGATTAAATATTTTAATTAATCCGGGGAGTATCCAGATGTCCAGAACCGTTCGTAGGAAGAACTTGGCTTATTTGTACAATCGTTATGTCGAAAACATCGATTGCATTTATGTTATCGGTAACGTTATTTACATTAAGCGCGACTGGCGGTTTGAGCTGTGTGAGGTCATGAAGCTCAATCGCATCAACATGTCCGATCCGGATGCCTACGTCGCGTGCGAGCGCGCTCGCTTTCATTCGGACGCCAGGCGTATCAGCAGTCGCGAAAAGCCCAATAAATTTGGTCGCAAATACCTGCAACGCAGTTATCGTAACTATGTCAAAAATGCTATTCGCAATGCCGTTAAAACTGATCTGGAGAACTATCCTGTCATTCCGCGACGCTACATCTGCGCTGGCTACTTTGACTGACAGTAAAGGAAATGTGTTTAAGATTTTTTTGAACATATATTTCTATTATGAGTTCGGCCAAGTTTCATAGTCTGAATTCATTCCCGGTACTAACTTACCGTGAGATCGTAACGATCGGGTTGGAGTCGTATAATCGAGCACCTGTACCGCGCCGGGGAATCCTCTCGAGGATATACTCGCCGCATCGACATAATCGGCGCCTTGTAGTATTGGCCCCGACAGTCTGAGAAACACATCCGCGTAACTTCGGGTGGAGTTTACTTTACGTGGTTTTTTACTCGATGAATGCTTGTAGAATTGATGCGTTGTAAAGGACAAATCTTTTTAAACGATTACAAGCTCGACGGAGTCGGTTGCCCTACACTGACTCCGAGACAATAGATGCAGTAGGGATGGCTAGTTTCGCTAGGTCTGATTAAGGCGAGCGAAAGGTGGAGTGCAGATTTTTAGCAGATAGGTGTCGCGACCGACCCGTTAAATTTTTGCGCGTAGAAGCCCATAGTCAGCACCGCCGCCATCCGGGTGATGGCAAAAGTTAGATTGCAATTTTATCGAAAACACGCTCGTAGGCTGACATCACGTCGATCTGCTCTGCGTCGGTGTAAACAGCCGTGCAATCAGTTAGTAGCTCGCGATAGCTACCGTCTGGGTCGTGTGTGGAAACACGATCCTTTCGATAGTTCTTGCGTAAGGGGTACATCCCCTGTTTTACACACCTCCCTTCGGGGAGGTGTGTATTTTTTTATGCTGTTTAATTTAAGGAGACAAAATGAGCAGCGACAATGTAGATGACGATTTAAATAGTCGTCGTATGGCTAAACAGTTACTAGCGATGGAATTAGCTAGTCATTTTCACCAGCAGGCCATACGACTGCGTGCAAAATCCATGCATGCAAAAGCAATAGCGGATATGCCTGAAGGGGCAATTGATGCGGATGAGCTGTCCGAAGTTGTCCGTATGGCCGGTAACTATGCTGCGTCCACTATAACTCTCGGTATGGATATCTACATTGATCCAACTGGTGAGTCATTGTGAAAACGGTTTTCTTTATCCTGGTATCCGGAGCCGCATGGCTCTGGATATTTTCAAAAATTGAACCTATGTGGTTAGCTGTCTTGCGAGCAGCCTACATAGGTTATTCTTTTATATAGGAGTTTAGCTGTGCCTTATGGAATCGATCAGCTGCGTGTACCAACCACCAAGTCCGAGCGAGAGGACAAAAAGTACGACATGAACGACGTAATGCGAGCGGCGCGCCTCCGTATGGAAGGCAATGGCATTTGCATAAACGCCATCAGTCGCCGTCGCCTAAACAAAAATTCGCGATTTACCATGATTGAGTTGAATCAAATAGTTGACGAAGTTGTCGACGATTCCAACTTCTACAACCAATGAGGAAATGCCATGAAATTCAGCTACGCGCACTTTCCGAAGGGAACAGTGTTTGAGATCGGTGAGCTCGCTACCAGATTAACGGATAGTCAGACGCAACACGAGGTGGAGAGTTTATATTCGGTTTATCCTGGCACATATGTGATCAATACAACCAGCTTTATTGAACGGGAATACCCGATCTACAATGACGATAACACACCGTCTGGCGAGACTCGAAAAGAGCGCACTCAGGTATGCCTGAATATCGATCACGTTACAAAAATAATCAAACGTGGTGCTGGCAGTGTTGTATTTGAGGCAGAACCTGAGCCTCTAGCCAAATGGTCTATTCCCGTCAGTAAGCCCTCGAGAAGCAGCTATATCGGCTATGAAAACGTTTGTCCTTTCAGTGATGTAATTCTATCATTAGTCGAGAAGCAGTTACATACCAAGCACGATTCCTGGGTTGATATGAATCGATTGACCTTGTATGTACTCGCTCATGGTGCGATCAGACGGAAGGCTAACGGCATAAATGATCCTTTTACGGGTGACCAAATGGCCATTCGCAAAAGGAAATTGAAAAGCATAATTCGCCGAAATCTTAATCGATTTTTAATCCCGATAAGAGAAGCTGAAGCCGAATATTTGCGAGAAAGAGATAACGACTATGCCCGTGATGATCTTTTCTGGTTTCAGCATGATGTAGTCGATGAAGTTGATCAGGACGACTCAGCTGATGATGGACTGTTCGGTCATGCTCTGGATGAAAGATTCGCTCTCTCTAGCGATGATCTCCATGAGGATGAACGTAAAATCTAATTAGTTAAGCCAGAGATGCCCGTGTATTGTCTAGTCTAAAAATAGCCCCATTTGGGGCTATTTTTTTTTTATGTGTCGGCCCCATTGCAAATCTGATGACATGTTTATAAACTTTTTTCTTCCCAATAAATATACAGGAGATTAGCTCATGAGCGGCGATCTGCTTACCGAAATTCGTGATGTTTTGCAAAACATCGGTATCGATATCCACACGATCTCATCTGCACTAATGCAAGTTCGAGAATTTGGTGAAGACTTAATGAGCGTTGAACGTAGCGATCGCGATGAGAATGATGTTTTTCGCATTGTGAAACACTTCCGCGATGATGGGACTCTCTATCGCAAATCGACGCTATCAGGCGGTACATCGCCAGAATACACGTCGTATGTCATTGAGTACTATGATGCAACAGGATTGACTGTTGTACAAACTCGAGCATACACCATGACGTACAGCAATGGCGAGATGGTTTCTCGCACCTACGTGCCACCGCAGCCATAAAGGAAACACAAAATGCTGCAAGATTTCAGACACGGTACAGCAGTCTCCAAGAGACATATGTCAGCTCATCTAACCACTTATTTGAAGTTAGATGAAATTGGTCAGACAATACCGCCAGTGGTTGATGGTCTAATTCCAACTGAATTCATTCCGACACCAGCTGGTACTACTGCGTTTACTATTTTAGATAAACAGAAGCTAGATGGTATCCAGGCCGAAGCTCAAAAGAACGTCGCCACTAATCTGTCACTAGGTGGTACGGACGATGTAGTCCATGTACAGAGTAGCACTGGTAATTTTGTTACTCTTCCAATAGTCTCGAATTTGCGCGCTGGTCTCATGACCAGATCTATGTTTGAGAAACTAGTTGGCATTGAGGAGGGTGCTCAGAAGTGGCGATTGCCGACACTTACCGAACTCAATCTAGATCAGGTGGACAACACACCAGATTCGAATAAGCCAGTTAGCGTATCGCAGCAAGCGGCGTTAGATCTCAAAGAACCATCGATCACTGCTGGTACAATTGCCCAGTATTTTTCAGGTACTAAGACATGGCGTAACCTTGCCGCAGATGTCCGTAATGTAGTTCTCACTGGACTATCGGCAGGTGTGGCTAGCGCGATTATAGCTACTGATACATTGCTGGAAGCTTTGGCTAAGTTGCAAAAACAGCTAGATGCAAAAGAGAACGCACTAAGCCCAGGTAACGCCACGCAATATTTCAAAGGGGATAAAACCCTGGGTAGTTTTGTAGATGATGTAAAAACTGCAGCAATTCAATCTGTCCTGACAGGTATCTCGTTCATTTCCGGAACAGCTGTAGTTGAAACAGATTCCATTCTGGTAGCTATTGGAAAGCTACAGAACAGAATCAATCATTTCACGACTGTCACCAATGCCCTAATGGCCGAGCTGATCAACAAAGCGTCACTGGCGCAGGCCAATGATTTTCAGCAAAAGATGTCAGTAGCCGGTACACTGACCGTTTACGCTGGAGCGTTCACTCCGTCTGTACCTTTGCAGTTCAGTGCGGCTGGGATAAATATTGACCCTGCGGCATCAAACTCATTTGAGGTGGGTACGCTCACTGCCAATACATCTCTTGTAATAGACTCAGGCGTCACTGGCCAAACCATCCAAATTCGGTTTCAGCAGGATGGAATCGGCAATAGGACTGTATCGTTGCCGGCTGACGTAAAAGCATCAGGTACTTTGTTAGCGACAGCAAATAGAGCCAGCTGGTTGTGTGTTACTAAAGCAGCCAATGGTAATTGGGAAGGAAACTGGTTCCAGGTACCTTCCTGAAAATCTAATGATTTTATACATCCAGGGCAGTGCCCTGGATGTATTGTTTCGGAGATATAAATCATGAGTTTTGCAGTAAGATCTTTATTCGGAATGGCAGATAGCGGACCGGTATATCCACCAAACAAATATATAGCGAAGATAATTCCGGACGCTCCGATCGATACAAATCGAAAGGTGACGTTAAGTTTTATTAGCGTTGGAGAAAAGTTAATTGACTGGGGCGACGGTCAGACCTCAATTGCTCCTTCAGGATCAGTTAATGTATCGCATTCGTATGCGCAATCTTCGAATGAGCTCACTCTGACCATAGAAGGCGGAACAATATCCGCTATAGTTTTTCAGGGTACCGAAGCACTTCGATCAGTGGAGTCATACGGAAATTACCAATTATCTCAGCACCTCTTCACATCATCTAGAAAACTCATACGAGTGCCAGTACCTCCCGCATCATTTAGATCGATGTTAAACATGTTTAACTCGTGTAGCGAATTTAATCAAGATATTGGTGACTGGGATACCTCGCTCATAACTAACATGCGAGGTATGTTCTCTGGAGCATCTGCATTTAACCAGGATATAGGTGGCTGGAATACCGGATCAGTTACTACGATGGAGAGCATGTTTCAAAATGCAATCTCTTTCAATCAGGATCTAAGTATGTGGGATGTGAGATTGATACCCCAGGCAGCGCCGGCGTTTGATCTGAACACACCGGCCTGGAATAAGCTAAATCGCCAGCCGATTTGGGGAACGGCCGGCAATCAACCAATTGAATTAGATTGGATAAATCGAGATCCAGCCAGCGGTGAACATTACCAAATAAACGTATCGCATTGGGCGGAAAATCGTCCAATATTATCGGAATACAATAATTACTCTGTTCTATGGAATGGCACTACAATCTATACCCAGAATACACCAAATCAACTACCTCCTGATTACGTAGATGTAGGAGGGTATCGATACTTTAAAGGAACGTATCGAGAAGGTGATCCTGGCTTTGGTGCGTATTTTCACGGAATCTATAGAGTACCAATTGTCTAAAGTTTCTTTTTAACTTAATCAGGGATATGTAAAATGGCTGGTTTCTTAGAGCTGCATAATTTACGGAGGGTGATCGCTAATCCCAATATTCAAAGACCGTGGGTGCGATCCCCTCTTTACTTACATTTACCAGAGATTCAAGCGCAAGACCAGCGATTCGTTGGTCTATACGCTATTTTTCCAACAAATAGCTATCTTGCCTTCAGATGCCACGGCAACTATGTCGTCGATTGGGGCGATGGTCAGATTCAATCATTTTGGGGCGGTCAGGCTGCTGAGCATTTTTATAATTTCAGCAGCATACCGACATCTACAATTGAAGATCGGGGTTTCAAACAAGTCATTGTTCAAATCTACCCTCAGTCAAATCAGAATCTTACATCTATTGATTTGAATGTCAAGCACAGCTCAGCAACTGGTCCAGCCTCTTTAATGACCGGATGGACTGATATCGAAGTCAATGCTCCTCAGCTGACTTCTCTGCAGATTGGTGGTAGTTGGTCGGCTATTCAGCATAGATTGCTCGAGCAATTTGCACTCACTAGTTCTAAACTAGCCGATTTTAGTTACTTCTTTAATCAGTGTTCAGCTCTGAGAAAAGTAGTAGCTCTAGAAACATCAGTGTCAATCACGACAATTGAAGGCATGTATCGTAATTGTCACTCCCTTGATGAAATTGTTACGATGGATGGGGCCAACGTATCTAGTTTCAGATACCTATTTGAGAATTGCTATAAACTCAGAAAGTTACCGGAGTTAAATTACAGCAATGTAACAAACATGAGCTACATGTGTGCAGGCTGCGTATCGCTCGAATCGACTCCAGTTATCCCATCAGCTAAAGCCACTAATGCTGCTTATATGTTCAGCGGTTGCGCTAACTTAAATCAGATCACAGACATCAATATGTCTAAAGTCACAAGTGCCGGATCGATGTTTGCCGACTGCGTGTCGCTCAAAAAGGCCATTCTGAGCGGCGCTAAAACTGACCTAGATCTAAGCGATGCTAAGCTGTCTATCATCGATCTACTTGCTCTCTTCGGTAGTCTTGGGTCTACCAGTAACAAGATTATTAACGTCTCAGGTAGTTGGGGGTCAGCGGCCCTAACAGCAGCTCAACGTAACATAGCTCTGAATAAGGGCTGGACAATCATTGGTTAAGGAAACAACATGGCTTTCTATAAAAAGTTAGATACCGGAGAAATCGCAAGTGCTGGATTATTCGTTTACGGTATTAATTACACGCTCACTGCTGACAATTTAGCTAATCTCAATTTACCAATCGACGGATGGCATTGGTTTGAAACTCGGACTGAGGCCGAGACTAAGCTCAATCGTGTCACCAGACTCATGAAGAGTCAGGCTAAGTTAGCTTTAGCTGCGACTCCGTCAGCCCAGTACCCTGGCAAGAGTTTGTACGATCTGATCGAGATCTACATGTCTCAGCCAACAACTCCAGCCCAGCACAAAATCGCTTGGTACGATACACAGATATTCGAAAGGGATTCGCCGTCTCTTCTCCTTATCGCGCAGATGTTCCAACTGACTGATGAACAAATAGATGAACTATTTGCTCTCGGTGCGACGTTTGAAACTTTCTAAAATATACATACCAGGCCAATGGGCCTGGTATGTATTTAAATTTATTGTACTTACATATTACGACCATGAGAGCAATGTATTCTCTCATATTCTTTTAATTTCTCTAGGAAACTAGCCGTCATGGAAACAGTACCAGAAGTAGAAGAAGTTCCAAAAGTAGCAAAACCGATGCCGTGGGACTGGATGGACCTGACAGAAAATGCTCTTAATCGAGCATTGACTGGATTCAATCTTTCCTGTCAAAAGAAAATCAGCGCGCCGTTCGAATCGGTCGAAGAAGAAAAATTCTATTACTATCTCCTCGGCCGCAACAGCGTCCAATCGTGGGATTTGCGCAAACCCTACATCATCACCTCTGGGCTACTGACTGATCAGACTCTGGCTTCAAGTCCAGCCCAGCATCGGCGTGTACCCGATGCAAGGAAGGAAGCAGAGCGTCTTTCCAAGAAGCACAAAGACACTCCCTTCTATATCTGGGGTGCAGTCGGTGCGTATGTCAATGGCCAAGCCGTGCAGTTCTCACCAGCACTACATCAGTTCCAGCTTCAATCAACGACCAACCAGGACGATGACAATGAGACCAATCTTTGAACGCATTGTGGGCGCTGAAAATAATACCAGCAGCTCTTACAACCGCAATACACCTGAACGCATTTCTACGCCAGCATCGCGACCACTGCCGGATGAAGCAACAGTCTGGCAATTTGTGGCCATCGGTAAGCCGAACATCGCTATGACGCTACCTGAGCTGAAGGAATCCACCATTCGCAATACAGCGATCAAGTACGCCACCAAGCTCATGGAAAACATGTTTGTCGGCCAGAACAACAAAGATGTTTGCGTTGTGGCTTATGCTCGTGTGGGCCTGGCAATTTGGCGAGAGCAGTTTCATATCGGCTACAATCACGAACTGAATCGTATTGAAGTTGTTCCGTACACCATTCCGGGCGTCTTCAAAGAAGCAATCAAAATGCTTCGGGTTTATTAAACTCCAGCATATATGCCCGGCAATGCCGGGCATATATGCTTAACGACAGAAGGTAGATACCCATGAAAAAAGCCGCGATTCGCGATTTCACCAAGATACCTACTAATTGGCAGTTTGTTGTTATTGCCAATGATGGTAATGCCATTGCATTACCAGTTAACAGAACTCCAATGATTTTAGCAGGCGCTATTCATTTAACAGAACAGCGAATGAAGTCGGACATTACCGCTGGCGCCCTGCAGCCATATGTCATCTACGGTATAGCGTTGATTGGCATTGGCAACTGGCGCATTGTGTTTGCCAGGCAATATAGCGACGGTAACATCACCCCTCGGCTGGTCGATCTCACCGAAGAGACAAATGCAAAAATAATGCGGTGCATCTACCCATTTTGATGTAGAGCACGCGGCCAAGATCTCCTGGCCGCGTGCTCCTTTTTTTTTATGTGCTTTAGCCATTTATATTTACATATAACAGCATTGATAAGCTTTAGCAACATCGCTAAAGAGATCATCCATGCCAAGGAGAAAATCATGGAAAAGCAAATTGCTCGTCGCGCCAAGCGTTTTACAGAAGTGTATGAGGCTGCCGAACAGATTCCATTCAAAACGGAATGGTCCAATGGCACCGGCTATTTCAACTTCGCAGTTGGCGCCAGTCGCCGCCCATCGCCGCATGCCCCGGTAATTCCGGTTGGCGAGGTTCGTGCATCAGCGACACCGACCGGCCGCCGGTTGTTGTTCATCTCGACCTATCTCGGTCTGATGGTGATCTTTGATCGCTATGACGATCGTAAAGATGTCTTCACTTACAATGAAGACGACCGAATTCGGTCGGGACGCTGGGTATCGGAGCGTGCTATTTCGGACGACGACATGGAGTTCCTTCTTGGGCTCCAAGGCGCATCTACGATCCGGGGTGGTATCGCTGATGTGATTCGTGAAGTTCGCGAGCACATCATCACAGACCTCAAGAAAGGAAAGGGGGCGTGAGATGAAAATCAAGTTTAACAGCTCCTTGCCCGATGCCCCAGGTTTCTCCAAGGAGACTTCGACTGAAGAATTGCTGGCAATCTTCTTGTCAATCTCTCAGCTGGTCAAGGATTGTCATAGCGATCCAGTCATTCATCAGTGGGTATTTCTCAACGGATACATTTTCATCCTTGGCAACTTCGGCAAACTGGCGTTCAATAGAACGTTTACCGCTAAGCTGTCAACCGCAACATCCGTGTGGATTGGAGACCACAATGGCCAAAAGATCCGAATGGATTCGCCAAATGAGTTTGGTATATCGACCCTGCTAACACTTTTGGGTCGCGCGCCATATGGCGTGTATCAGATCGACGAGGAATGAAGATGGACAGTGCTGAATTGTGTTTTGTAGCGTCATTGGTTGGTCTGGCTGTATTTTCTATCTACCAGATCAGTAAACTTTTTTGAAGGAGAAAATCGTGTTGAACCAAATCAAAGCAGTGGTGTTTTGGGCAGTTGTCGCAGTTACTGCTCTTGTTCTCACTGGTTGCAGTGATGAAGCCAAGACGACTGATACCAAGTCGCCGACCGGCGTAGTTGTTGCCGCTGTGGATGAGAATCCCGGCTGGCTCAGCTCTTTTGGCCAGGGCGTGCATGAGTACAGCGCGGCCAGTTCTACCGGTCAGCTGACAATCGCTTGTATGGATGGTGACAATGTCCATGCCATTGCCACTATCTCCGGCCAGGATTACTCATCCCTGACCTATGAAAGCCAGTTTGACGTTGAACTGGATGGTGTTGTGATCGAAGCCCCGTTTGCTCTCCCGAGTCGTGGTGATGGCGAAAAGGCTGATGTCTTCTGGGCTGCTATGCGCAACGCAAAAACCATAGCAGTGATCAAAAATGGGCAACGTGCTGAGATTCCCACCAAGGGAATCAAGGAGACAGTTCCCGAGTTGAATAGCGCCGCTAGCGCTTGCCAGCTCACGTGGTGATTAAGAGCCCCCTGAACGGGGGGCTTTTTTTTTTACTTTAAAAAAAATAATAAGTGTATATTACTAAAGTGTTACAACCTACGGAGTGACTTAAAATGGAAATCGAAATTGGTGATCGTTCTGTCAGCCACTTACGAGTCTGCGACGAATGTGAGGGTGTGTATTCCAAGAGCATTGAACCGAACCAAGAGGAGTGGGAAGATATTCTGAGAAAGGCAGAATTAGGACTACTCATCATTACCGAATCGGCAGATGATATCGATGTTCGTGAATCGTATTTCGTTTGTGCCGATTGCAATAATTCCACCCACATAGATGATACTAGCGGAGAAGATCTCCGTAAACCGGAAGATGACGAAATCATCTTTCCCCACCCGTTTTTCAAAGCTGATTTTACCAAGCCAAAATAATGTTTACAAAAAAACAGGCCTTGGCTCAGCTATTTCCAAATGTAAAGGAAAATCATGACCAAGTTTGCCATTGTCTCTACCAAGCTGGTAGATCCGAAACACGATGAGATTTTGCAACTCAGTAGCCTAGTCAATGAAATTAAGCTGCTGAGAAACCCCGAAGAAAAGATTGAATTACTCGATCTGGATACCGATAGCCGTTCATGGGAAGACCCAATAACTATCCAGATTGACCCATTCACCTACAACTACCAACATCACTTTGTTTATAAGCTGACAAATCAGCTCGGTAAAACATGGTATTTTGGTGGTCGCGATATCAGCTTTCTAGCTCTGGTCGCGCTTGCTGTTCAGCGCAATGTGTCTTTTGTACCTGGCGAAGGTAGCGAGTATTTCTGGTTACTGAATAAGCATGTGGCTGTTTCCAGAACGATCGACCGAGTAGATCATGGGTCAAGAAGGATCTACGCGCAGACTGTTATTTCCGATCTCATCGGAAGTGATGAAGTCATCGAAAACTTCTTACGTGGCAGGACGTTGAGCTCTGTTGCAGCCCAAGCACAAGAAGTTTTTGAGCAGTTGCTGATTCAACGCAATAGTCAGCAGTGCGGTTGTATTCCACAGCACCATCTTTTCTATATGGTACTTGAGGATCACGTACTGGGAGTAAACAACGACGACTATACTGAGAAGCGCTACTTTGAGCAATTCAAAGATCGCCTAAACTTGCGCGATAAAGATCGCCTGAACTCGATCAATGAAGCGTGGGAAAAGTATTGGTTGAAATCTGGAATTTAATACATGGCGCCCTAAGGGCGCCATGTATTTTTATTTTATTAAAATTTACGCTTTTCCAATTCCCATTTAAGGGCATTTACTATTGGGCGCTTAGGATTAGTAGCAAGCCTATAAGCTGTAACTCCAGCCATGATAAGCTTATGCCGCCATTTCTCAACACCCAGAACTTTCATCGCCTCATCGAAAATTTCATCGATCTCTTTACGATCGATTGTTTCCACAGAAACCACACCATCGCGAATACGCGTGCACATATATCGCTCGCACAAATAATCATGCAGAACAGTAGCTTGTCCGTAAGATCCCCAAGCTGGGATCAGAGTGTTCACTGGAAAGAAAACACTAGCGCCATCGGATAAAAATCCAGCCGGTACATCTACCCAGCGGGCCGATCCTAGCGCACCAATGTAATAACGAAAAGCATGCGCTGTCCGCCAATAATCCTTACCCAGTGCGACAGATGCTTCTTTATCGTAAATCATCGCAGATGGACTATCGAAAAGTGTAAAGCTGCTCATTAGCGCCCCCTAAATGTTTTTAATGCTCATTAAATACAGTAAAAAATAGTAGCAGCTATAACTGAGATGACCGGAGGATAGTAAGTGATCGATTCCCTTCTAAAGAATTTTAACGAGCCATCATTTGCATTGTTAAAAGCGATTGCTAATAAACCAATGCAAGTATCGTATATTTCATTTAAACAAGAGGTAGGATTCTACGCAGCTGTTGTAAGTGGATTTTCACTTAAGTCATTAATTAGAGATTTGGAAGGGCTAACTGGAGATGAGTTAGAGAACTTTATAACTACAATCTCATTGATCGTTGGCGAGTTTCTGTACGAGTATATCACCATTGGAATGGATGTAATTCTTGCGACTTGCTCTAATCCAAGTAAAAACAACTACAATCATTTCAGTCAATCTTCTACCAATGAACTTACAAAAACAATCCTAAGAAAATACATAGAAGAAAGAATAAAAACCAAAAGCACTGATTTTGATAAATTAACGTTTACCCTAATCGCTGAGACAGATAGCGAACAGAATTACGGCAAAGATGTAACTGGATTTGTTTTTAAAGCATCAGTGATAAATCCTGATAACCCTAATAAAGAAACGCGCAAGCTAATCTCTTGCGAGCTAAGATATCGATGCAATTAAATAACAAGGAGCGCTAATGCCTTATTACACCTCAGAAGGTAAGATCAGCCTGATTCCGTCATCGGCTGAAATCGCCAGCAAATTAAAAGTTGGCACCTACACTGTCGTGCAAGATCGAGATAATAAAACCTACTATCTCGAAATAACAGCAGATATGGAAAACTCCGAAGGTCTCTTCGGCCTGAAGGAACGAGCCGAACGAGTCGTGAGGACATTCCTCGATCGCAAGCGCAGCACTGGCGTTCTTGCAAAAGGACCGCAAGGTACCGGCAAGACTGAACTGGTGCGCTGTATTTCCTACACCTTGCGCCAAATGGGCATTCCGACCATTTTGGTCAATGGTTCGTTTCGTGGACCAGAGTTTATTCAGTTCATGACCGACATTACGGATATCTGTTTTGTTGTTTTTGATGAGTTCGAAAAGAATTTCTCGATGTCAGAACAAAATCAACTACTTACGCTCTTCTCCGGAGTAAGCAGTGGTAAGAAGTTGTTTCTGCTGACTGCCAATGACGGCAATGCCATCAGTAAGTACTTTAACAGCAGACCAGGGCGTTTGCTGTATTCGTTTACAATGACTGGTCTTTCGCCTGAAGACATCCGTGCTTACAGCGAAAAGCACCTGAAGAATAAAGATCATCTGGAAGACCTGATAGCTTTTGCGCAAGCTAAGGTTGTTTTCACTGTCGATATGCTTGAGTCTGTGATCGAGGAAATGAACAGATACAACGAATCGATCGAGGATATCAAGGACTTCATCAATATCGCCGATATTGCGGATTACGCTTGCTATGTTGGTTTGTTGACTGATAAAGACGGGTTAGTCGTCTGTACTCAGTCTGTTTCTCTGAACTCAACTCCACCACAGCTGAGTAATCGCCAACTGAACTTCCGTGTTTTGGTAAACGAATACACGGATCACGAAGGTAAAGTAGTGCCGCTCGAGAAGCCGCAAGAAACCATGGAGCAGCACGTAATCAAGCAAAGCAATTTGCTCGCGCTCAATCGGCAAAACAAAACGTATGTGTATAGATCAACAAATGGCCGGATGATTGCTCTTCTGCAATCATCTTTGTTTGGGAGTAATGCTGATCCAGATGACTGGCAATCACGAAACGTCATCTCCGATGATCAGCAAACGGAAATCTTTGAAACCATTCGCAATCACCCGTGGTACAACGATGAAAAATCAATCACCACATCCGTTTCATCAGGCCTTGCGAAAGCTGTTACCGCAGCAATGGCCCCTAAAACAGATAGTACCAAGATGCTCACAGCGTCAATCACAGGGCTATGAGGTCGGTTATATCTGTGGATTTGCAAAAGGCATAAGTAGTGCCATAGTTTTCGTTAGTCTAATTCTGATTTTAATTTGAGATTACAGGTGGGGATCCCCACCTGTAATCTCGTCTTTTATGGAGTAAGTGAATGTCTGCTTCAATGTCGGCTGATGTTTGTATCCCGGTTGTGATCCGTATCGCTCGTATCAATGGTGGTCGCGATATGGTGCCTGCTGTACTCGCAATTCCGGAGGATGTGTTTGATGCAACCAATGAGAATCAGCGTCTCTTGTTGGTCTCCCAATACGCTTTTGATGACATGAAAAAAGTCAATGACAATCAAAACAATAGCGGTACATTGATATCAGTCAGCGGCCCTGACAAGATCGAACGACTCTTTTTCATCGAATCGTTCAGTGATCACTTGGATAGCTCGACGGAAAAACTGGTACGCATGGTTGCCGCCACATCGCCCAAGCCCGTGACCGCTACTGGCTCTACGGCAAAGGTAATACGCCGCATGTTGCGCGACCAAGCAATCGAGCGCGTTGGAAAAGGAGAAATAAATAAATGCGCAGCTTAATCACTTTACTTAAGTGGCGAGCTTTAGGTGGGATCCCAACTTTCCTTGTCATCGAAGGATTGGACGGATCTGGTAAATCTACACTCTGTAAGCAAATAGCTTGCGAGCTGCTAGACCCTGAGATGGACATACCGACAATCATGTTACGCGAACCAGGCGGAACTACTGGCGGTGAGATACTTCGTAGACTGATTATGGAGAATCCCCTCAATCAGTCCACTACGGCATTAGCTATGACGCTTTCGCGTGCTCTGTTAAACTCAGAGGTAATTCTTCCTGTCATGAGAGCCGACTACACCGGTAAAACAGCTCCAGTGATCATTTGTGATCGGTACATTCGTTCTACTTTTGCTTACCAAATAGCAAATGACGATTCGCAAATTGCTGACGCCAATCGCAAGATGGTGAGCCGGTTACACGATCATTATGTCTCGGCTAAGGAAATGGCGCTACCGGATTTCGAGATCGTTTTAGACGTAGATTTCAGCACGTCTATACGCAGGTTAAGCTTTCGCAACTCTGCTGAGATTAACCGGCTAGATATTGTGATCGAAACAGACGATAAGAGCCAATACGAGGAAAAAAGAAAGCTATTTGAAGCTCGTCGCGCTGCCATGATCGGCGATTACGAAATATGGCTTAAACAAGTCAGGGATAAATGCCCTGCTACTCTCGCTAAGGAAAAGCATTCGTACTTTAACGCGAGTACAGAGTTCTCCGATCTACTTAGAATGATAGATTTTCATTTCTTGCAGTTTCTGTAATTGAGTGAGCGGTAAATTCAAGAGCCTACCCAGGCTCTTTTTTTTTAATTCAAGGAGAATATCGTGGCTCTATTGAAATTAGGTTCCAAAGGTTTTGAAGTTGGTGCAGTTCAAGGCGCGCTTGGCTTGCCTGTAACAAACGTCTATGACAAACCAACCATGGAGAAAGTGCGCGAGTTCCAAGCCAAATCTGGTCTTCTGAATGATGGCATCTTCGGGCCAACGACCCGTAACCAATTGTTTGGTATGACCAAAAACGTCATTACCGAACAAGCCTATACAGAGTGCGCAAAACGCCTTGATGTAGAGCCAGCAATTCTGAAAGCGTTCGCCACTGTCGAGTCCCGCGGTGATGGATTCCTGACTGACGGACGAGCAAAGATTCTGTATGAGCGCCATTGGGCCTACAAGCTCCTCGAACAAAAGGGCATGGATGTTGAGAACATGCAGCTTCTCATTCCTCGGCTGGTGAATAAAACACCGGGCGATTACCTGGATGGTGCCGGCTCGTGGGAAAAATTCGAGATCATGGAAATGATCGATATGGACGTCGCGATCCAGTGCTGCTCGTGGGGTACCTTCCAGATCATGGGCTTTCACTGGAAAGAGCAAGAGTGCAGTTCACCGCTTGAGTTCATGCAGAAAGCGATGACTAACTCTACAGCTCATCTTGAAATGTTAGCTGAGTTTATCCGCGACAATGCCAAGTTACACAAGGCTATCCGTGAAAAGAACTTCTTGTTAATGGCGCAAATCTACAATGGTCCAAATCAAAAGGGCTACGACAAAGCCATGGCCGAGGCTTTCTCTCGTTACTCAAAGTAAACAATTTTTTAACGATATATTACTGTAATGAGCATAGTCGTAAGTGTCCTACTCACTTCCTATGTTCCACTCCGTTCTGACTAGCGCAAGATGGTTAGAATGCGAGTCGTTTGTTTGGTGGTAGTCGATGCACCCGGAGCCTGCTTCTTAACCGCAGGTACTGGCTCTCTCGATGCGGACCCACTAAGCAAATTAACGCCGTCCAAATGCAACACCGGTGTAAGCGTTTGGATGTGCTGCTGAGAGCGCAGCTGTTAGCCCAACTGGGCTAACAGATGTCTTTTCATCAATCTCTTAATACAGGCGTTAAGAGACGTAGGGAGTTCTGGTGAGCAGCCTGATCGCCAAAATACTTTTCAATCAAGAGGAAACAACTCATGACCACCGTTACCGCCGAAGTCGATGTCAAAGGTCACAAGGACTCGACACAACTGATCATCACCAAAATCAACGACCTCAAGGGCATCGTGCTGGAATCCACCGGCTCATCCGTGATCGCCGATGGCGTTTTCGAAAAGACCCTGCCCGAAGGCATGACCGCCGATACCGTCGCCAGCGTCCTGTCGCACATCAATGACTTCAATGCCGCCGCCGCCGATGTCGCCACTTCCCAGGCCGTCCCGTTCATCGTCTCGAATCCCGAATTCACTGCCGAACTCTCCGTTCCCCTGGTCAAGGGCAGCGCAATCAATCTGCTGATCGAAGGTACCAAGGAAACCTCGGATGGCAAGGGCGGGCGTCAAACCGTTCATGGCAGCGTTGCCAGCAAGCTGACCGTTCGTGGTTGGAAGGCCGGCGGCTTCGGTATCGTCAAGTCCCAGTTCCGTGCGGCTTGCACTGCCGGTCTGAACAAGTAACAACAACCAGGCTTAAGTACTGACCTCCCCATATGGGGAGGTCAGTTACTACCTTGTATGTTGTGATTAGTCTTTTTTTTTAAGGGGAGCATGATGAACAATCTGTCGCCGGAGAAAGCTAGGCTTAGCAAGCTACTCAGAGCTCGCTTACGCGCACGATCGCGGTTAGTTGAGATGCTCCTATTAGACGGAGCTGAAAACGAACCTGTGTCGATTATAGCATAGCTGCAAGCACTAATAGCTGAGATCAATTTCTTTCAGATTCAGATATTCGAATTAAATCAAGAAACATCCGATGAGCTATCCAAACAAGCTGGCCATCATCTTTATGTAGAGCTATCTACATCTGGTCTAAGTAGAGGCACTGACGATATTTTAAAGTTGTCTCAAGCTATGCGCGCTAGTAAAACATCATCGCTCATATGTCAGGTAGAGCCGATCAGGAGAGTTAAATGAATTCAATCAAAGAGGTATTTGATACGCTTTGCGGCGACCTCAAAATCGATACCCGCCTTATGAATCTAATCAAAGCCTTTCGCATTGGCTTTGTAAATAAGAACAGCGACCACATTGACTTCTTCGGTGGACATCTGACAGGAGTCCACTCGATCAAGTTTACCAATGCGGACTACTTCCGCTGGTTTACCGAGATTGTGCAAGTGGATGAAGCTGAGTTAAAGGCAGCCTTACATAGTCTCCCGACTATTGATAAGACACGTAAGGTTTCGTCAAATCCACTTTACCTATCATGTCTGTGGCTTGCTCATAAATTCCATAATTCGCCACTTTTAAAAGAAGACAAGAAACACGAAGCAATCGTAGAAACTTTCTTAGTGATGAATTTCCGTTTCATCACGCAGCTGCATAGAAAATATTTTCCTTTTCCAGCTAGGCGCGAAGTAGCTGAAGCAGCCCACGCTGAACTCTCGATGAAGTTTCGTTTGAAAGCCGATGGCAACTGGCTAAATTCTCTTGAAATTCGCTCTACTCACATCTATGAGAAATACAGCGACGTAATCGCTAAATTCAACGATGATAAGAAAATTACAGATTGCCTAAGTGATGCTCAAGGTCGTATTAATAATCGCCTCAAGAACATTACTGGTGTATTCCGAGATATTCACCGCGCTGGTAAGACAATGAGATCCGTGTCTGATACAGTCGGTTTCGATGGCGCTAATATACTTCGCGATAAGGTGAATAGCGTCACGCTGTATAAACAGTATATCTTGTCAGCTCTCATCGATGAGCGTACATTTATCAAGGAAGAAATTCTGGACGTAGTGATGCGTATTCTGCCCGCTGTCCCAGAGAAACATTTCCGTACAACTCTTATCTGGATGGTAAAGAATTTTGGTAATGCTAAAAGTGGCATTATCGAAACCGTTGTAGATGAGCTGCTGACTCACTCGTTTACGTATCTGTCAAAGAACAAATCCTTAGTGACAGGGTCTGTTGATTTGGTCTCCCTGCTTTCGAATCTACGAGGTATCTATACGTCATCCAGAACGAAAGAAGATGCTCTTATTAAGTTACGCGATGACATCGAAGGAATTGTAGAGACCGCTACTGGTATCCATAATCGTAACAACTTAGCTGCAATTCGTACAGCGGTTATGTTGTATATCGTTACACGAGCCTACACTCGTAACCACTATGCATAAGGCATAATAATACAGCCCGCCATTGGCGGGCTGTATTAGAATTTATGACGTTATTTCTTGAATATATCAACCGGGCTGTTGACCACGGTACCACCTTTGCTAACAACAAAGGCTTCCATTGAATCGATCATCCGCGATTTGGTCATGTGCTCACCAATAGCCAATTCACGCACACCGCCATCAGCGTTTGCATCATTCACCATCACGTAGCGGACAGCTTCCTTGTCGTTTTCAAACTCATCGACATTGGCGACTAAATCATCCATGCTACTTGGTGTAACAAGATCCAGACGAGTAGCCCAGACATACGTTTTTGGTACCTCTGTGGTGTACTCGATCGAGTTTTCCGACAGAGCACCAATCAGCTGTTTGGCCAGATGTGAATCATTGGCTTGGGATTCGGTAGACGGAGCGCCCATCTTGCTCTCCCCTGTAACAGGATCATCGACCGCATAGATTTGGTTTAGTGCCTGAGTATAAATCTCGGACAATGGACCATTCACGACGATTGGTTTTTCCTGTTCTGGCGGAGGAGAAGTATTAGGTAAACCAGCACTAACAATTTTGCTAAATATCCGCATTTTGTTTCCAATCTCAGTATCAAAAAAGAAGTCCCATGTACTCCATAGCTACCAGCAGGGAGGGGCTCGTATTTTTCTCGCTATCTCATACATGGGACCTAGAAAAAAGGCCGTTATCCGCTTAGGCCTTTAAGGAGATACTGAAACCTATCAGACTTGCTGGTTGACCAGAGACTGAACGTTGTTACGCAGGCCGACATCAAGAGCATCGATGTTAGCTGCGATGCCAGTCATACCGGCAGCGCGACGTGCAGGATTGGCACCGACGATCGAAATGGTGTCCATGACCTGCTTCGCAAGTTGCTTGACGCCACTGCTAACCTGCTGAGTCATCGTGAACGGAATATCGTAAACGATCTGCTCAAGACCATTGGTGATCTCACGACGGCCAATGATTTCGCCAGATGTCTTCGGCGTGATGTTGAAACCAAGCCAGGCTTCGACCGGGTACTTATTGGTCGGATCGGGTTCGTACGCCAAGATCGTAGCAGCGTAGTTGTCCATCAGCGTGTCATCGACATCCAGGCCTGCGGTGGTGATGAGCGGAGCACCGAAGTCAGGATCCATCAAGCAGTACTGAGTCCAGAACTTGTTGAATTCCACGATCGGCTTGCCGTAGCGTTCAGGAATACGAAGAACCGGATTGGAACGCTGACGAGTCGAATGACTGACCTGCTCAATGACTTCACCAGAACGGCCATACGGAGTTGACTCGTGTTCGAGATCAATCGTTTGGTTGAAGCCATCAATAGACAGCGGCAGGAGTTCGAACATTGCTTTCAGGACACCGTAGTAGTACTTCGGATTGTCCGTCTTCTTGAAGAACTCAGGTCCCTTCAAAACAATGACGTTCAGATTACGGCGCAGATGCAACTGAGAAGAGCACAGCTCGACATATGACGTAGCTTGACCCATCTGACCACCACGGCGAGGATCCAGCATGGGTGCCAAGCGACCACCATCCCAGCCGTTTCCTTGACCATGATGCATGAGCGCATCGGTTAGGCGAGTTACCATTTTATAAAATCTCCAAAACGGATTAAGTTAATAGGGAGAGCTTTCACTCTCCCTACCAAGCGGGGATGGAATTAGTTCGAGCGACGTACCGCGCGAACATCCAGAGTCATGACGGTCCGTGCAGGATCGCCAGCAACAATCACCTGATTATGCCATGCATAACCAAGCAACCTGTCACGACCTTCGATGTTGGTTACAACTGAAGTATCGAAGATGCCGGCAAACTTGCGGTCCAGCAAACGCTCGTATTCCTTGGTCACTTCTTCCTTGAATTCGTCTGCAGTGAGTGTCACATTACCAGAGTAGGTAGCATGAACTCGAGCGCCGAGGTACTGAACTTCGGCACAGGCAAACGCCGCAAAGACGGAATTGAGGATGGAGGTATCGTCCGGATAGACGGTTTGCAGAGACGGCATGTACAGGCTACCGGCCTGATCCCATGCAGCGACCCAGTTCATGCCGTTGTTCCAATCAACAGCTTGGGCGCTACCTGGCACGAACGTAGCGTTCACATCAGTAAACAGCTTGATCATGTTGCGCGGATTGCGATCCGGAATGAACTCAGACTTCCAGCGACCATTACCAGCGCCCATCATCTGGGAGAACCAGTCCGCAACTTCAACGATGAGCGGAAGCTCGCCCTTGAAGACACTGTCGATCTTGGTACCGTGACGACCGATGATGAAGCAGCGGTTCGTTGAAGTACCGTGGAAGGTTGATTCAGGATACAGGCGAGCCAAGCTCTGAAGAACAAGAGCGCGCGATGATTCCTGAGATGCAGTCAGCCGAGGCTCACCAACCGTGTATGTCGTCAGACCAAGGACCAGGTCCTTTCGCGAGCCGATGAACGGAATGAGCTTCTTCTTGTTATCCATCGTGAACCCGGTGTCGTAGAAGACACGAACCGGATACTTCAGGACTTCGGAGTACGGATGATTGGGATTGGCCCAGTTAGCAATTTCGCTAACCACAGCAGCTTCGTAGTTTTCCTGATTCATCTGACCATCAGAACCACCGACCATGTAATGCTGAGATTCTTTCACCAGCAAAATGGAATCGGCATCTTCGGTATTGATCTGTACGGTCAAGTACGGAGCACCAGACAGGCTGCGACCACTGATCATGTTCATCAGGTACGGCTTATCGGCTTTGCCAATCAGCTCCTCAGCAAAATGCTGATCGGACGACTGAGCTTGCTCAGCGGCCATCAATAGGCCCAGGATGGTGCGAACATTGTCGTCGTAGACATAGAAGTCTTCGAACTGACCATAGATCGGCGCCTCACCAGTTGTTTGAACCGGTTTGAACATTTTGAGGAAATCCTCACCGACGTAAACGTCCTGCTCAACACGACTGTTGTAGGAACCAGGCTTGAGAGTTAGCTCCAGCGAGTCTTCATTCCAGTTGGTCTTGACGTTCTTGCCAGTGGAATTGGCTGTTTCGCGGTAGAACTGAGCGATACGGAACGGGAAAGCCTCTGCCTTCGGGTCGCTCAGGAGAGCAACGTCAGGAGTCAGCTCATCCATCTCGGTGTTTGCCCAGATGGAAATACCACGCGAGTTGCCATCTTCGCCCGGATCAGGCGGCAGGATGTCGAAAATCGGATAACGACGCGACTGCAGAGTCTCGCCATTTTGATCGATAGCCTGATTGCCATTGGACTGAGCCATACGACGGAAAGTCGTTAGGTTATTGCTATCCAGGGTGATCGGACCACTGACCCATTTCAGTTTGTAACCGGTACGAACAGCACCAGTCGGGATTTTTTCGCCCTGCTCAGTCAGAACAAAGAGACCTTGTTCATCGCGTTGAAATTGCGGAACATCAAACGGACCAAGCAGATCAACGCTGATGCGCAGCGAGGCCATTGCGGCGCCAGGTGCGAAGAGACGCTCGATTGCCATTGTGTTTGCGCGATGGGCAAAAACAGCATACAGCGGAGTCGCATGAGTGGCATACTTGCCATTTTCATAAAACGACTCATCGCCGTAAACAAGATTGGCACGGTTCGGACTCATGAACTGCAAGCCACCCTTACCTTTCTTGGCGTATGTATAGATAACCGGCATGTGCTGCGGTCGCTCAGCTACAGCGACAGGAGCGGTCCGACCAGAGTCATCCTCGACTCCACGCAGAATTAACCGCGGTGAAGCATTGTCGTAGAGGTTCATTATTAAAATCTCCTGGATCAAAAGAAAACAATTAATCGACGTAGCATAAATGACTTAAGACGTCTAGCTAGGTCACATCCTAAATTACTAAGCTACAGCCCCAAAGAATTGTATGGTAAAGCGATGAAACTCCTTACAGGCTGCTCACCGATCAATTGTTGATTACGATCATCAACTAACCTATATTACGGCTCGTTGAATGCTCATATCAGTTAGTTTGGAATGGCCTGATTAGGGTGATTTAAAAATTTAATTTTGGAGTCAAAACATGTCAGTTTTTCAATCCGCATATCACACCGAAGCCATGGCCGGGCATGAAACCAAGATCAAACGCCTGACCGATAAGCTGCAACAGCTGCGCATGAACGACTACATCACTCCCCTCACCAAGGAGCTAGTCGAAAAGGCCGGCTCCTTAGAGATGAGCGATAACCTCAATTTGGGAGTGATTCGCCTGATCGTTGGAACTGCAAATGAGAGCAGTATCGAAAGCTTCGATCAGCCAGTCATTCTGTTTACGAGCGCAGGCGAAGTCGCAGCAGTGGTAATTGATGTTCGTCCTTTCATCAAACACACGAACTCAGTCGGTGAGTGGGTCATTCGCGTTCCTTACGAATTCAATTTTGCTGTTCTTCGTGCTACGCTCGCATACCTTTGGGCGAGTGGCGATCAGCGGCACATCCAGTCGCTTTCTCGTCTACCTTGCATGCTCTTTGCACGATGGATCGCTGATAGCATTTCTCGCCGCTTCGGCCTCAACCCCGAAACTCAAATGAAGATCGCTGTAGTTGCAGCTATCCATTACATCAAACTTTTCAGCGATGACGATATCGCCACTGTGGATAAAGTCCGCACAATCGGCATCATCGCAGCAGCCACTGACATGAGCTCGTCGAATATCGAAACGATCATGCAACAGATCGATGGCACAGGAACTTCTCTAGAAGATCTGTCTGAAAACATCATCAATGTAGCAGACACTCCGCGTTTGGAAGGCTTCAATAAAGACATCCTTCTTACGGCAGTAACTGGTGTTTGGTATGGCGCTAACGGTCGGACTGTAGCGGCCGTAGCTCTGCAATATCCTCCAGTATGGATCTCTATGCTGCTGGCTGCATCTATTATCCGTGGTTTTGCACAAAGTGGCATTGCAAAACTCTTTTATAAAACAGAGAATAAAGAAGTCGCGCAACTGCTAGCTTCCGTCTTTGGCCTACTGCGTGAATGAGGAACAAATATGCTCGAGAATTTTCTCCAGGCGCACGTCAGAAAGAATCTCTGGTGTAGCCCAGCTCAGGATAAGCAAGCGATCTTCAGCCCAGCCAGACTATCGATGTTTCCTGGAGATCTGAGCTATTTTTACCTGAACTACAAAAAGTACGATTTACCTGATCAGTCGAATCGTTATTTTGTTTACATGATTGGCAAGCTGCATGCTGATCGTCTTGGTATCGCTCCAGTTACTGGTTCTTGGAAGAAGCTTAGCGATGCCTGTAACGAACAGCAGATGATCATTCATGTCTACACGACAAATGGTGTATCGTATCCGCTCCATCGTTGCTTCTACCGGTACAACTCCGATGGTAACTTGTTATTTGCAATTCCCAGCATTTCAAAATTTGGTATCAATCTAGAGGTAGAGCCGATCTACATCAAGTTTTATACCAATGCCTATTTCTTCACCGATGAGAGTAGTTCCATCCCTGACGAGATAAAAGTAATTGGTCAGACAGCCGGCGATATCAATGACATTGTTGCTTTTCAGAATGCAACCGATCCTTACAGGAATAATGCACTTGGTAAAGCGGTGTTTTATGTTAACGGATATCGCGTTGATCGCGTGCATCCTGGGAACGCTAAGTCCGGTGATTCGATCGAGATGGTCTACGACGGTACTGTTCGGACAGAGTTTGTAGTTCCGATATCTGAACTGAAAGATTTTGTCAGCATCGTCGATAATGAACCAAAGTACCTGGTGATGAATCCAGAACGTCGTGAGATGATCGATTACGTGGATGACTTGGAATTCTACATTTCATCGCACATCGATATTCGTCGGGCTGTCTATTACCATAAGAACATGGGTAACCCGAGATCAGCGCGGATGGTGACGCATCAGGATTATTCGATCCGTGTAGCATCTGTGCTGAGCCTGTGCCAGGCGCTGGGTATCGAAAACGCAGCTGATGCTTTTCTTACGGTAGTGATTCGTAAGGGCGGCTATGTGCGCGATCTGAAGACAAACGCCAATCGGACACACGAGTTATTTAAGCTACCGTTTGCTAAACGAATGGCAGCGATGGTTGGTGTAGAGTCAACGGTCGATGTTTGGCGCGCTGCAAATCTTGAAGCATCTGCTTACACTGAGGTGATGGGCTTGCTACGAATGCCTGTTTCCCTTCAGCTCACAGAGGATGCACTCGGATACAACAGTATATCCACTATTCTCGGCGAAAGCCCGCTTACGCCATTCCTCCAAAGCGGAATCAAGAGTGTGCATCTTCCGTATGGTTTGGTAGATCGCGCTACGGTTTACAACTATGACATCAATGGTAAGCTGATCAATCACTCAGTTCATCATGGATTAGGGGAAGATGTTGTAGTCCCAGCCAATACAGATTTAGTTCAAGCTTTCAGCGGCATTGCCGACACCATGTTTGACGATCAGTACGGTCAGACATTTGTTATTCAGCCGTTCAACGAGTATCGTTTTTATAAAGCCAAGAAAGTCGGCGATGAAAGCAAGCTTGTTTGGGAAGATGTAACAGGCAGTAATGATTATCTGGCTGGCCCTACCGGTGGTGCTTGGAACATTGATCTGAGTCAGTATTCTGTTATCGTCAGAAGCGATGCTAAATTTGTGCATCGTGAGATTCAGCACAGTTCTTTATTTGGCACAATTGAAGTCTTGCTAAATGAAGTTGAGGGCAATCTGCAGACAAGAATGCAGGTACCACCAGGTACCGTAGATGTTTTCTTGAACGATTACCTATTGACAAAGAACATCGATTACCGTTACACATTCCCTCGTGTCACGGTTCTGAACAAGAAGCATCTGATCAATCCTGGTGTAGCTACGCAAAAGATAACAATTCGCTGCATGGCTTTCCCGAGAAAAGATCTAACGAGCGAATCTCTGGAAGATATCGGATTCATTGTCGCTGGTCGCTTGTCAAATAACAGCCGCTACGATCTTCGCGATGATAAAGTGCAGCAAATCGTAATTGGTGGCTGCGTTCACCGCGTAAATGAGATTCCATTTGCTGAGAATCTGGAATTTTCACCGTATCTGGACTCTATGAACGGCACGCCGTATCATGTAAAAGATATCATTGTTCCAACTCGTGGTCTGACCGTTAGTAATACTGTCGATTTACGTGATCGGAGTTTGATCGTCGATAAACAGATTAGCAACTACATGTCTGTTAAGTTACCGGATAATCTTGGGGATGAGTTTTACACGATCCCTGATAAATATCCTGTCGTTTCCCCATTCTTTGCTCGAATGACAGTTATCGCTAAGGCGGGCATCATTCCTCGCGAGGACATCAGCGGACACCTTACTGATGAGCGGGTCATCGAACTATGTAATCCATACGTGGAATTTCTCGAACACGATCCAACTCAAGCTGGTAAAGAGATTGACGATCGTTTTGTTATTGTGATTCCGCACATGTACGATTACGTAGTCGATCTTACACCGGAGCAATATCGTTTCCTCAGTCGAGTCAATAAGCTGATTTGTAACAGCGTGCTTGATATGAGTCACTTTTACACCATTTCCTCCTAGGGAGAAAATCAATGGCAGACAATAACGAACAGAGCGTGGATCCGGGTGTCGTCGGCACTGATGGATTCCCGCCTGTTTACCAGCCCCATCGTCGCTTCACTACGTTCCGTGAAGAAGAGCTGTTCATGGGACTAGCTGGTAATAAAAAATACGTTGGCAACGTGGGTGATATCGTCTACTCTGTTGTCGGTAATCGGATCTATCACAAAGAGATTGTTTACGTTGATGAATCCACAAAGATTCCGACGTTACGCAAGCTCGAAGAGCCAGACGAAGACACGACGCTCACAGATGAAGAGCTTCTCCTTGGTCGTGGCCCCGGCACCGATTCGGATACGTACCGGATCTTCATTGACAAATCAGTTCGTCCTTTCTATGCAGCAATCGATGCTCGGTTGGACATCCGTGGCAGCATGGCTAGCATTGGCCGTCTGTACAAAGGCGCTGATGTCTATGACGAAACTGGTCGTATCAGTCTCCTCTATGATGCCAGCGGTAACTTCTTAGGGAACGATATCCCTTTGCAGTTAGTGGATCGCCAAGATAATGTGGCGGTGAAAATCATGCCGCCGTTCAATACGTTGGCTGATCTGGACGATGGTGAGCGAGTCACTGCCCTTTTCCTGAGCGACGAAGGCGGAATGATCTCTACCCGGCAGCTGACAGTTGTTAACTCTGGATTCATTTTCAAGAGCGATCGCCATCTCCGCTATGTAACAGGCATTTCGTTGCGCACGGACTATTTGTCCTCATCTGACCCAAGCATCATCGATTTCCCAATCGGAACCACTCAACTCAGTATGAACTTACGAGGTGTGGTGCATTACTCGAATGGCGATGAAGTCGAGATGCCAGTAGATGGTACGAAGTTTGAGTTCATCGGACTGGATAACTTTCTGGCTACCTCACCAGGTAAGCGGTTCAAGGGTTTCCTGAAATACAAGCTCTCGGATGAAGAGGTTCATTTTGGCGGAAGCGTAGTTGGTGCTGAGCGTTTCTTCCAGAGCGAATACACTATCCGCACTCTTGTTCAGGATGGAGCATATTCGGTTAAGTTGTTCGCATATCCGAATTGGATCGATCAGACCAACGGCTATCGGATGGAATATTTCCTGATGAACCTAGATCGCAGCATTTGTCAGCGCGTTACACCTCATGTGCGCCTTGGCGAAAACTCACCTGCATTCGAGCCATTGTCACTGGGCATCAAGCAGAATCTGAATGTACAGCTGGACCTCAACAAGGCCTTGCCGTCATTCAAGAGCCATCTGCACGCACAGGTCATTGGCATCTCTCTCATTACTGCTGGTGGTGAGTCAGGTACTAACTGGCGCGTTGAGTACGAGCCTGGTCAGAATCCTCAGTTTGGAACTGGTAACTATGGAGAGATGGTCTTCATTAATGCCAATCTGAAACGAGTGAAGCTCGATATGGGTCTCACAGAGCAGAGCGAATGGCTGGAACGACTCTATCGTACCAGCAAGCCTCTGATGAATGTGGTCACTGAAGCCGACGCTCCATCGCCCACTCATTTTGCCATCATCACCAATGCATTCAGGACGGAGCATCTTCTGAGCGAATGGCGCGATGTGTTTGATCTTGGCCAGGAGATCTACCATGGCCACACCCTGTACGTTGAGTTCTTCCGGCGTACGGTAAACAACGATCTGCACTTAGCGATTGCTGGTATCCCTCTGCGGCAAGTAGCCGCTTTTACCTCATAAGTAAGCATATATTCCTACCGCCAATGGCGGTAGGAATATCTATTTTTGGTTGATAGAATGACTATAAATAAATAATGGAGCTAGTCCGCGATGATTCTTTTTTTAGAAGATTGGGGACGTTACCCTACAGCCTTACCTGATTTCGATACGCCGAACAGATCTTTTGTTGAGCTGTGTGCTAAGTACAAGCTCATGGGAGTTAAAAATCATTTATTCCCTTTGGCGCTAGTAAATCAGAAACTAAAGGGAGTGGATCCTTTCTCTGAGCAAGTCTTACAGTCCAGAGAGTTAATGGACATGATTGCTCTAGAGTGCCGTATTAATCCATGGTACTATTTCCGCGAATGTATGCGAGTACCAGGTCAAGCTGGTCAGGCTCCTATTCATCTGAGAGCCAATCGCGGCAACATTGCATTATTTTGGGCATTCTTTAATCACGCTCTTTTCTTATTGATGCAAATTCGTCAGACTGGTAAGAGTTTGAATCTTGACGGATTAAATGTTGGTTTGTTGAATATCTGGTGTAATAAATCCACGATTGGTCTTCTGACAAAAGACGAAGGTCTAAGAGCGCGCAATATTCAGCGTCTCAAAGACATCATGGATGAACTACCTCCGTATCTGGATCGTCGTCAAAAAGGCGATGCGAACAATACAGAAGAAATCACCATCAATGCACTGGGTAATCGTTTAAAAGCTTTCTTACCACAGATGAGTCCAAAGATGGCGCTCAACTCTGGTCGCGGTTACACAATGGAAATCTTCGAGAATGACGAAGGTCCATTCCAACCAAATTGCCACATCAGTATTCCAGCAGCTCTAGCTGCAGGCGGCGCTGCTCGTGAAATGGCCGAAGCAGCTGGCGCTCCATATGGGACTATCTTCACCACAACCGCTGGTGTAAAGAGCACTAAAGAAGGGGCGTATATCTACAACCTCTTCCAATCAGCAGCTCCATGGACGGAGTCGTTCCTGGATTGTAAGAATAATGCTGATCTTAGAAATGTCGTTGGTAAAGCAGCAGGTGGTGAGTTCCGAATCGCTGGTGTATTCAACCACACAATGCTGGGCTACAATGATGAATGGTTGCGTAAGCGAATATCTGAAGCTCTAGCTGAAGGCGAAAATGCAGCCGCAGACTTCTTGAACAGATGGGCGGATAGTAGCGGTGATAATCCAATCCCAAAAGAATATCTGGATCTGATTGAAGGATCTAGAAAAGAAGTCAAGTTTACGGAATTCAATTCAGAGGGATACACAATCCGCTGGTATGTAGATTCCGATGTCGTTTATAACGTCTTACCAGATCGAGGATTCATCATCAGTATGGATACCTCCAGCGCGTCTGGTCGTGACGATATAGCTATCACTTTTATGGATCCAGAGGATCTCGGTATTCTTGGTGTTGCTACTATCTCAGAAACAAGTTTGTTTATGTTTAGTATCTGGGTCGGTAAGCTACTACTTAGATTTAGAAGATCAGTCTTGATGATTGAATACAAGAGCAGCGGCGTAGCTATTGTGGATTATCTATGCGACTATCTGCCCGCTAAGGGCCAGGATCCATTTAAGCGTCTGTTTAATCGAGCAATCAACGAACCAGAAGCTGACTCGGTGCGAACGGAAGAAATTCGCAAGCCTTTAAATAGACGTAGAAGCGATGTATATGTCAAATACAAGAATACCTTTGGTTTCAACACCTCAGGTACCGGCCTAACCAGTCGTAAAGATCTGTACTCAACCACATTGATGGATGGTCTGAAGAAAGCAGCTAGTCGTATCTTCGATGCGCAGCTTATCGATCAATTCCATACATTGAAAACCATCAATAACAGAACAGATCACGCTCAGGGTAAGAAAGACGATATCGTCATTAGTTGGCTTTTGTCAATTTGGATGCTAACGAACGGTCGGAATTTGGTAGAGTATGGTTTAGATGTTACAAAGATAATGTCGAGACTGACTAGCGTTCTTCCAGATACCGCATCGCCACATGAGCGCAGAGAGGCAGCTTTACAGAAGAGGATTCGCGATAGGATCTATGAGCTCTATGAGACCATGGTCAGAGAAACAAATCAGCTAATCCTCAGGAAGTATGAAATCGAGCTGCGTCAACTTGAGAGTAAATTAATTCTCGGTAATGAGGAATTCTTCAATATCGATTCTTTCTTACAAAGAGTTGGTGAAGAACGTAAACGTAACGCCCGCAACAATCGACTTAACCACAGGTGATCCCATGAGCAATGCAACATTACGTGAAAGTATGAAACAGCTGGTAACTTCCCCAGCACTTATCGTCCCGGAAAATTACGGGTTTACTCGGTCGAATCCAGATTCGGACGATCCGACTCTCTTCACTCGCGTTGTGTATCTTCGACGAAACGGTACGCGTATTCTGCAGGCTGATTTGCAGAATAAGGTTGATGGCAAATACCTGCGTGAAGTCGTGAAGTACTTCGAAGACGACGGTGCCACCATTCGCGACGAGATCACCTGGGAATACTCCTACGAAGGTGATGTCATCAAGTCGAAAATCGCTGTGCCGAATACGCCATAATGACAATGTCAAAACTGAAAATGCCAGTGGGACGCTCTTTGTGTCTCTGGGCAAATAAAACACAATCCACTTACACGGCAAAAATAACTTTGCACAATCCCAAGCCATTGCCAGCAACAGTACAATACTGGGCTGGCCAATGGGCTGAGAAAGTAAGTGGAAAACCTAGCGTTAAGATTCCGGCAAAGCAAGATAGTCGGATCATCGAGCTTGAGGTCCTACCCGGTGAGTCGCTTTGTGTCTTTACAGATAATCGCGACATCGTGGCTGAACTCGAGCTGTTTATCGTTCACATCGATAAACCGAATATCGATATCAGTAAAACACGTGAGGCTGTAGTTCGAGTTAGTGTAGCTGGCGCAAAATCACCAGTTACAATTGGGCCAGCGTCTGTTGCTAAGGGACTGACAGTAACTCCCAAAGAAATAACAGTTAAGCCACGTGAGCAGGCATCATTCAAGATCGAAGCTAGCGATGCCACGGACAGTATCCGCAAAGTTCGTTTTGGCATTCTGGATCGGGCCACTTCAGCATCAGGTACCGTTGTTGCTGATTGTCGTAAGATGATTCGTGAGACGTATCGGGCCGCTCGTGATGAATCTACGATTGAACCTACCGCTCATGCGGTTCAGCAAACACCCGCGCCTGAAAACGACATCATTGCAGGTATGAAGAGTAGCTATTTCAAAACTCATCCTGCTTTTGTTAAAAAGTAATACCACATAGATACATTCCTCCCCATTCGGGGAGGAATGTATTGTTTTATCTATGCGCACTTATCAAAGAACGGATTGTACGAGATTTACTTTCGCGATCATTCAGAATGAGGATCTTGGCCCATTTAACCACCATCTCATCGTACATCTCGTAATCGTCAGCGTAGCCATCAATCAAGCTCGAGATAATGCCCAATTCATGACCACCCTTCATTGCTCCTTCATCGAGATCTACCCTTGTATGGTTGTAGATGTATCCCTTAACAGCATGCAAGACCATCTTCGCAAAGATCGTGTAATAGCGAGGACGAATTTTTGTAAGATTGGTATCATGTGTGATAATACAACGTAGATAAGAAGTGCGCGGTAAGAACACGTTATCCTTCACCATTACGGTGTTTTCAGCAATGAGTTCGATGTTTGCCGTTGACATCACTGGCAGCATTGCTAGGGCATCAGTGATGCCCTGGGTAAGACGCAGCATTGCGTTACCAGATAGCGCGCCAGCTAAGCTCTGCTGAAGCTGCTTAGTGGGATCTACGTGCAGGACATGTAAGAGAGACATAATGGATTGTCCATTAGTGATCTCCTTCGGTACTCGGAATACATAGGTCACGTCATCAGTACGTTCACTTGGTACGCGACTCAGATCGATCAGTACCTCAGTACCGCCTACCAGATTGCAATCGACCATGACCATTGGTCTGATCACCAGATCCATGATCTGGCTATCGATTGTTTTTGGGGTGAATCCATATCCGCGGCTATTAGACATGAATGCGTATCTGAGAACTTGTGGCGGGATTCTTGCCTTGACATGGTCAATGGCTTTATTCGCAATGTTCATGTTCACTCCCACATGAAAAATTTTTCAACAATATATTACAAGATTGATGCTCTATCAGACAATTTCCGTTAATGCCAATTGTAAAGGACCGACATGGAAGACGAAGTAGCGATTAAAAGACGCCGCAAGATGTCATTAGGAGTTATGTCATTAATGGCAGCCCGTCGGGCTCTTGATGATGCTTTGATGTTTATCAACGATGACACAAAGCAGTTCTTTGGTATGTCCGCGTTTGCTGAACGTGACATCACGATGTATGACGGCCGATATGCTTTTGTAAGCGGCCTGAATAGTGTTGAGGAGATTACGTATTTTCTCGATACTCTGTTAAATCCCGCTAGCGAGTACCTGAAAGGAATAGCCAAACTGAAAAATACCGAAACCCTATACAAGATCGGTACAGCCAGTCGTAAACGTGTCTTTCAACACTACATTCAACAAGCAAAAGAAAATCAAGGGACAGAAGCATGAGTATTTTGAACGATCGTCGTATCCGCGAGTATGCCTGGAATCAAGGCATGATTGAGCCGTTTGAGCCGGACCTGGTCCGTGAGATACCGGTAAGACTATCTGCTGGCGACGGGTTTCTGGAAAAAGTAATTTCCTACGGCACATCTAGCTATGGCTACGATATTCGTTGCGGTCGTGAATTCAAAGTTTTCACAAACATCAACAGTACCGTAATTGATCCGAAGAATTTCGACGAACGCAATTATGTAAATGTGGTGGATGATTTCTGTATCATTCCTCCAAACTCATTTGCTCTGGCTCGCTCAGTGGAGCGCTTCAAGATTCCTCGTAACATGCTGACTGTATGTCTTGGTAAGTCGACGTACGCTCGCTGCGGCATCATTGTTAACGTGACTCCGTTTGAACCTGAATGGGAAGGTTACGTGACCCTGGAATTCTCCAACACCACTCCGCTGCCAGCGAAGATCTATGCCAATGAAGGCTGCGCTCAAGTCCTCTTCTTTGAAGCTGACGAAGAGTGCGAGACTTCCTATAAGGATCGTAACGGCAAGTACATGGGGCAGCCAGCCGTTCCGGTTATCCCGAAGGTTTAGCAATGGAGATGCTACATTTTTATCAATCGGTAGCCGTAGCATTGCTGATCATGGCAGTTGGTGCGCTGGTTCTTTGGTTGCTTAATCAACCTCCGAAAAAATCATCTGCCACTGCTGAAGACATCCTCAAACTCTTTGATTTGTATGAAAAATTAAGAGTACAAGAATCCGGGCTACATAAAAAAATCATTGAGCTACGTGGTATTGTAGTCGCGAATGCCATTACTCAGAATCACAACAACAAAGGCATGATTGATGGTTTTCGAAATCATAGCCGCGAGATAAGAGTGATCAAAAGGATAATTAATCCTAAGATCAATCGAGCACGGTTGCTTGTAATGGCTAATGCGCTTCAAGCGAGAAATAAAAAACATCTACGTAAGCCCAAACTCCTTTAATCCTATATTTAAGATAGGAGCTAATGTGAAAGCAAAAATGTCCGAGTATTTAGGAGCCATAGCGTTTATTGTGGCTTCGGTAATCTGGAAGATCTTTGTATCGGTACTCAGTTTTTTGGGTAGCGTCTTTTCTATAGTTTTAGGATTTGCTTTTTTAATTGGTATTCTGGTTATTGTTGAGACCATCATGTTTGATCTAAGGATGTGAGATGAAACTCCCATCACAAATCAAACTACGGGCCTCTTTGACCACACCTACCATCGGCTATAAGTTTTTCACTGATCTCAGTAATTGGTTCGCTGAAAAAAGCTCAACTGCTAAATTAATACTGGTAGCAGTGACATCGTTTGTTACACTCTTTTTCCTGATGTTCTTAGCTATTGCAGCTGGGAATGTTTTCGCTCTTTACCTTATTTATCGTAGTATTTTGTAAGAGAGGTTTTACATGTCGAAACAAAAGAAAATGCTGATCATCGGCTGTGGTGGCGCTGGTGTTGTTACTGCCAGTGAGTTCGAAGCAACTCGCGGCGTCCCGGAAGAACTGACCACTCTGTTCGATGTCTGTTACGTCGATACCTCGCGGGCAAACATTCCCGTGACGGTGGAAGTCGATCGTGCTTTCACAATCCCTGGTCTTGATGGTGCTGGCGGTAACCGCGCTCTTTACGCCGATCCCATTCGCCAGGCAATGCCCAACATTGTGTCGTTCGTCAAGCCTGCAGACATCCATGTCATCATCTACTCTGCCTCTGGCGGCTCTGGTTCAACGATCGGCCCAATGCTGGCATCCCAGTTGCTGAAGCGCGGTATGAATGTCGTGTGTGTTGTTATTGGCGACACCACTACCATCGAAGCCACCAAGAACACGATCGGCACTCTGCGCAGTATCGACGGTGTTGCTCGTGCAAACCAAGTCACGATGCCGATCATCTACGCGTTCAACTCGGTGAACAAAACAATCGCCGAAGTGAATCGTGAGATTCGCAGCAACATCGTTCTCCTGGCCACTCTGTTCTCTGGCAATCACGAATACATCGACAGTCGTGACCTGTACAGCTGGTTGCACTTCCATGAAACCACTGAATACGATCCTGGTTTGGCCATGCTGGAAATCATGACGTGTGATCGCTCCGATCTTTCCGAACTGAAGAGCAAGCTGCCGATCGCATCCATGATCACTCTCGGTCAGTCGCTCGATGAACGGGCAATCCTCGGCGATGATGCCCCGGAATACCAGAAGGTTGGTCTGCTGTACGTTGGCGATGGCTCGAAGTATTCCAACAATGTCTCCATTTTCTACGCACTGCATACCCACGGCATTGCAAGGATTGTTGGCGAATACACTGATCGCCTGGTGCGTTTGCGTGAGCGTGCTAATGCCAGCCGTGAACAGATCGCAATCGCTGATCCCAATACCGTTGCCGATGACGGTATGTTTTACTGACATCAGTTTGTCATAATTCACATACAGCCGGGGAAACCCGGCTGTATGTCTATGACCTCAGTAAATTATAGCAGTTGCTGGAGATTTGATGACAAATACGGACTAAAGTCTTATGAATGAATTAGTAATTGACTTGAAAGAACCGATTTTGCAGCTTTTTACGGCATTGCAAAATAGCGATCGATTCCGTGAAGATTTTGCAGTATCCATCGAAAAGTGTGTGCAGTCGGCCGCCGAGCGGATTCTGTATTTTGAGAAAACCAACAATAACCATATGTGGAAGCTGCTAGATGGTAACGGCTACCGCTTGTTGAATTACGCTCTATGGAACCACGTTCTGCGCTGTCAGTCTAAAGATGGATCTTTTGTATGTAGCGAGAAAAACACTGTTGTAGTTAAGATACGTGGTACGCTCGCTTATTTCTCTTTTGAAAAAATATAAATGGAGTAATCAATGTTAGCTATTGACCTACGTGAGGTCTTGGTGCTCCTGTTTCAGAAGAGCATCAAACTCAAAAAAGAAAACCAAAAATCATTAAGTGAAGTTACGGTCGGAATAATAATGCAGCACCTCTATAGCGTTATTGTTTTTGGCTTGGTTAATAAACAGCTTCCGATGGATTGCTACGCTGGCATCGATGTGCTCGATCAGTTAACTTTGAATGACATCTTTTCACCAGCTGAGCTAAAGTGGTTTCTATCGCGAACATTAGCCCATACTTTATTACAGAAATGTGAAGTGATTGATACGATCATCGTAGGACAGCATGCTGTAATAAGTTATAAAAATGATTAAGGATAGTAAATGTCATCTAAGCGTTTAAAAAGATCTGACGTAGAACATCTTTCGTCACTTACAGTGCTAACCGTAACCTCAGTTACAGAGGATGCTCTCGGGATAGAGGAGCTACTTTCCAAATATTTGGAAATCGATAAAGATGAGCCGCTCTCGCTTTTTAATACAAGCGGCTTTCTGCGCAAAGGCCTACAGAGACAAGATGCAACAGTTGGCTATAAGTTGCTGCTGGCTTACGTGAACGAATCGATTGATTGTCGCTCTAAGTGGTCTAATCGATATAACCGGCGAGAGAGTTACTCTTACCGGCAGATGGCTGAAGTATTTGTTAGTCATCTCAGAACAGAATATGCAATCAAAGCGGTCTCTATCGAAAAATGGGGAGAGCTGCTTTATTCGAGTGAACCTTTGTTTTCGATCTTAAGGCGTATCGAAAACATAATCAAAGATGCTTTACTGCCTACAAACGAATGGGGAATCATCTTCGCAGAGATTGATAACGGTTTTTTAAAACTGACCGACTACGGAGATTTTCGCATTCATCAATGGGAGTCTGGTGATGGAGTTAATTTTAGGAAACGGAAGGGGCTCAAACCGGCCAGAGGTATTTTACGTTAACCTACAGCCTGCCCTAGATGTGCTGCAGCAATACGAGATGTGGATAGGCGGTGGCATTGATTACGAAGAGTACTTGCGTGCTCTCGGCTGGCATATTTTCAGCAATGACCAAGATCCGTTTGAACTAACCATCTGTCGCAAGATGCTAGCTCAGCGCGGATTACCGACTGAGCGCATTGAGCAAATCGAACACGATGTAATTAGCGCAGTGGCTCCAGCTATCGATGAATTGATGCTGGAATACGATCGCATCAATGCATTGTTTCATGGTCAGATTCAAGGCTATCGGTGTTACATGATCAGGTCGCTTTTCACTGTTTTTATTCAGTGGAATACTCCTAACAATGACATCGTATCAGAGATCAGCAATAGACTGAAAGAGTTAACTAAATGATCGATATCGATGATATCTCTGGAAAAGCGAGCATTAGCGTAATCGGCTATGTCATTAACGGTTATGCAATCCTTAGCAAGATCAGCTGCAAGATTCCAAACATGTACTGGTATCCGGATAATTTCATGAAGGTTACCATGCTGGTCATTGACCGAGTGTTGCGTCCCCAAATAATCGAGGAAGTCATTCACAGTGGTCGGGCATCTGACTTCACCATGGAGATTACAGCCAAAGTACTGGAAGATATGCGTCGCTTCCATCGCTTTTCTCCAGATGTTAAAAAGGACCCGGATATCGATACGGATACTGAGCTTTTCATAGACGCCCTTGTTATGGAGGTAAGTATGTTTGCTGAGCAGGAATGCATACCGCCAGCTAACAGTAAAGTTACTCGGGTATATCTAGATGGAGGGCTTCTTTGTGTCGATTTCGAAGTTACCTGAAGGGCTGATCTCGTTGGAGCCAGACAAGATCAGTCTATCTCTGGAAGATGAGCTACGTGAGTTACTCGTAGCCAGTAGTAGCCCTGAGTTCAATCTGTCTGTACGCAATTACGAATGGGTTGTCAGTGCTGCGTTTGATGCATTGAGGGTTGATTCCGACCAATCTTTTAAGCAAGCTGATTTTGTAGTTTCGGTGATCAACACTCTCTTTCCAACAATAAAGCTACTAGGAGGATATGGTACGTACGATGTAATTAGTGGGATTCTCGATAGAACTATAAAAAGACTCCATGAACGACTCATCGATGATCGGCTGTACATAGAACATCGATTCCCGTACGTACCAGTCACATATTTGTCCGCAACGACAATTGTTTTCAATTATCAACCAAATGACCTCCCATTCGTATTCAAGGGAGTCAATATGGTTGTAAGAGGGTAATTGCCCTCTTTTTTTTTTCAAGGTGAAGTCATGGAACTCGAACGCCAAAAATCGTATACGTTTGACAGCTACAGTCTGGCATCTGGTCGTCGCGCAATTGGTTGGTCGTTAGCCGATGTGGTTGGTTACCCTACCGCTGTGCGTCTTGGCTTTGATGTGGATGCCACTCATGCTCGCGTGATTGGCTCGCTGCCCCCTGGTGTCTCCAAAGATCCCACAAAACTAACGTACTACATCTTCCGTAGCCAGGATAGCCGCGAAGAATGCATTGCCAAAGAATGGATCCGTGAAGATTCGATCGAGGAATTTTCTAATGCAGAAGTGCATGTTGTGGTACGAGGAGAACTGATCAGCGTGTCTGATAAAGAGCGCATTCAGCTCATCCTTGCAGAGAATGGATATTCCGATTTCACAATCACTTTGGTAGGAACGTGAGATCGAGTTAAGGAGACTCGATGGATCCGAATTTGATTTTCTGCCGTCCAACGGCAGATTACAAACGCGACCTGAATCCAGTCCGCTCATACGTGGAGGACATGTCCTTCTACTTAAAAAAGATGACGGGTTGTAGCGCGCAATACGCTCGTGAGTTTGTGGTTACGCATATCAAACCAACAGGTCGCCTACCTCTACATAATCCAACAGTGGTTTATGCAGAGCGTGAGAATTACGCAGATCGATTTGAGAAAACTGGTACGCTAATGCAGTATCTTGGCGAAACTATTAGGGATAGGAACATTCTTGCTCCAACGCTTACGACGTACGTACATCCGTCAGAGCGCGAAGCTATCCCGAGTAAATCGATCCGAGCCGGTCTGCAAAGCCGCAGTAAAAAGAAGAAGGCTAAATTTGTTCATGAGCAGCTGCGCAACCAGTACTTAAAAGCAAATGATGCAATAGAGGCCCAGAAAGAAAACTTCCTCTATCTGTTAAATGACGCACTTGAAAAAGTGGAGAAGATTCGTAATAACTCCTATTCTGGTGCGTATATATCGAAGTCTACTCCGCTCACAAACAAAACATCACATGCAGCCCTGACGTCAACGTGTCGTATGACAAGTGGCTGCGCTAACTCTAACAATGAAAAGTTTGTGGCTGGTAACAGACACTACTTCCATCCATCGTTAGTTTTAGACAATCTGATTACTATCTCACGCCTGACTGATCTTGTCAAACTTGAGGCAGTAATGGAAAAGTACAGACTTCATTACCCAACGGTCGAAGAGACTCTGGATGTCATTAAGTATAGCGCTAGGCTATATTGGAATCCTAGTCAGAATACGAACTGGATGCAACAGATTAAAGATCTAATCGCCAAACTGCTGCCTATTGAGCGGGCCGCATTTTGCTACGTTAGCGATATGCACCACATTCGTAAATTTAACGATGATTTTGCAAGAAAGCTTCTAGGTAGGCTGTCGGCACATGTCGAAGATCCGACAATGACTGAAGCCGAAGCTACTGAGATTACAAATAAAGTACCTGAGTCTTATCTTTATTTGGGTATGAGTATTTGTTCCAGTGAATCCGTTGGCGCTAAGAATTTCAAAAGTTTAAAAGGTACGCCAGCATATATCACAATTGCTGCTACTGTCCGAAACATATATCAGACGCTGGTCGATTATTCTGACTTCATCGCTGCGATGTTTGTTACGGATAACATGCCTTTATCAGTAGCGCATTTTCCAGACTCAATGCGACGCATTGCTCTGGTTTCAGATACCGACTCAACAATCTTTACAGTGCAGGAGTGGGTAAAGTGGTTTACTGGGAGTTATGATGTTACTCCCGTTGCTGACGCTATTGAGAGTACATTAATCTTTCTAACATCTGAGACCATTACTCATATCTTGGCTACCATGTCTAAAAATATGGGGGTCGACGATGCTGAGCTTAAACTTATCGCAATGAAAAATGAGTTTAAGTTTGTTACGTTTACGCCGACTTTGCTCGCTAAGCACTATTTCGCTAACATCATTATCCAAGAGGGTAATGTTTACGAAGTAACCAAAACCGAAATTAAGGGCGTTAATCTGAAAACCTTGCGGATTCCTGCTGAGGTACTCAACGACGCTACTAACTTAATGAACGAATTGATGGATGCTTTAGCGACAAATAAACAGCTGTATCTGCGAGATATTCTTAAGCGTGTAGCGAACATGGAGCGATCCGTGTATCAGTCACTTCTCAAAGGCGATACTCGATTCTTCCGAGCTAGCCGAGTTAGCGATAAGAGCGGATATACGAAAGGACCGACCGAGTCTCCTTACCAGCACTATCTGTTCTGGAACGAAGTATTCGGACCGTCGTACTCAATATGTCCGCCGCCGCCTTTCATGTCAATCAATGCTACTTTGGATTTATCATCGCCTGGAAAAATTAAGGCATGGACTGATACTTTCGAAGACAGGGCACTTGCCGAGCGTTTACTGAACTACATGCGAAAAAATGGCAAGAAAGCGCTTGGTACGTTTGTAATTCCGCGACCCATGCTGGATGCCCATGGGTTACCTAAAGAGTGTATTGGTCAGCTGCAATTGCGCGAGTTAGTGTATCGTGCATCTAGCGTCTACTACTACATTCTGGATTCGTTAGGCGTTCACCTCATCAATAACAAGCTCACTCGTTTGGCTATGGATGAATTCTAGTACCAGCACTCCGGCATTGCCGGAGTGCTGGTAGCCAACTCTTTACTCAAGGTGACAAAATGTATTCTCTTCTTGGGATGGAAAAACAAACAGGTAGTCCTAGTCTGCTCGGTGGTCGTTGGTACGCCCTACAGCAGATGCTCAGTAGAAACTTAGATGACACAATTTCTTATTATCGCACAAAGACTCGTTATATCGAGGCAGGTCACGTTCTTGAGCGACTATTGATCGCTAACCCTATCAGTTATCAACTACCATTAAGGCAGTTTATTAATGGCGCGGAATCCGTAGCGATACGTTTGGCTCAATCTGCTCGCATCAATACGTACATTCAGACAGGACTCAGTGAAACGAGCAGAATGTACAGCGACGATATTACAGAGTTTTACTTTGCTTGTAACTTAGGTCAGGATTTATTTAAACCTACCGTTAGTTGGAAGGATATGGAATCCGTAAAGATCCTCCACCATCCATGTACGGATATGGGATTATATCCGCTAGTGGGTGAGAGAACATCTGTCGAAGACGGCTATGCTGTAATTGCAATAGATATCCCTGTTTTATTCTATCAGTACAGAAGATACTTGGAGGATTCTGCTGGACTGGGTATCTCTGGTACACGATCCGATTTCATTTTTAAATACCCCCTTTTGAATGCATTGAAATCACACTACGATATCGTGATCCTAAACCGCATGTATAATCGCTTACATAAAGTTGTTAATTCTGAACCGCTACGCAAACAGCCATTTATGTTTAGCGATTGGAGTAATCGGTTAGATCAGTTTCAGGACGAGCACATCAGACTAATCCGTGAGAGATCCTACGACATCGATTCTGTGATGTTTAATATTCCATTAATCACCGCAACCAACATGCAGGCGATTGTAAAACTACCGAGTGTTCCAGCCACCAGACAAATTCTTTGGTTATTGGTGATTTCTCGCATCAAGATGCTGAGATTGGTATTGGAGTTGTCATCAGAAAAAGCACTGATGCGCGATACGGCAGAATTAGCTACAATTAAACGGAAGATCATTATGTACCGAAATGATAACTCGTTCAAGAGCTTCCTGCCCGCTTACATTTATCAAAATCTAGAAATGGATTTTGATGCGTTACTGAAGATAGTTGACAATTAAAGCACTCATACACTATCCTGCCATCTGGCAGGATAGTGTATATATTTTTTATTACAATATGTATAATAATGTGCACATAACCGTGAGGTTATAAAACTGGGGAAATTACGTCTTAAACTCGTTTAGGAGAAAAAATTATAGGTTAAGAATTAATTGGACCAAATTGTTTTCAAAATGAAATTATTTTTGAATGCATATTACAGTCTTGGTTCTAGGGAATTAATCCTAGAGCGTTAGGGAGATTGCATATGGTAAAGAGCTCAAACTACCATGTGCGATCAAAATTCAGCTGAAAAAAGAAACATATACAGGAGTTTCACATGATCAATCGCAACATCGGCGGCGCTGGTAACGACACCGCATCCGCACAACAAGAAATCCACGCTGGCGCCACCGATCCCGCCGGCTCCGGACAGACCACCGAAAAGAAGTTCTCCCTGTCCCGCCTGGGCTCCATCGGCAACATGCCCATGAGCCGCCGCAGTGGTTCCGAAGTCGCTGTCGAGCTGGCCAACGCCATGGATGACCTGGCCGAGAAGTACAAGCTGACGAGCAACATCAGCACCCTGATCGTCGAACCGAAAAACGCTGACGGCCTGTTCTACTCCGCCATCGCCGTGATTTTCGCAATTCCCGAAAAGCGCATCTGTGCCTACCACCTGCTCATCGCCGCCGCCTCGAGCGAATCCAGCGGCGCGCCGCTAATCGAAAATGTTCCGAACTATGGCACCATCGAAACTCGCATCACTCCGGGCTGTGGCGTCACGGTGCGTACGATCGAATCGATCAGCAACTACATCAAGGGCCGCATGAACATGACGGCAGTCTACGCAGCCTCGTGCGTTGTGCCGGCCACCTTCGATCCGAAGGACCAGTCCAGCGTCTACCGTCTGCTCGCCAATGCCGCCACCGCCGGCGCACACACGCTCAACGTCCGCAGCGGTCAGCCCGACCTCAATCTGGCTGAAACCGTTTTCGATGAGCAACTTTCCGTTCGCATTTCTGGTATGGAAGATCACATTGTCGGTATCGACTCTTTGCCGATCCGGTCCGACATCTGTGTCGAAATTCTGTCACAGCCGATCGCCCGTCAGAACAGCCCGACCGACAACATCCTCAATCGCGCTGCCAATGACGGCATCGGTTCCAAGGTCCTGACCCAGCTGATCGGCTATGTTGATTTCCTGAGCGCGCCGCCCGACAACCTGCAAGGTGGCCAAGCCTTTGGTCTGAACAAACCGACCCAAGCTCTGCGTCCGCGCATCATGATCACCGACTTCCAGGCCGTGGACTCCATCACCCAATCCATGCAGCTGCTCGCTCTGATCAGCGCCAAGAAGCTGACCGAAGGTTACGGTTGGTCTGGTGCTTTCAGCGCTCCGCGCCGCGTCTTGGCCAAGGGCGAAATCGATTATCGCAACATCGGCGCAATCGGCTACATGCTCGAAACTCTGCCTGGCAATGTACCTGGTCATGTCATGGTGGAAACGTCGCCGGACAAGTTCAACGCCCAAGTTCTTCGCGTTCTCCTGAACCACGGCGTCTATCCGGATCCGGTGGTTACCATGTTGATCGATGAAGCCGGTCCCCAGACCTGGATCAATTCGATCTTCCTGGCAGCTGCTCGTGGCGTTCCCAATGCTGTCAAGGCACTGCTCGCTGCTTGCAACCTGCTGACTGGCGGCAACTTCAACAAGTACTACGACCCGCAGAAGCCGCTGGTCACTGCCGAAGAAAACCGCATCCATGCTGGTACCTGGCGCGATGGCCAGGATCGTTTGCGCGATCTCCTGGAATTCGACATGCTGGCCGCCATGAACTTCTATGGCAATGCGGGCGACATGGACGCTGTCCATACCTTCTCCGACAGCTATGTTGACATGGCACTCCCGCTCAAGGTCCGCCTGGATCGTCGCTGGAACCTGATCAAGAATGCTCTCGGTCCGTCGGTCCGTCACACCGGTTACAAGCGTCCGGTCAATCTGTCTCCGAATCTCCTGGTTTCTCTGGTCCGTGGCGCCGCCGATTGCGGGCTCTCCATGAACCCGATCTACAACCTGGGCGAAACGATGGGCAGCCTGCAGCGTGCAAGTCTCAACGTGACTGGCCTGACCTTCGGCAGCGACATCTCCGCCCTGTTCAGCGGCAGCAACACCTCCGGTAGCGGTGCCAACCTGGGCAACCTGGGCATGGGCAATTTCAACGTCGGTTGGTAATAGCCGTTAGCAAGTAGTTCTGTACGTAGATACCGCCCCAAAAGGGCGGTATCTATTTTTTCCATTAATTGGAGTGGTCATGTGACAACATACCTAGAATTAATAAATCCCGATGACCGGATACAGGAACTATCTCATCAGCCAATCATTCTGAATGATCTTTCGTATTTAACAACTGAGGATCAGGCTTACGTCGACGGCGTAACGCTGACAAAGTTCAAAGGTGATTTGCTTGAGAATTTACCGAAGTGTGAATGTAACAAATATCGAGGTTACCCTGATCTCGGTGTCGTATGCGATGTGTGCGGACACGAAGTAACTGATCCGCATGGTGCCTTAGAGGCAATTACCTGGATCAGAGCGCCTGAGGGCGTGAAGGCCATGGTAACGCCTGAGTTCTTTTTGATGTTACGCGAAGCATTTACAGCATCGCGTTTCTCAGTAATTGATTGGTTAGTTGATCCGTACTATGTGCGGAGAGTTAGCAACTACCCAGCGTGGATGGTCAAAATCGAGCTGATGAATCTCCCGAGAGGATGGAATCAGTTCATTGATAATTTTGACAGAGTTATCAATCAGTTAGCCACGGTGAAAGAATTCCAGAAACAATCGCTCACCGATTTCATGCAGCTGGTAAAAGAAAATCGTCATAAGTTGTTTTGTAAACATATTGCTGTTCCTAACAAGGCCATCTTGGTTTTGGAAGAAGAAACAACAGCTACATATGTGGATGAAATCTTCATCGGCGCCACCGACGCTATTCGCAAAATGGTAGGCATCGATACCGTGCACAGTTCGCTAACTCGCGAAGAGAAAGAAAAGCGCACGTACAGTCTGTTGAGCAATCTGGCTAATTTCTACGACGATGTAAGTCAAGCTTTTTACGCTGCCAAAAAGGGTATATTCCGGAAACATCTTTTAGGTACGCGTTGCAGCTGGTCGTTTAGAGCAGTTATCTCATCTATTGATGGGCCATCGCGTGGCGATGAAATGCACGTTCCATGGGGTGTCGCGATCTGTGTTTTCAGGACGCATCTTACATCCCTTCTGCTCAATGAAGGATTCACTCCCAATAATGCGAAGCGACTGATTCAGGATCACGTTCATACGTACAATGAACACCTGCACAGGCTGATGCTACAGCTGATTGATGAGAGTCCTGAAAAAGGTATCCGTTGTAATTTCAATCGCAATCCGAGTATGTCTCGTAGTTCCATTCTCAGCATGCTGATCACGTACATCAAGATCGATATGTTGGATAAGACTGTTTCTGTTCCTAACTGGATCATCAAACTACCGAATGGCGACTTTGACGGCGATGAGTGTAACTTCACACTCGACATCGATGAATACATGTCCGGCATGATGTCTGGTTTTAAGCCGTTCATGAACATGTTTGACCCAAACAAAGTGCGGTCATTCAACAATCTGTTAGCACTACCGAAGCCTCAAGCAGCTATGCTTGATGCAATGTTCCAATATGAACCCGACTAAAGGAGATTGACGCCAATGGAAATCGGTGTAATCGATTGTACAGGCGGGACTGAGCTTGCGTTTACCTATGGCCTACCGCATCAAGGTACGGTAAATTACCTGTCCAGTAGACTGGCTGAATTTGGTAACTCCATTGCGACTATTCCGAGCGCAGTCCGCGGAATGTTTGACGACGTGAAGCGATCATTTGGCGCATACTTTAGCGACGAGGCTATTGAGGCTGCCAAAAAAGCATTACATAATAGCGGATCTGAAATCAATGTGTTTGCTGTGTCAGCTATGCTCGACTTGATCTCAACACAGAATGCCAATCTAGCAAATCAGCGCTGGATTATGGCCGAGCCAACTCTTCGTGCGTTGTATCACAAACAGCAAGTAGATGGCTTTAGTGGATCGTATGTAGACATGGAGCCAGGTAGTATTGGTGACAGTCACTACGATTATCGACGAGCCATTGATGGCTTGTTGATTGAGGAGCCGGATGGTGATTTTGTGTGCGACATTTTCTGTGATGATCTCGAAGAAGGGGATACTCATCTGACAATTCGAGAGCAAGTCAATATCCAACTATCCTGGGACTTCCTGCGTAGCCACCTGAAGAGTAAGGTGGAAATGCTACAAGATCCAACGGATAAATCAGGCGGGTATTTGTAACATCGAAAAAGATGGGGCTCACCGCCCCATCTTTTTTTTTTCAATGAGAGTACATCATGGCAAAAAAGGTAATTGGAATCGTCACACTATCGACAGCTGGTGTGGTGCGCACACCTAATGAGAAGATAGACGCAGCTATGGCCTACTTCTTTGAAACACAGCATTCTCAGTCAAATGAGACCAGGCAATCTAATGTGAGTTGTCAGGAAATCACGATGCGCACTAGTCATGACTCTAACCTACTAAGTAGTGAGTTACAGAAGCAGCTAACTGAATACCTGAATCGTTTCTTTGTATCGACTGAACTAGAGGTCAGCATAGATGATCCCGATGATGGCGGAGCATATGACGTCGTTATTACCGGTAGTGTCACCGAAGTCGATGGAAAAAAATATCAAGTCGCTGAATCACTTGAGGCGCACGGTACTAATTTCAAACGTGTGATGAAACTTAATAACGGTTAAGGAACAAGCATGAACGAGAACGAATTGCCGCGGCGGCTGACGAAAGAAGACACTGGCGTGGACATGGAGCTGATTTACAACAGCATCGCGAATGGCGCTAAGGAAGCTCCTCTTTGGTCACTGAAAGAAGCGGATTTCTGCGCTCACTTTCTGCCAGTGTTTGCCGGTGAAGAGGAGAGCGATCAAAAGATGGCGGATTGGGCTCGCATGGCTGGAGGACCAAATCGTTGGGTGCGCGTCACCGATATTGCTGGCCGACAGCTGTTCCTGGTACCTCCGCTGCAATCGACTTACTCAATCAACCCAGGTGCCCCAGGACTCAGTGGGGTCAATGCAGCGGACATTATCGGCCGTTATCGTGCGTTAGGTCTGTCAGGTCGTGCCGCGCTGGCTAATGATTATCTCAAAGCTCACATGACCGACTACATCAAACGTGGGACTGAGGAAGAAAATCTGTACGAAATAAGTCGCGCTTGGTCGGATATCTTCGACCGTTACGGTATTGTGGTGAAGGGAAGCAATGACACGACCGAAGCAGCTGAAGAGCCAGTCCAGCAAGTCCTTGGTTTCGATCCGATCTGATATCGAGACAAAAGAACCAGGTGTAATGAGGGGGGCTGTTCTCTCTGATTTACACCTGGGGACTGAGAGAAATCCTACCTCTGAAAAGATACAGAAAATAAGAGCAGCCACAATTGATAGCCCTAGCTTTGACAGGCTAGATTACCTATTCTTTGCTGGAGATACTTACGATAGCAATCTCAATCATTCGAGCGAGGTTGTTATTGAGATCGATATCTGGATTGCAGACACTCTCAGGGCTTGCGTTAAGCATAATGTTGCATTGCGCGTTCTTCTAGGGACTCGCTCACACGACCACAATCAGCCACGTAGATTTACAGCTATTAATTATCTGGCTGAAATTGGAGCTGACATTAAGTATATCAGTGATATTGACGTAATGGTAGAAAAGGGAATGTCGTTCCTTTATATTCCGGATGACGTTGATAGAGATACTGATAAAATCTATCATCGCGCTAAAACGATGATGATGGATAAAGGATTAGAGCAAGTTGACTTTGCAATTATGCATGGTCAATTCGAATACCAATTGCCGGCAGTAGTTAAAGCACCGAAGCATAATTCTAAAAAATACCTAGACTTAGTCAAGCACTATATCTTTATTGGGCACGTCCATGTTCGCTCTACCTTTGAGCGCATTATCGCTCAGGGATCTTTTGATCGAGATAAGCATGGTGAAGAAAAACCAAAAGGACATGTGGAGTTTGAAGTAAACTACAACACTGAGGAAAGACGTTGTAAGTTTATTGTCAATAAAAATGCAAAGATTTTCAAGACACTCAAGATCACTCAGTCAGATATTGAAAAAGTACTTGAGTACGTAAAAGCGCAAATAACCGATAGAATTCCAGATGGCTCTTTTGTCAGATTAATGGCGCCTAAAAATCATCCGTTACACACCAATGTAGCAAGTGTAGCGCGGCTTTTTCCAATGATCACCTTCACGGCTAATCAAGCTGAGGAAGAAAAATCAGAAGCTGTTAATCTGATAGACGAAGTACCAACATACCAGGCTATCGACATCACGCCTGAGAATATTGTTGAGCTAGTGATCGAGAAAGCTAAGACGTTAACCGATGATAGTGGACTACTTGACGAGTGTCAGCGTCTATTATCAGTTCTCAAATAGGTGGTCTATGAACGGAGTTCGTGATCGCGCAAAAGGAAAACTTCCATTATCGATAGCGACATCAATCGCTATTGAATCAATAATTGGACACCCTGAGCCAACCAATGAGATCCGCACTACGAATACGTTAGGTAACTATCGTGAAATGTGGATCAATGTAAAGACTCTATTCCGTAACGTCATGGGCGCAATGCCATCAAACTCACCGCCAGCTGCGCATGAGGACTTAGTTATTGCGCTTTTAAATGAGATCAGCAGCATCCGAGATATCATTGGCAAACACGGAATGACTAAAGTCTTCTTCTACGTATCCAACTATAGTCGGCTGGAAAGTATTTATAAAAACGTAGATTTACGGCGGGACAATACGCCGAAGCAAAAAGAATACACTGCGCTAATGACGCGGACAATTCAGAGTGTGATCAAAAGGACACCAAAAGAAAACGACTATTTTCTTTTGTTCAATCATGAACTAAAACCAAAGCAGCGCAACGATGCGGTAATTCTGACTCACATTCCGTATGATTTAGTGAGCGCTCCTAGCTTTGGTTCTTTGGTGCTTCTTGAGAGCCACACTGGTAAACTGAAAACAAAAGTTCTATGGTACACGAAGTACTATCAGGGCGAGAACTTGCCGCCAATTCCTTTTACAGATTTTCTGTTAGCAGTCTTTGGCGATCGCGAAATGTTTAGGCCTCTGAAGATAGATGCCAAAGAACAAGTTATCCAGCTCGCACGTAAAAAAGGATGGACTCCCCTCACAACTGAGGCTAAGATGAAATCCGACATCCGTGAGCTCAGGAATAAGTATCTGATGGAAGTAATCCGAACAATTTAACCGGGAGTGTTCTTACATGTCAAATCAGCAACAGGGGCAATTTCCTGCTCCGAAACGCACTATCATCAATTCCAACATCTTCAACATGATGGCTCCGTGCCCAAGCGCTGAAGGTAAGTGGAGTTCCTTCACCCTTCACGCATCCAACGATGGCCTGAGCATCACTGTCTGGACTCGCGATCCGCAGGACGCGAACAACCAAAATGGATCGATCAAGTTCAAGGCGCCGTTGCCCCTGGCATTCATGATCTTCAAGGCGATCGATGAAGTTGCTCGTGGTAAGGTCAAGGAACGCAGCTTCAAGCACGAAGACTTCACGTTCATGGCCGGGAAGCGCTCCGACAAGAAAGTCCTGATCTCTACGCTCATCGTCGGTCGTGATGAAAGTGGCATCTACATTTCCGTTCGTGCCTACAAGAGCGATCGTCCGCGCATCAACTTCTACTTCGGCTCCGCCATTCTTCGCTCCTATGAAGTTCTGGACGAAAGCGGCAACAAGATGAGCATGGTCGATGTCTCGCGCGATGCAGCCCTGGCTTACATCGATGCTTTGGCGCGTGTCCTGGCCTACATCGTCGCCAAGGACTACAAGCACCCGGAACCAAAACCGGGCCCTGGTAACTCGGGTGGTCAGCGCAGCTCTGGCGGCTCTCAGGGCGGCAGTTACCAAGCGCAAGCAAGCAGCTCGAGCGACGAAGACGATAACTTCTTCTAAGTCATACATACCGCACACCACCCCCATTGGGGGTGGTGTATTTCCTCAGTAATCAATTAAAATAAAAACCTATATTACAAGACTGAGCTATACCTAGGAGCCGTTAATGAAAATAGCTGTAGTGAAAGTAGTCCATGGTTCTCGGTACGATATTGAGGTAAGTCATAATAACGAATCGTTATTGTGGCATGGGAAACCTTACGACAAGACCGAACTCTTCAAGGACCGCTGGGACTCATTGAAGTACATCAATTTGTATTGGAAGTCTTTACCGCTTTCTACGCAAGATGAGATTTTTGAGATCTATAAAAAGATCCGTGATGTTTTCTACAACGCAAACGACATCCATGCGGTTATGGTGAGTCTGTACCAGATCGTTAAAACCTTGCTGGACGATTACCACGACTTAGCTGAGATTCTCAGTTGGGTAAAAACCAAGTCGGATATCATCGTCCCCTCAGATATAAAAGAGGCGATGGAATATGAAGCTGGTAGCAATATCACTTCCGAGAAAACGTATCTGCGCGACGATTACTTGGAATTGATTGCAATGGCTATTTCATGCCAAACAATGATTCCCGTTTGGTGTGAGTACATTCGTTACGCTGGTCCTGTTGTTGGTAGCGACTTCAAGGAATGGCAAGCTCTTCGTCTGATGAGCCATGCTAAGCTTTGGCGTAGTGGCGCAATGAACATGCTGACTCGCTATGTAGCCCTGCATTCCGGGGATATTAGCGAAGACGACGCAATCATGCGTGGTATTTGTCGTGAGGATCTCCCAAAGTTCAATGCTACGCCCGTAATTATTCGACGCGTCGCTATTGGCGATTTATCCGGGCACAATCCCGCTCAGTACTTTGTGAAGTACATCTACTCCTACACGAAGCAGATGAACAACAACCCAAAAGGCTTGGGTAGAAATCAGCCGTCCTCGCGAATTAAACCAAAGAGAGATCCAGGTGAAGATCGCGGCGGAGTAGATGAGCTCTCAACTCTTGAGGGCTACAAGAGTCAGCCAAAAGTCTGTATTGGTGATTCGGAATCGTTGCGTTTCTTTTGCGATGATCCAAAAGCAATTGCCAATGCAATCGATGAAACAATTCCAGTAGCTAAATTAAAGCTGTGCCTGCAATCAATACGTGCGCTCTCGACTAATCGCATCGATCGTACGCAAAAGATTCTTACACAGTGGTTCTGTAAACCAGCCATTCCTCCAAGAGGTATCGATGAGCTGACAAGAACTCAGTTATTAAACGTAATGGCCGCATGCCAGGCAGCTCTATGGCACTGGGGTAACTACCACGTAGCTCTGTTGCTAACCGCCATTCCTGATGAAGGAACAGATGAGGGCGATGAGTCTTCGCTCATGCTGTCTGATAGCTTTGATATGTCCACAAAATCAAAGCAACTAATGCAAGATCTGTTTCCGTACGAAAAAGGTGGTAAACGTGCCAATGCCAAGAAAGCATCAAACCCAGGTATTGATTGCATTGAGAGCATCACAGCGATGTTACATACCCGCGAGTGGTTATCTTTCGCACCAGCTGAACTGAAAGCTCTGAACAATCCGCCAGTTCAGACTCACGTATTTATCGATCCCAGAGTACGGGATCTTTTAGTCGAATCATTCGTTAACGCAATAAATACAAGGAGAAATTCGAATGCTCAATAATGTCCAAAAGATCAGCGTTTTGAAGTTGCTCATTTACGATGCTTTTGGCTATCGTCCGCACGTTGCTCGTCCTTACGAGATGTTTCTCAGTCAGGATGAGCTCGATGCTGTCTGTGAAAAGGTACACGATTCCATTTCGTTCTCCGGTGGCATTGGTATCCCCGCGACTCAATTTGCCACGCAGATGGCTACTGCGCTGCAGCCGCAAATGGCTCATGAAAAAGAGGTCCTGATTGACGGCGGCTGGGAGAAAGCACGGCATCGCTATATCCTCTTCATCAACGTACTGGATACTCTCGGTGTTGAGACGATCTATCTGATCGCTGGTTATACCAATGATCAAATCGTCAACGATGGTGTTACATCTGGCATTACGTCCAGCGTGCGCATTGATCCCGATGCCGACTTCATCATCAACTCGATTTCGCAAATCACACAAAATACCGTTCTCACTAACTATGCGGCTGTTAAACAGGTAAGCGGCGTATCATCTCGACTCGTGCTGGCTAACAATGGCCCTGTCGATTTCAATCACCTCCCGGCTCAAAAAATCCGGCCGGAAGATATCTGTCTGCAACTTGCTGTGAAGTCATCGTTCGGTAAATCCCGCGGCGGAAGAACAATTATTAACAGCAGCAATGGTCTTACTACCGCTCCTTCTCTCTCCGACCGTACCAACTCCATCAGTAGCAACTTCATTGCAAAGATGGTCAATGGCTATACCGAAAGCTTGCGTTCTACTCAGACTGGTGAAGAACCATCGGTGACGATGTCAAACGCAGGTGGGTTCGTTCGCGATCCATCAGCACACAAAGATCCATTTCTCAAGTTTATTGGTAAGCTTCACGATACCAGCGTAGATTCGGCGTTCACCATTAAGGATCTGATAGCGATCGATCCTTCCTGTCCGGCACGTATCAAAAAGATGCGCACTGGACGTATGCTTGAGGTACCTAACGCCTCGGCAAATATCGGCGGCGTTTCATCTCTTGCAAACATGAATCCATCTCATGCTCAAGATTGGCGTGTGCAGGGACATGAGACCAAGATTGCTACGATTCTCGCACAGGGTGTTCCGGCTTTGTGTTTTGAATGCGGTCTCGGCGCTATCAGCTTTGTGTGTCATAACCTGGCACCACAACGCATGATCAGCTTTATCCCAGGTGGCGGTTGGTCGCTGATGTCGATTGACACTGGCACCAGTGTTGATCTCAGCAAACCTCTGGAAATGTTCCGGGTGCGCTTCGAGCGCGAAGTAATGCCGTTGCTTACATTCGATAACAAACTTGGCGTTAGTGTACAAGTGCACTGCGATGCTCTCAACGATACACGCATTAATGTGTCCGTTGAAGCCAATCGTCCGGTGCAGTTCATTCAGGCCAGCTTTGCCGATGCTCTTATGCCACCGGTCATCACCAGTGATACGTCCCGTCCTTCACAACTGGCAGATAACTTCGAAACTCTCTTTGAAGCAGTCGCGCCAGGTCAAGGTATCAGTAACCCAATCTCGCAGGACTTCTCCCGTTCAAACGGCTTTAACCTCATTTAACATAACAAGGAATCAACGAAATGAATCTGATCAAAGCGTACGAGCTGATTCTGAATGCATTGCGGCTCAGCGTTACCGAAGATGGCTTCATCAGAAACGCTGATGAAGAACAAATCATCGTCAACAAACGCTCTTTGGTAATGCCCGTCGCCAAGCAACTCGCAGTTCCGGATATGAGCAATCGCATCTTCTTCAATCCGTTCCGTGAAAATGCGCTGGCCAGCGAAACTCCGGCTGTTACCGAATACATCCGTGGCCGCTTCCTCGAACACATCAGCATGAAGACCATGTTGCTCATCAGTGAGCTCGCTGACATTGCGGCAAAAACCGCAATTCACCCGACGCTTTCTCCTGAGCAGCTTGAATTCCTCGTGTCCGTTCAGGATATGGACGAATCGTTTCTCACCAATCTGGCTCGACTGCTGGACAAGCTCAACGAATCCAGCTCGCGTACCAGTGGTGTTGCCCATGTCTTCTCTCGCAAGAATAGCAAGGTCGGCGACAAGGAATACCGTCGTGTTGCTTTTGTTTCATTCCCGCTTTACGAAATTCTCACTACCGGCGACAAGGAACAACTGAAGGCAGCAGGTCTGAACAGCCTGCGGCCGAAAGATCGCAAGATTCTGATCGGTATGCTCCAGTACATCTTCCCGAAGATTGCCGAGAGCAACAGCTACTCCAAGGGCAGCAGCTCTGGTGTTTGTCCGTACATGGATTCGCTGATGCAGGCATTCGGTGGTCTCATTGAGCGCCTGAACGATGTGGTTGAGTTGTTCGTCGACCACATCGAATCGACAGATCTGATCATGACTCCCGTTGAATGGTTCGAAGCATTCCAGGATCTGACTGTTTTCCAGAATGAACTCCGCATTCTTGGAATTGGTGGTGACTCCACTGCTGCTCCATCTTCACTGGAAGCATCAGTGGCTGGCGCAGTCAATGGCCATGTTCAGCAACAGGCCGCTACGTTGGCTTCGGCTGGTGCTCCTGTGGTACTTACGCTTCCTGGCATTGGTGCTATGGTTTCTTTGGCACAAGGGGCTCAGACCGCACTACAGACAGCGCCTCTCACTGCCAACGGGTCAGTTGATCTCTCCGCGGTCATTGCCGGAAATCCCGTTCTGCAACAGCAGCTGCTCATGCAAGCACTGACTGCAAACCCGGCATACGCCAGCCATCTGCAGCAAATACAGCAAAGTAACAAGCTGCAATCCAAAGCACGGCGCTGGATGATGGGCGGTACCGCCGCAGCAGCCAATCAGGTTATCCTTCAGCAAGTCCAGAACACCGATAACAACGCCGTTGCCCTCGGTCTGATCTGATTCGATAAATACAGCATAATACCACGGGCCCTATAGCCCGTGGTATTATTTTTTTTCTGGAGAATTTATTTATGAATGAGCTGACCGAAGAGTATTATATCGCCGGCCAGAATACGCTGGCTGACGCAGAGTCACAACCATACATACGAGCGGTGCAATATGCTGTACTGAATTTCTTTGTCGATTTAAGCGATCGAAGTACCGCCGAAACCATGGACGAATACATTAGTACCATTGAAAGCAACCTACTGGATTCATCTTCGCTTTTGTCATTTTCACCAAAAACTCTCCGCAACTACTTATATCCGTTTTTCAACTCTCCAATGATGAGAGAGCTGATCTTGCACACATGGCAGAATGTGGTTACAGTTGTTAATCACAACCAGATTAAGACTGTACATGCACGTCTATGTACATCAGCGACTATGCTGATTAACGGTAATAAAACTTTATCTGACTGGATGGACAGCGAAGTAATCGAAATGATGCGCGGTGATTATCCACAGCAGTCTGAAGTCGAAACCGCTTTGAGCGAATTACCTTGGTTGTTTATTCCGCTGATGATTGCAAACTATTGCGATTTTTACATGATCGAGCAAATCGTCGCTAAGCGGATGAACGAAAGAGTGATGACTGGTAATAACAATCGTCGCCCTAAACAAAACCAAAGTTAAGTCTTAGTGGTCATGTAGATCTGCCTAATTCGCTCAACTTCTGTAATATCTGGGATCAATAGTTGCTCGTAACCAGGTCCAAAATCCTGAGAGCAGACCATACCGTTCAAGCGAGCAACTACCCAGTGTAAATATGCCGGTACTGATTTAGTAATCAGATATCCGTCTAAATCGAATTCAAATTTGATCAAGTCATGCGGCGCCACCATGATTGATTTGGTGTTAGCCGATAGTCGCAGTACTGGAAAATGATGTTCGAGCTCATCCCGGAAAGCTTGCGTATAGAAAACTGGGTTCTGATCAACTGGGAGATACTTTAAAGCGGACATAGAAGGCCTCTTGGAATCAATTAAAATAAAAACCTATATTACATAAATGGGTTTCACTAGGAGTCGTTTTACATGGATCAACAAAACGAATTGGATCCGAGATTGCTCGGATTAATGGCTATTAACTTTGCTCCGGGCACAATTACCAGCGCTCGGCAGCAGATGGTTGGTAGTCAAATCGCTCAAGTTATTGATTGCGATGGGGTAACTGAAAAAGCTATTTTCACCGGCATTGAGTTTGAGTTGGGTAAAACCACATTCAACATTCAAGCACCATGTGATATGGAGATCTTAAAGGTTTTTGATCTCTATCGACGCTCAATGGGACATGATGCAATTGAGCTGAATCCGTTAAAAGTCGTGATGTACCGTGACCTCAACACAGGCAAAGTAGGTTGTCTGGAGCTAATGGAATACGCGTCGTATCATCAGACTTTTGGATTCAAGTACAGGTTCACAAAATTCGCTGAGAGAATTAAAGAAAAGGCTGTCTTTGAAAAAGGTACAGTTTTTGCAGATTCTCCAGCGGTGACTGAAGATGGTTTCTTCTGCTATGGTGCAGAACTTGAGACCGTATATCTGGGTACCCATAGCTCGGGCGAAGATGGACTGACTTTCTCACGTAGTGCGCTCGAGAGCATGACGTATCGGACGTACATCAAGCGTACCATTCAGTGGGGTAAGTCAACCTATCCCATCAATAAGTACGGAACTCTTGACGTAATGAAAGCGTTTCCTGATATTGGCGAGTATGTTGACGAATCTGGCATTCTGATGGTTCTTCGCGACCACTCGCCTGAGCTGGATATCGTTGGTCTGAATAAATACGATCTGATGGAAGTGGATTACTTCTACGACAATATCGTCTATGCGGCTGGACCTGGCGGAAGAGTGATCGACATCCGTGTTTGGTACGACGATCGATCTCAACATAACGCTACTCCACGCGGCATGGAAGAGCAAGCGATGAAGTATCTGAAAGCTAAACGCGAATTTAACCGCGACATGCTTTCAAAGTATCACGAGATGAAGGCAAGAAACAATGGCGTTGACCCAGAGTTAACTCCGCGTATGCATCAGCTAATGATTGATGCGCTGAGAGAAATCGAACCTGGTCCAAACGCAGTCGAGAATACCGATGCAACCGATAAGGTTGATGTATGGCGACTTGAGTTCACTATCGAGTACGTCAACACTCCGAGCATTCGTAGCAAGTTCACCAATACTGCAGGTGGTAAAGGTGTGGCAGTTAAAGTGGTTGAAGATGAAGATATGCCCGTCGATGATTTTGGTAATCGTGCGCAAGTGATTGCATCTGTCGAGTCGACCATCAACCGCAATAATACTCAGCAGTGGTATGAGCAGGCAATTAACGCATATGGTCGAGGATTGATCCACCACATGCGGAGATTACTCGATCTGCCAATTCACGAAACACCCGCTGGAATTGAGATTATTCTCGGTCGTCAGTCTGAGGAAAAAATCCAACAACTCCTCGATTTGCTTGAGCGGCATTACAAGATCATTTCCAGACGCATGCATGAGCAGTTTGTCAGTATGTCAAGACAGATAAAACTCGCTCGACTCAGCTCTATTCTTACCAGCAAACTCATTCCTTTGCTAAAGCCATCTAACGACGAAGAAGAACTCACCACGATTGTTCTGACTCTGCGTGAGGTATATAGGGCTGAAGGTATCGAAGAACGCTCGTGTGTCACCTATAAGACATACGCTGGTGTGCATGAGCGTACAGTTACCCCTGCGCTAATTGGATCCGAGTACTGGATGCAACTGGAAAAGACAGGCGATTCGTGGGCGGCGGTAGCTAGTCCTGATTTCCAACATCACGGAGTGCCTGCGACAATCAGTAAGCTGAATCGTTACAGTCACCCACATCGTAATCAACCAACTCGCGCTATTGGCGAAGCTGAAGGTCAGCTAATTTCAGCACATGCTCATCCGCTAGCTCTTGCTGAGTGGATTGACCGCAACAACTCACCGGAGTCTCATCGGGCGCTCGTAAGATCGATCTACGCTACCAAAACACCTTCCAACATTCCTATGGCTGTTGATCGTAAAAAGATCCCATTAGGTGGTCCCAAGCCTATGCGGTTGGTTAAACACCTTATGGAGTGTGCTGGTATGCGGTTCGTCTACAAAGTAAGTGAACGCACCAAAGCCTACTATCGATTGATTGCAAAGCAGAAAGAATCGGAATGAAAACATATCCAATTCGTGATTTGATCGCTATGACTCCTGAGCAAATCTGGGAGGGAATGCGCGGTAGTAAATTCATCATCGCTTTCGATGATAGTGAAATGGTCACAGATCGCAAAGATACGTGGCTCTCAGCAATCGCATGGACTGTTTTCAAACAGTTCCCGTTGACTCAGTATTTGAAAAAACACCACTTCACATCTCACTTCAAAGGTAGGTTATTTAAATCTACCACTCATTTCAGTGTCTTTGAAGAATGTGCATTTGACGTACTTGATGCTTACCGTGGCGTGATAACGCAAGAGCGCCTAGCTGAGATCATGTTCGATTCGCATATTGAGTTGTGCAATCAGACCACTGTGAAGTTTGGAAAATACGTAAAATCCATGGACATCTTCTCTGCTCTGGACTTGCAGTATTCCGACGAAGTTCAGAAACTGAAACGAGAAGTTCAGCCGGATGAGAAATCCATCAATAAGGCCATTAGTGCCTTTGAGAAGATGGTTATGGATACCAACTCTTCGGTTGGACAATTCCCCATTAGCCGTATGGCACAAATTAAGCAGATCAAAGTGGAGCAATTGACATCTTGTGTGTTGCTGCGCGGGTATGCTCGTGATGTGGATTCGTCGGTGTTCCCTAAACCGATCATGCGCTCCTTCTCTGAAGGTATTCGTTCAATGGCTGACTTTCTAGCAGAATCTCGTGGCGCTCCAGTTGCTATTGAGATGGCTAGTAATCCGCTGCAAATGGCAGCTTACAACTCCCGTAAATTGCAGTTTATCGATTCCATTATCTCTACACTGCATCGTGGGGATTGTGGATCAAAGAAAACAATGGCTGTCACTTTGCGTGATGCTGAGCGTAACGAGCTTGGGGGTATTACCCGAGTGAGTGACCTGCACGTGTGGGAAGGGATTTACTATCATTTAGGCGATGGTAATCTCAAGGTACTGAAAGCTAGCGATAAGCATTTGCTTGGTGTGACGATCTTTGCCAGAAATGTCTTGGATTGTCAGCATCCAGATCCAGCCGGCGTTTGCGAAACTTGCCTCGGTAAGATCGCTGATACGTACTTCGATTCAACCAACGTCGGTACCAATGCATCGACAAACTTCATGAAGGATATTCTTCAGCTACTTTTATCCGCTAAGCACCATCTAAGCAGCGCGGATGCTGAGAAGATCGAGTTGGATCGAGAGTCATCAAAGTTCTTTAAGACTGACAAAGCTCAGCTCAATTATATCCTACGGGAACCATTCCCAATTGGAACGCATCTCTTGCTCTCACCAGCAGAAGCTACCAACTTGACCGACATCGATCTTGGCGATGTTGATATTCACGCAATCGATCGCAGCCGACTAGGCGGCATTCGCACTGTTGGCTTCGAAGCCCCAGATGGTAACGTAACATCTGTTCAGATTGGACTAAAACGCCGACCTGCTATGATGTCAGCTGAGCTGTTGGAGTTCGTCAAAGAAAACAGATGGACGTTCGATCAGCGTGGTAATTTCAAGATCAACCTTGATGAGTGGAGTCCAGCGCGTAGTTTGTTCTCCTTACCACTTCGTAACTACAACACAGCAGACCATACCAAAGATCTCGCTGAGTTCATCGAAGCCCGAGCAGATCAGTTGTATGAACGAGATGCAAATATCTCGCCCTATGACTTTCTGCTTGAGTTAAGTGATCTGGTAAATACCAAGAGCGTTGTATCGATCGGCATTTTGCAGATCGTAATGAAGGGCTTGACCATTGTGTCAGCTGAAGATCGAAACTACAACATTCCGAAACCCGGTGAGCGTATGGGCATTGGTGTCCTTAATCCTTTGATGAACTTGCGCTCTGTATCAATCACGCTTGGCTACATGGGCCATCGTGAGGCATTGAAAAACCCAGCAAACTTCATCCTGAAGGATAGACCCGATCATCCGATGGATGTAACCATCATGCCGATGGAGTACGCTATGGCGTTAGCTAAAAAGCCGCAAGGAGCATAACTGTAATGCACCCCCTGGACTAACCAGGGGGTGTTTATTAAATGTAAAATAACCGCTAGGAGGATTTATGCCGGCGTTTCGTATAACAAAATGCTCGCATCACTTCGTTGTGAGTGAGCTGTCTTACCAAGCAAGATACGCCGTTATTCGCTTTGCATTGCGCTTTGACCAATTCGAATGGATCAGAAATGCTGGTTCCTGGGTAAGAAATAAGATCAGATCTTTTTGTGTCGATAATTTAAATCTTGGCGAATTCCGGTTTCATATCAACTCGTTTAATGATTTCATGCAGTACATGCATGATAATAATTTCACATCGGAATCTTACACGATTGTTGAGCGCGATCATAAACCTGCAGCTCCTTTCTTTTTTAAGATTCGTCCAGAATACCAGCCGCTACCAAAGCAGCTGGAAAGTATCAAATTTGTCTGCGAAGACAATGGTAAGCCGAGCATTCTTCTTCAAGACCAGACCGGTAACGGGAAAGGCTTTGTTGCGCTCACTGGGATTCTACATCGGGCATTGAGATTAGGTATTGTTGTAAGGCCTGGTTTCATTAAGAAGTGGAAAGATGACATTGCCAAACATACGCTCATTACTGAAGATGATATTTTCGTAATTCAAGGTAGTGAGTCAATAGAAGAAGCCATTGAGTTGGCAAATGTTGGCGAATACAACTACGGAATTACCATCATCTCAAATCGAACATTTCAATCTTGGATGAGAGATTATGAGATCGTCCAAGGTTATCGCGGATATGGCGTCCATCCTCAAGATTTCTTTGGGCATCTAGGAATCGGTATCCGGATGATGGACGAGGTCCATATGGACTTCCATCTGATGTTTAAGATGGATCTATACACCCATGTCAAACACGCAATTTCGATCTCCGCAGAAATTGATGGGGATGATTCGTTCGAAAACAGTATGGCTCTTCTGGCATACCCATTAGAGGGACGTACCAAACGTCAGCCATATCACAAATACGTCAATACCACACTGTTGACTTTCTGCTTTAAGATGCCAAAGAAATTACGGTATCAGCAAGGTAGAAATTACAATCACATCAAGTTAGAAGAGTCGATCTGTAAACACATTCCTACCTACAACGCGTATGTCAAGATGATTCTTGATAATGCAAATGCTGAATGGAGGGATGACTATAAGCCGGGCGATAAATTGGTAATCTTTGTAGCATCAATTATGTTTGCTACAAAGTTAGTCAAAGAAGCTCAACGATATTGGCCAGGTAAGGATGTTCGACGCTACGTAGAACAAGATCCTTTTGAAAACCTGATGGGTGGCGATGTAACTATCACTACTCTGTTATCAGGCGGCACAGGACACGACATCCCTAATCTGTCAACTGTGGCGCTAACCAATTCTGTTAAAGCAACCAGATCAAATATCCAGGGTTTTGGTAGGCTGCGTTATAAAGAGGGCCGGAAGCGTAAGTTCTTATATATGGCGTGCAAAGATATTCCTAAGCAGATGGAGTACGATCGCGCTAAAAGGGATCTTCTCAGGGACAAAACGCTTACGTTCAACGCAATTCATCATCCTTACATGTTGTAAGCATTCAGTGATAAATAAAAAAGAGCGGCATGTGCCGCTCTTTTTTATTTTACTTTAGGTTGTATTAAAATGATCAATCAAGATAAAATTGCATGGATCGATGTCGAGACAACCGGGTTAGATGCTAAAAAGCATTTGATTCTTGAACTGGCTATCGTCATCACGGATTACGACTGTAACATATTAGTGGAGCCAAAGAGCTGGGTGGTCTTTTATCCACCCAATGCGATCAGCGCGATCATTGATGATTGGTGCTTGCGCACCCATACTAAAAATGGATTATTGGCCGAATCCCAGGTATCGGCGCTATGGCGCATGGATGTAGAGCAAGCCGCTTACACATATCTCGCCGATCATCTGGAACCAAATAAATCGCCAATAGGCGGATTCAGTGTTGGATTTGATAGAAATTTCCTAGAGCAACATATGCCTAAAACCATCGATCATCTCCATTACAGGAATATCGATGTTAGCTCTATTCGTGAGCTTGTAAAACGATGGGTACCTGAATTTGCAGGATCGCCATCAGCGCAATCCAAACACCGAGCACTGGATGATTGCTTAGCTGCCATTGAGCAGCTGCGTAAATATAAAGCGACTTTCTTTAATAAAGGCGTGTAGTGTATTGTTTTTCAAACACATATTGCATACATGATCTATAACAGGAGATAAACATGTTCAACGCAGGACCCGTCAAAACTCTCTATCGCGTTTTCGTCTATGATTCGGACGGACGTTACCGCGAAATCACGCCGCCTCCTCACACCAAAGGTTTCCCGTTCTCCGAAGTCTTCTCAGTTGTCGATACGCAATTGGCTAGCGCTGAGTTCTCCGATGGTGCTCACTGTCGATTGGTTGTTACGGATACAAATGACAATTGCCACCTTGACTACATCGTAGGTCGTGGTGTTGTCTATCCCACACAAGAGAGCGCGCTGGTTCAGCAGAACCTTTCTCACATTTGTTCTACTGAATAAGTTTCCGATCAAGGAGATAAAAATGGCATATGTGAGTAAATTTATACGTGCGCTCTATGACAATTCGAAAACCATTCCAGACAAAGTAGGCAAGACTAGCTGGAATATTCATTTCCCGGATGGCGATCCTGTTTATCCTGGTAAACACATCAAGCAGGAAGAGCTACTCAATCTGCTGAATGAACTTGATTCGAAACTTGGTCGTTGTTTGCAGCGTGTCATGATACAAACTGCCGTGCTGGATTTCTTTGTTGTTCTTGACGGTATTTTGCCATCAAGGGTCCGCTACTTCAGGTACCCCAAAGGACTGATCGGCGAAAAACATGTACCCGACATTACGAATGATGTGTTTGAACTAATTGTGCGTATCTCCGATGCTCTTCCGGATGGTACTTACACCAAAAATGTAGGTGCCAATTTGTAAATCAGCTTTAAGAGCCTGCTTGCGCCGGCTCTTTTTTTTTTCTATAAACGGCATACATTACACGACCCCGATGGGGTCGTGTAATGTGATTCGTACTATCTCTTATTACTGTTAGCTGCAGCTAGAGCTGCCTGTAAGCGAGAGTGCTCTTCGGCCATTCTGTTCGCCTCTGATGATTCGGCGTTAGATAGCTTCAGACAGCGTTCAATCATTTCTTCGGTTTCCCAATACTCGTGCTCTTTGTAAAAACTATCCCAAGAAATACCTGTGAAATGATGTACCCGAGCTTGAATATACCTGTCAAATAAAGCACCGTACAGGTTCTCCATTACATGTTCATTTTCGTTGTACTTAATCAACGAGTACTGACCTGCGTTAGGACCTGTGTGATCTAGCACTCCAAGAAATGTCTCCGTTTGTTCGCGTAAGCACATCTGTACTTCACGACGATTAGCTCTGGGTAGTTTGCTTAACAGGTTATATAGGAACTCTTTCAGAGCTCCTATATTCATGGCAAAGCGCCTGTGGATTGGATACGGTGGGTTTACCCCCTCGTACGAATCCTGTGCTCCTGGATGATTTCCTGGGAAAGGAGGGTAAAAAAAGTGCTAAGGGTATCCATAGCAACAGTACCCTTGAAGAGATCGCCATTCTCGATATCTTCTTTCTGGCAGAGTGGGCACTTGGTGACTGGCGCAGCGATGAGAGCAATCGTGCAATCATCGATCAGCTTACGGACCTCAACGCCGAAGGACTCCACGAGCTTTTTATCGCCCGATTGATCCATTAGCACAGTGTCAATCGTTTCACGATCATCGACAATCTGACCATCACCAAGATCGATGTAACTCACCCAATGCGAGTACTCCATCATACCGGTAACATCAGCTGCACGGTTGAGGTGAGCATTGCGGATGTTCAGATCTTCCGTCTGACTGATCGTCTTACTGACCGATGCTTCCAGTCGCTCAACCCAACGGACACCAGCAGCGATGTAATCACTAACTGACATGTCTTTCAGATAGAACTTGATGAAGCTGACGCCATCTTCGCACGGAACATCGACAGAACGACCGACGTGCCACGGAAAATCTGACTTGTAGCGCTTGACCTCATCCACAGTCATAGAGGAGCCTTCGCGCTTGGTCATGTGGGCGCGCTGGTATTCAGTGAAGTGATCATCCGCCACTAGCGCGCACTTGCCGATTTCAATCAACTCGGTAATGACATTGGCGCACGACTGAACATCATTGATACAAGCGTGAGCGTATTGATAACCACGACGCCAGACCATATGGGCGAGATGTGCGATGATCCACGGAATATCCAGAGAACTGGTGTTATCCATGATCCAGTCGAAATTCACACCCTTGACAGAGATGTCGTGCAGCTGACGACCGATCAGATCCATGATGGGACGGAGCAGGTACGTAGCGCTATTACCAAGTGCAAGAGCGTAGCTATTGTTCGCTACATTGACCTTGGTGGCCTCGATAGTTCTGAACAGCTCATCCAGCTCAAAGCGCATCGGTGCTTTGAGAGTGATCCAGAAACCCGAATGGAAAAGAGGAATCGTCAGATATGTGCCCTGGCCAGTTTGCGCACGAATGCGCATGACAGCTCGTTGACCAGATACACGATCACCACGCTCTTCAGCATAGCGTGGCACGCCTGCTAAGAGGTTTCCTTTGGGAGAGGTCAGTCCTTGCTTCCACGTCTTGGAGATATCCCCCAGAGCGCCAGCAAATTGGTTCTGTGCTGGAGTGAAGTAAGTACCAACGGTCATCGACTGAGTGTGATGGCGATCGGTCTTACTCGCATCTGGGTCGATGACTGGTGACATAGCGATGGTCTCAGCCAAACCACCGCTAGTGTGAGCTGGGCCGACCACATAGATGCGATCGTTTGTGAGCTTACCGCCAGGGATGGAACTGATTGGTGGCGTAGTCCAGTTGATATTTCCCTTCGGTAACGGCGGCTCTACCGAGGTAAAGTTCTCACTGGGCGTTTCTTTGACTGGCTGCGGATCAGCGACAAAATCCGCATCTAGAGGATTGAACGAACCGCCGACTTCAGTGACACCTCCAGCCGGAATCGACGCATTTTGATCGACCTCAACGGCTGCAGTGGGTACGTGCGGCATGTCTTCAGTTGTCATCTTTCTTTTCCTCGATCGGCGATGTTTCCTCAGCAATCGATTCAGCTGGGGCAGCATCGGTAACAGGTACCTCTTTTTCGACAAGAGTCACTGAGTCAGGTTCGGCGTTCTCAGCATTGGCATAAGGTACGACAACTAACTTGCCGGAATCCTGGTCCAGAGTGAGAGTTTGATTGGACGACATTGCCTCAGCAATGGCGCGTGGCTTCTCGCCGGTGGCGATGTCATGGCGATCCTTGGCGACCTGGAAGTCGTCAGTGACTGCGGTAGTCATCGGTTCAACAACGCCGACCAGAGATTCCATCAGGTCGGTATATTGCTTGGTGAAATCGATAACCAAAACCAGGTCGTCATTGCTGGTCGGCCGCCCGGTACGTTGTTTGTGCTGATCATTGATGTTATCGAACATGGTTTTGAATTTCTTCAGATCCTTAGTGATGGTCCGGATCGTGTCGTTCGTCTCTTCCGGATTGATGAGGAACGGGATCAAGTGCTTGTGCTCGAGGAGCGCATGGCCAATCGATCCGAACTTCTTGATCTGCTGCATTGCGAACTCATGGTGTTCCCGCAGATTATCCCAGGCTTTGCTGGACATCTTGTCGTTGCGGAGCTTGGTGAGTTCTTTCTGCAACTTATCACGTTGCATACGGCCTTGACTTTTACGTGTCATTGTCCACTTCCTATCTTGTTTGAGTTAACTGGTCGATCCAGACTATAAACTTGTGGTGTATATTTTTACACTAATATATTACTTTATTGATTCCTACCTATAATCAATGAAAGGTTAAGCCATGATTAAAATCAGCACCTATCGAAGCGAGGGAAATCGTCAGCTTCATGACGATATCGTTTCGGAGAAAACCCCGGGTAAGGCACTGGATTACCTCATCAGTTGCGAAATTGCATTTGGTGGAAATGTCACGGATATCAGTGATACGAAAATCACCATCGTTACTCCTATCACGGGGATGGTTGACCATACGGTCTTTGAAGGCTCGTCTGAGGAGATGCGGTCCTTGACCATAGCTATTGGTGTCTCCAGCGCTCTGCGTGCAAATAAAAAGATAGCTGATGCTGGGATTGACTCTGCGATGAGGTTTACCGAAGGTAATCCAAGGTTAATTGCCATAGGCGGAGCCATGTTTATGTTGGGCCCGGTTGTATCTGGCACAATTAAATACATGCTCGCCAACTATTTACTACTTGAGCAATTTGGTGATTGTGTCCCTGAAAATTCCGCTATCGAAAAAGCTCTGGCGACTTCTGTTTTAAAAGCTCCTCTTAGAAACAAAGATGGCTTGGCTGCCTTGACTCTGCATCTCGATGATGGCGTTCCCATGAGTGAGTGTCTTGCTCTTTTGGAGTAATTAGCAATGAAACTAAGTTATTTAGGCATCCCGTTCAAACTGGTCGCAAATATTCTTTACTTTGTTTGCGGTATGCTTTACACAATTGCCGAAACGTGTGAGACTATTGCTTCCGGGCCCAGAATCATTCCGGTACCGCGAGCAGAAACCAAACCACCCGAACACCAACCGGAGGACATTGATCCAAAAGTAGCTGAATTTGCAAAAGTCTTCACTGATGAACCAGATCTCTTCAGGGAGGTCGTCATCGAGATGGCTATGATTGCCGGCCAAAAACGCCATGATGCAATGGCTAAAAGGAATTCTATGGGAGGGGAACACATCCCTACAGTTCCTGAGGTTGTCGGTGATAAAAAGCAAAAAGAATTTCCTATTCCGGACTTTCTGAAATCTTCTACGATGCTTAACGACGTCATTCAGGGACAATCCAAACAAGGTGTCCAAGATGCACAACTCGCTGACCCTGGGGGACATAGTCATCCCGGAAAAGCTGATTGAATTGTTTAATCAGCATCCTTCGTTCAACCGCCATCTCTTTGAGAAGTGTATCAGAAAAGATAAACGGAACATTGATATGGTGATCTGCTTGTTAACATTCGCGTCTGATGAACAAGTAGATGTAATTTCTGAGCATTTTTGCAAAGCCGTTCATGCACCAATAATGGATGGTAGAAAGTTCAGAATAGTGGTATGCAGTCTGTTAAATGCTGCGGCCGAAATGGCAGTTAAGTACTTCCCTGAGGACGATCCGAATAGCGATGTTTTGCCGGGATCATGCACACACAACCTGATAGTCGGTAGTCTGATAGGGAAGCTTAGTATCCAAGGTATTAAATTAGATCCAAACGCTTTAAAGAATAGGAAGTGATCAACTAACCTTAGAGGAAAGTGTATGTCTTTCAAATCAATCTGTAGTCAAGATCGCATTATGCCAATGGCACTTGCTCGAATACCATACATCGATATGGAAGAGTACGAGCAACTGAACAGTGGCAATGTCTTTCGTGTCGCTGCCGAAACACTAGCAAGATTGCCGATCGCCGCGGTGATGGAGATTCAAAAAGAATGTCTGAATCAAGACATCTGCCATGTAATCGCTGCAGTTACCTTTAAAGATACTGCTTACAAGGTACTCTTGTGCGCGAGCTCTATGGGCTTCAGTTCCGATGATGAAGATGCAGTTTGCGCTATGTTGGAAGGCGCTTTTCTCGCAAAGAAATTACAATCAGAAACAATTCGCAACCTAGGTCAGAGGTAACTATCACAGACCGCCCATGTGGGCGGTCTGTATATTTTTTTTTTATTTGATAACTCGCGCAAATTCTATAGACTTTACATAAAGGAAATTGCTGTGGATGAATACCTTCGGTTTTTATCTGCTTACTTTGGAGCAGACGAGGTCGCTACCTATGCTCGGCTATTTGAGATAATCGATCAAGTAGGCCTGGAGCAATATGAGCAGAATTTTGGCGCTGTTATTGCGCATGCCGATATCTCCGATACAGCTACAGTCTGCGACGAGTGGCATATGCTCAGCGTTACTTATGCCAAAACTATTGCTGCTGGTATTGGGATTTTCCTTACGGACGAGGTTCCTCTTTCAACGATGCTAGATATTTTAAGCACCGTTCTCAGCATTGAGTTTCGCGATGATCGGTTTGGAATCGATTACATTCTAGAAGATGATGATCTTGACAACAAGCAGAAGCTGGTCGCCATTATCACTTACTTCAGTGTTATCGATGAGCACGACTTGCTAGTTGGCATTGACCGCGTTAATAATTCCTGTATTCGTGGATTACAAAACGTCTCAATGGAAAATGGTAATTTGTTTGATGACATCATTCAGGTTACCGCGACCCCTCCATTGGCAAAGAACATTCGTTTCCTCATTAACGATGATCCAAAATTCATCGTCTTGGAAGAAGTGAAATCCGGACTAGCGCTAGGTCTTACTGTTGAGAATTATCTCTCTCTTTACTGGGAAAAGATTGTCGCTCTTAGCGATACCAAGGCAATTTTGCGTGAGCTCTGTGCAATAGTGCTAATCTCGAATACACCGCCGCACGAAATGTTAGCAAAGATGCGTGACATTTTCGCTGGTAAGTTCAATGATATTCAGGCGATCAAAGCGGCTAATCTGCTGATTAATTCTGAATTTGCACCAGTGCTGGCGCAGAAATAAACGGGAGCATTATATGCTAAAACGAGAGTTCTTTCTAAGAGCAATGAACTCTGGAATGGCCAAGTATTCCGAGTGGGTAATTAAGGCTTTTGCTATAACCCGACAGGATGAAAATCTTGATATCCAGAAAGCTCGCCATTTAGATATCGTTGTGGTCGGTAAGAAGTATGCGTTCGTTGATATTGACCCAGCTAATGCGGGTAAGAAATTTACCGTCATTATCGACGATAGCGATGCCAGCGTTCCTCTGTTTGGGCCCAATCAAGTGATCACGATAAACAAAGGTGATGTCCCCAACATTGATGAAACATTGCAAGTCACCTATTACCAGATGCTGTATAACTATCTTGCATTGGTTATTCCTTTTGGTAGGAAGATCAAATACAAAGACATCGATAGCGTCGAAGATATAATCGCAGACAAGATGGTCGATAATGATGCTAGCGATGAAGTCAGGCGCAATGGCATCACAATCGATGAGTATCTGTTATTCACGGAATGCATACTCAGCCTGGATAATTACACTCAGTTATTCACACCAGCGGCTACTCGCAAGAGCATGGTTCCTCCGCCTTGGGTGAAGGAGTACCGAGCTTCTTTGATCGAGCAGTACAAAGACTCTCTACACGACCCAGCGACAATCGCTTTGATCGATAAAGCTATGGTCGATAAATATCGTGAATACCTAGCGGGCGATCCATCTCTTAATTTCCTGATTAAGGGAAAGCAGATCGATCTATCTGCAAAGAAACGATTCCTGATGTATGGCGCTGAACCTGGGATCGATGGGTCTATTGAACTAGATCCTATTTTTAGTTCGCTTGCTGAAGGGTGGGAGTTTGATAAACTACCGCTCTATATCAATAACCAGCGCGCCGGTTCCCATAATCGTGGCTTTAATACTCGCCTAGGTGGCGAGGAATTCAAATGGGCTACTCGTAACTCTATCAACTTAATGGTTGGTGGTGAGGACTGCGGATCTGTTGTTGGTATTCCGTATGATTTTACGGAACGATCAGCTGAACAAATGATCGGATGCTATGCCATTTCTGGCAAAGAGATCATTAAAGTTACTCGTGAAAACTTGAATCAGTTCATGGGTAAAACTGTATCTATGCGTTCGCCACAGACGTGTAAGATGAAAGGAAATAATAGATGCGCAGTATGTTGTGGTGATAAATTGGCTATGAATAAAACTGGCCTATCAGCTGCAATTACAGCTGCCACCAGTGGCGTTATGTATATCTTTATGTCGGCCGCTCACGCTAAAGGTGTAAAGGTATCTCCTCTTACCGATGATTGCTTTATTTAACTTACAAGGATTGTCAAATGTCGACAAACAAACCGACTCCCAAGCCAGCTCCGGCTCCCTCTGCCGTTCAAGCTCCTGTACCGACAGCGGCTCCTGTTCCGGAAAAAGAAACGACAGCTGCTGCAGCGCCTGTGACCAAAGCGCCTGACGCCGATCAGGCAGCTCCATCCACCACCGAGCAAGCTGCTCCGGCTCTTCAGCAATCTGCGGAAGCATCTGGCGATTCTCCGAAGGCTGAAAATGAACTGGAAGCCTCTCTGAAAGAAGTCATCGACGGCGCTGGCGAAATTGGCGCTGTTTCCGGCAATACCCAGATCGATCTACAGCAATTGGCTTCCACTGGCCCAGTTGGCGAGATGGTGGCTGAAGCTGCTGTCCTTCTCAATGAAGAGGACGAAAACACCAAGGAAATGGACGATCCGGTTCATGTGGAAAGCGATCCGCAGCCACTTCTGTTCTGGAAGAATGACATCCAGACATATCTCGATCAGATGCGCCCTGGTGTTCCGCAATACGACAACGTCGCTGCCGCCACCAAGCAACGTCGTTTCGGTCTCCGTCTCCTGAATGCCGCTGCAATCCTGGGCGATCACTACAAGGCCGGTATGGACTACCTGCTGCAGGTGATCCTCGATAACTCTGGCGAACACCAGACGTTCCACGACAACTACATTTTCCGTTTCTTCGATGAGCCGACCATGCGTCGTAGCAAGGATGATCGTGAAAAGATCATCAACTTCATTAGCTTCTTGAAGCTCATGGCTGAGCCGAGCTCACGCCAGATCATGAAGAAGCAAGTCGATATGAAACTCATTCTGTCGGCTCTTCCAGATGACGCAGCTCGTCGCCAGCTGCAGAACTACTTCGGTAGTAAGTAAATCACTGTAGCGCTACAATCATACATCCACCAGCCCCAGATGGGGCTGGTGGATGTATTACGCAATGTAACTACTTTTAAATCTATATTACAGTAGTGTTTAGTGTAGTTAAACTTATCCAGGAGAAAGAAAATGACAGATAGCAACATGATTGCATTCATTATCCGTAATGACAAAAAACAACTACTCACCTTGTCTACCAAGGAGACGAGATATGGCAAGCGAGTACTTCTCCTGCCTTGTTTCTTCTACGATCATACGGAAGAGGTTATGCTGGCCTGCCGTAAGTGCTGCGAAGAGCTACTCGGAATAAAGCTGCTGACCACAAATGAATTTGGGGGATGTGGTTTCCCTGGAATGGGCGAAGAAACACAACTCATCGAGGTAACAGCTTATAGCGGTGACCTGGAGTTAAAAGAGTCAGCTATCTTCAACAGCATGGTGTGGCTAGATGTGGGTAAGGTTCCTGATAAATTCATCACAGGACCGGAGGTTATGGCTGTATCGATGCTGCTAGATTAATAGCAGTCCTTAACGTATGGAGAAAACCATGTCATCGAAAGTTAAATCCGAATTTGAGTTGGTTAGTGTCGTCAGGAGAGCAGACGGCACTGGCCGCTACACCATCGGTTGGGTAGAACCCGATCCATCGAAAGATACTGATGTCGCCAAAAAAATAATCCCTATGATTGACATCAATTTTAAGATGGATTCAATCGAATCATCTGGAGATGGTGTTTTAGTAAGATGGCAAGCTGACCTCTTAAAAGTCACGCTAATTGATTTCTTGAACGCTCGTTTTCCAAGCGGCCTCTTTAACAATCAGCCGGTATCAGTAAGACCTATGGTGGTTGATCCGAAGATGTCTCGGGCCGATTATTCTTTCGCCAGCGTTATGCCGATAATTAATTCTGAGAAAATTGTCCTCGGCCCTATGGGGTCGAGTCAGGATGCCGCTGAGCCAAAGACTGTAATGCAGCTATGTGCCGGGTATGTGAAGGAACAAAAGCGTATTCCTTCTACTTATGTCGAAGCCGAAGCACTGTTGGAGAAAATGATTGGTTCTTTCTCCAACAATAAACCCCAGGCTGAACTAAAGGAAGCATCCGACGTGTCGGTACCTAACAAATCGGATGGAATGGCTGATTATGATTTCGCTGGCTATAATGGGTTAGTTAGGCTCAATCAAATACTTGAAAGTGAGCCGCCCTATAGTCAGCTCTTCAGCATACCAACGAACTCCATTAATGGACTTGTGTCGCCGGATAAAGTCCCGCAGATCGAAGACAGATCTGATTTTTTAATCAATGAATCAAGGACGTCAAAAGACTCAGCTGCCATGGACCTAACGGATGCATCATTGCCTGAGCGACTTGAGCTTTTCGATCATCGCATCCCTCTGACTAAGAGGATGCAGAAAATCAAATCTCGATTTGGCTCATGGGAACGAGTATCCTTAAACGACAATGCGCCATCCGGTGCTCAGGATAAGACACCATCTTTTGCATATATTTGCGGCGATGATGCTCTTCAGTTTCTGATTACAGATCACCCTGCGCAATTTGCCAAAGTTCGGCAGCACATGATCTTGATGTTTTCATTTAGTACATACGAGGAGTTCAAACTCGAATGTTTCAATAGCAAACGCGGCTGCGATAATGGCATGGCGTTTGAAGGCCGTCCCAACGATAACGGTCTTCTCATAATGCAGCTGATGAAAGAATCCGGCATTGATTTTTAATCTCTGAATCCAGACACAGACGCTATCATGCTTAGTAAAAAAGAATGCACGTGAAGAAGCTTTCACTGGGTGCGGGTTCCCACTGCCGGCGAATGGGAAAAGAAGTACCACCTTTCGGGGTGGTTCTTTTTTTTTTAGGTCATAGTACATCACCGCCCTAAGGGCGGTGATGTACGTTTTCTTTCTTTTCAGTTTTAATTTTTTACCAACTTAAACGGCGATTGGGCATCTAACAAAACGCTCACACTACATCTATGAAAGATAGAGAGTCTGACTGGAGCGTTACCGCGCATCAGTTGAATTAGCTCATTGTTCGGCGTTAGTGTGATGTTGTTTGGTGAGGCAGCTCTGTTTCTATCCAGTCCACCGATACCAACCAGAATGCTCGCTTGGTTGATAAAAACTTCATCGCCAAAATAAGACACGCTCTTGACGGTTTTTAACCACTCGGTTTTAACGCAAGAGACTACGTCGTTAATCTCAGACAGAAGATTAACGAAAGACGAGCCATACGACCAATCCAATGTTTTTAGATGGTCGTTTACTTGCTGACAAGTCATATCGATGAGCTCAACTGCTACTGCTTTTTGTGCTTTTGGTTCGTCTTCGGCGATGAGCGCTCGCCGAATATTATCGATCTCGAACTGACTGGGTTCCTTCTTACCAAACGAATAGATATCGGCTGAATGCATAGCAACTCCTTAATAAACAACACCTTCATTATTTGGATGTAATTGATGGAAGAGATTTAACATCTCTGAGTGCGATGCCCCTTTCATCATCATACGCACATACTGACTGGCGTTAGTGCTACCACCAGTCAGGTTCATGTTTTGTGCCCGGAACACATATTCATCAACACCAATAATAGTAATTAACTCTTTCTTGGTGGTCTCTTTACTCTGGTTTAGCGCAATGCCGTTATTCGGATACGCTCCAGTTACGTCTAGGTCGCCAGTAGAGCGCCGCATTCTGGTGCGGATGTGTGGCGCATCCGCGAATATACATAAGCCGTTGTCGACAATCTGTACAGCATTAAGAGCGACAATCCAATCTGTATTTGAAAGAGTTTTGGTATCTAACTCGTCTGACATCTGATCAGAGGTAGTTCCCATCACTTTGCCGTATGGTTTAATAAAGTCATCCAAGAACTCAACGATCTTTCTTGGCATTTTGTTAAACACATCAAAGCCCGAATCAACTGATTGCGCCGCAACTGACAGCTGCATATCTAACGTCGCTTCGTCGAACAACTCAACAGAAATACAGTCCCATAAGTTGTAGACAGCATATTCGATCATGTGGTACCGCTGCATGAAAGCATGCCACTCTTCTTTTTCCAAGCCATCCGCTTCAGTGAATTTCATCTTGGAGAGCTTTAGAACCTTACCCAACATATGGTCTAGCGAGTAAGACTCTTCCTCCTGAGCACCAATGCGTATCTGCTTGTACAAACACATTGGATCCATAACCCAAAATGAAGCAGGCGCATATACCGAGTGCCATTGCCTGTGGTAGTCGAGAGATGATTTCTTACCGCTATCGCTAACCTTTTGGGCTTGACCTTGAGCAAACTTGAAGAATTTATATTCCTGAGGAACCGAAGGATCACTGAAAATATCTTTGCACTCTACCCCATATTTCGCGCAACACTCCATTACTTTAGGAATGTCGTATGACATATTCCAGATGGCAAAGAAATCAGGCTTCCATTCATGCGCGCGGGCAAAGATAATTTTAATTACTTCAAAATCATTCTTTACTACCTTGAACTCAACATTCAGATTACGACTAGCAACAATCGGACCTAGCTTTTCATCTTTCAAAATGTATTTGTCTAAGGCTTTGCGAAAATTAACCTCAGGATTTGGAAAGCCTACTAAAGCTTCTTCTGTGATGGCGATAATCGCTTTATTCTTCATTGTTAGCGATGCCATCAAGATTTTACGATGTCCGTGAACCACATCAGCTTCGATATCGAATACAGCTACCGAATATGGTGTGATGTGATTAGGGTATCTCTTGCGGTACATCCGCTTAATTAGCGTAGTGGATGGAATGTCAGCGGCATAGACATAAGGTGTTCTGACTGCTTGCTTCAGACTGTTTCTTGGATTTGGGTACTCACCGAGCGCTTTAGCAATAGCTGGCACTAATTCAAACTGACGACATTTAAACCTGTCGCACTTTGTGATGTCTTCCCATTCTTTACGCTGCTTGTATTCTTTCCGATATCCTGGTTTTGTGACGAAAAAAGGACGTTTAATATCGTCCTTTGACACCAATCGAGGAATTACACGGCCATCTTTGGTATGTATGATTTCCTTGATGTAGTGTCGATCAGGCATTCCTCGTTCAGGCGGTGGAACGTAGTATACAAACCTACACTCCCTTCCGGCTATTTCTTCTAATGGAATTTCCACACTTACCTCGCGGACAAGACAATGAATAAATTATGGTTTAGTCCTGAGAGCATTAGCTTTCAGAAGAATGAAAAATTCAAAATTGAGCTGACAGAATGTATCGAGCAGCTACAGACCGCTGATGTTCGTAACGGTCGTAATCATGAAATTCTGCAAAGGTTACAAAAAGTTATTGAGGATCACTCTGGAATTTCAGTAAACATAATTCAGAAAGAAGATGATAATGGCATCCGTATCGGAATGCCGATGATGACCAAGAATCATGTACTTTTTGACGAAATGCGACAGACTGTGGCGAGTACTACCGATTTAGTCAGGACTCTCGGGAACGATAAGTTTATCAAGGGTTTTGCTGATCCGTCAACAGGACGCATTGGCGGTGCATTCAGCAAGATAATGGTGGATCTCCATCTACCTAACAAAGATGTATTTACAAGCGGCCTAACAGCTGGAATGATCGCGGCCGTGATTCTGCACGAACTGGGTCACATCTGGTGCTACTACTTCTACTTCGGTGCTGTTGTTAGAACTAGCAGCGTGTTCGAGTACCTGCAACGTAATCTGACCGATGAACTCGATGAGCGTGAGCGTATTTTTGTAATCACCACTGCTGGCCGCGCAGCTGGTATGCCCGATAGTGATATCAAGGCGGCTACCAATATCAAATCCAAAGATGTGGTTCAGATGGTGCTTGTCTCAAATACGGCCGATACCATCCGTTCTCAGCTAGGAGCTAATATTTACGATCACACTACGTGGGAATCGTTAGCTGACGAATACGCTGTTCGGATGGGGGCCGGAGTCGAACTAGCCACAGCTTTAGATATGATCTATCGCCGCGGTCTCTCTAGATCGCACCGTGGGTGGACTCTTTATCTCTTCTTTGAAGTGATCAAGTTGATTCTGATTGCTATTCCTGGTCTAAATTTCATGGGAGTTATGTTGATCCTCATGGATGCCAGTTCCGCACATCACGATGATCCCGAAGCGCGCTTTAAACGCTTCCGTGACCAGTTTGTACAAGGACTGAAACAACCGGATATCACGCCCGATGAGAGGAAGAGATTTCTCGAGAACATCGATAGGATGAATGCGCTTCTTGCCGAGGTAGAGGATAAGCGTCAGTTCCTCTCAGTCATTGTGGAAGCAATTGTTCCTAGCTTACGCCGGCGTAAGTCTACGTTAGACAAAATTCGTATCCTCGAAGGGCTAGCCACCAACGAGCTCTTTATTCTTTCTCAACAAATCAAATCGGATCTACAGTCCTAAGGAAACAACATGAAATTTCTTCCCTTTTATCTGAGCCTTGCCGAGCAAAACCAACTGGTCAGTTCTGTTGGTATTACCAACACTGGTATTGGCGAGCGTCGCAAGATCATTGGTTTCGCTCTCGGTGAAGCCATTGGTACCTACTTGCCAATTGAGTTCACCTCGGAACAAGAGGCCGATTTGAAGTTCTCGAAAGAGTACCGTACTTCCCTCGAAGATGCCATCGCCATGTTCAACGAGTTCATGATTCTGGAGCGCAACTGCGCTCTCGATATCGCCAAAGGCGTCTACATGTATCGCACCGTGATGGCGAATACGGATGCTTTGCAGGCCAACTGGGCTGGTCTCCACGCGACCATTCGGAACTTCATTCCGGAAGATGACATGGCATTCTACGAAAAGAATGCCTGCGCAATCAGTAACTTCAGCCGAAGTTTCCGCGCTCTTTTCAATGAGCGGCTTAAGGAAATAGCAGAGCGGGCTGCTAAGGATCTGAACTCCGGGTACTAATCAACTAACGAATAAATGGCACCTAGTGGTGCCATTTATTTACTTTTTGTTTCAGAGGTGGATATGTCATTAAACGATGATTTTTTAACAGACGAAGAGCGCGCTGCTCGTACTGACAAAGCGCAAGAAGAGCTTTTTGCAAACGAGTTTGGCACACCGCCAATTTCGATCGGGAATATGGTAGGCGATGACTCCAGTCCCAGTAAGTTCTTTGTCAATCCGAATCCAAACGAGATTCCAGTTCTGCTGGAAGATCTAAAGCTGATCGAAAGCCTGGAATCAGCGCTGGATGATCTCAACGATCTGCGGATTACAATTGTTCAGAATGGTGGCATTGATCGCGCTATGGCAGCTAGCATGGAGTCGTTCGTGCCCGAACTGCTGGCAAGACGACCGCTGAACTCTTTCAGCTTACATCAGTCGATTACAAACTACCAGATTAGTCTGGAAGAGATCGATAAGAAACGGCTTGGCATTTATGCAGGTCTCACTGCTGCGCTTATGGCCATTGTCTGGAAGATCTACAAATGGCTATTCGGTAAGAAAGAAGGTAGCAGCAGCGACGCTACATCTTCGGTAGCTAGCGGCGAAGCCGTAGAAGCTCGTACCGAGATGGTGGTTGATGCAGCTGAGACATCGCCTATTGTTGAACAAGCAACGGCTGTCATCGCTGAGCGTCATCGCGAAAATAGCGAGGTCACCAAAGCTCGTCGAAACCTGGACGCTGAGATCAAGCAACTCCTTGACAATTCGACTGAAGGAAAGACAATTGGTTTCCTTGGGAAGAGTTCTGAAATTCAGGAGATCTATCGCTTGATTATTACAAGCTCCTCATGGAACTATCAGCAGATCGTTCATCGCCTGGAATTGCTGCTTGATCATATCAAAGCGGCTAGCGATGCGATTGGTAATCCTAGCTCTCCAGCATTCACTGCTGTCTTGGACGCAATGCGTGCAACCGGTGATTACCGCAGTCAGGTTCGTAGTCCTGAAGACCGTCATCTGGTAACTGGCGGCGGCGGGGTTGGTCTGAATGCGCTGGTTCCGGCGATCGCCTATCGCAATCCGTCTATGCAAGTTGGGAAAAATGTCCCGGGATATGTGTTGCGCACTGGTATCATGTTCCGTCAGAAGTTTATTGACATTGGTTCTATCTCCTATTTCTTCAAAGACCAATCTGGTCTGCGCGGAATGATAGAGGCCCATGACGTTTACAGTCGCGACATGGGACAGATCTATGAAGATATCAAGCGTCTTGCTGAATCTTCTATCGTGACCGATTACATCAAGGCCAGTCGTGAAATTGAGCGGGAGCTCAAAGATACTCTTCCCGCTATCGAAAAAGCTACCGAAGCTGCCGATGCGTACATGAAGAAGTTGCCGAAGAAAACAAATGGCAAGATGGCGGATACCACTCCAGGTATCTACAATCGAGACTCTGCTTTCCGCGATGACATGGCTGGGACGACGCATGTGGATTTCGATGGGGATAAAGTAGTTCCAGATGTAAACCCCGAGACCCAAGAACCCCCCGTTCACGGTGAAGGTACAGCTGGTGTTCAGCCGGATGGTTCGGTTAAAGAGCCTCGCGTTCCCTTGGACAGGAGCGGTAGTGGCGATAGTACGCGCTACAACGCTCAATACGCAAATCACGAACTGATCTTTCGCTTCCTGGAACATGAGCTGCGCGGTAAAGTTCGTGAAGTTACTGATTGGGGCGCTGTGCTTGGTTTTATCGCTCGCGATATCTCCATCATCAACTTACGCCTTACGTCCAAATTGATGACTTCCCAACAGGCTAGCCTTGCTGAAATTCGTCGGTCGCTCACTGGCAAAGACGATAAGGGCGAACAGAAAGACTTCGTTGCTGAGATGGATGCGAAGCTTCTCGGTATTCTGGAAATGATTATCCAGAAAACAAAGAATGCTAACGTCACCATGGCAGACAAGCCTCGCAAGCTGTGGTCCATTCAAGGTATGCTTGATAAGATCGTACGGCCGGTTAGTCAGTTCCTTGGACTTAGCAAGGATAATCATGAGAAGTTCAATGACGCTTTTGCGACATATACCAAAGCGCTGCATGAGATGGCTGATGTCTTCGAAAAGGAATTCGATTCGGAAACAGCTAACCGCTTGCGTGCAATGGCTAAATCAACAACGTTTGTTGAATAAGCTTTAAAATACCACCTCCTACCCCTCTCGGGGTAGGAGGAATGGTTTATGATTTATGACTAATCCAGTTAAACGTAATGTCGTCAACCACAGTCGTAGTGCTATCGGCTAACGCAATCAGTTTTTGCCGAACGCTACACCGATTGTGCTGGTTGATGATTGTGACCGCACTGTAATTTGCAGTACCTCCCAATCCCTTCACGCCGACATCGATAACATCATTGCCAAATACACGGCGTAATTCTTCGATGATAGCTGAGATTGAGATTTGAGTCTTCGTTAACTCAGACTTCAACACAGAGGACGCTTTATTGACCAGTGTATTCTTGAGGGCATCGTTGTTATTGACCGCTTCAGTTACATAAAGATCAATAACCAAAGCTTGCTCGGCATGGATGTTTGCACGACGGCTATCATCCACAATTACTTCGATCAGGCCAATGAGTACCTTTGGATGGAAGAAGACACTAGTGTTATCCAGCGTTTTCATTCCGATCTCGGACAGCTCACTAACAATCCAGGAAGCGAGCGCATCGTGCGCTTTCTTGCGATATGTCTGGATAGCAGGATCGGTAGCGAAATAATAGAGCCCATCCAACATGAGGATATCGATGTATCTCGAAATAGCTCGCTCCGATTCAATAACTGGTTGGCCATTCTCGATAACAAGATCGCCTGCCATGTGCGCGTACACTACATCGCCATCTTCCGTCATCTGAGGATCGCCAGCGCGATGCAGGATCTCATTATAGACGACCTCACCATCAATGATTCTGAAGATCTGGTTGGTCTCAGGATCTCTGGCGTACTGATTCTCGGTATAACGTTTTGGGATACTGACTGTATGGCGTTTGTATGCCATCTCGTCAACATATGAGCGAGCTCTCTTCCACAATGCATCGAGTGGCTTGCCGATCGTGTAATCCAACTGCTCATGATTGACAGTGTAAACCACCTCTGGCAGAATAGCACGACCAATAACACTATCGATATTTGAGTACGAGTACTGAGGGCCAACCTGAGCAGTAGTGACAAAGAAAATATCGAAAACCGCATCGAGATCCAGTGCCACATTTAGAGGGTCCTCGGTATACATGTAGAAATCATTAAAAATCATACTGTGATTTCTGTCGATGTCGAAATTTGTCTTGAGCTTGAACTCGAAGATTCGCTCGCCGTCGCTCTCTACCCTGATCAACTCTGCGTTGATATACGCGCGATCTCGCTGATTGTGTGGCCGAATACCAAGCTGACAAATGAGCTCACTGTCGTTGAGACCTGTGCGGACAGTCTCTGATGAAACTGTACGGATTAGCAACGAATACCCGTAATCTGTTTTAACGCAATCCGCTACTTGAACGCCAACTTGCAAAAGCGAAGAAGCATTTTCTGCAATGAATAGCTTTGCGTTGAAGACCGGATCAACGAGATAATACGCTCGTAGATCAAAATCCGAAGTAGTGGCATCGAGAACATAATGGAACGGAGTGTATTTGTACTCTTTAGAACTGAGCTCAACTACCTTTTGCTCAACGCTCAGTTCTTTCAGATGCCTCAGTTCATCCGCCGTCAAATGACGGTAGTCTCCATTGTCGTAGACGAAAAACGCCTCAGGAGTGATAGTGACTCGATACCCATTATCAATAATACCTGATTTATCCACCAATGTACTCAGTCTGGTAGATACAACACTCATGTTAGCCGCAATCCCACTACTGGCACGCGGAGTAATCGTCGATGACAGCAGCGTTGAATAATCGCTAACCGATGGAGCGATTAGCTCACGCGTCGCTAAGAAAACGCGATCTGTAACCACGTCAATGCCCTTGATGATCGTATAACCGGCATCAACTAACTCTTGGTTTATCTGCGCTGGAGTGATCGGAATTTGTGGCTTACCAATTGAGTTGGTAAAGATACGTTCACGAATTTCGTCAACAGTCAGTGGTTTCCGACCGCCAGTAGTAATCGAAGATGATGCACAAGCCACAGATCTGAACGTATTCAGCGGAGCCGAGTAGACCGTATTATCGGAAGGACTCACAGCAAACCACTTGGCTACGAATTCAGTAATCGGGTACTCGGATAGGTTGATCGAGATATCGCCTTTTGTGTAATAGACATCAGCACGCACAGTTCCGCTAATCGAACCATTCTGTGTAAAGATTTGCGGCAGGCTAACTCTCACAAAGCCATCATAAGGCTCGACCACCGCACACGGCGTAGCCAAGTCCACAACGCGGTTGGATAGAACCACAGGGAGTTCTTTCTCACCTGATGAGTCGCTAACGAACACTCGCGCTGTGTAGTAATTATCAGGGAACTGGATATCCAGCTTAAACTGCTGAGATGGACTGATGGATCCTGTTTTGCTGATGAACGCAAACTGATCAACTTCCAACTGCATAGTCAGCCAGCGGCCATTCACATTGTCGTATACGAACTCGCCCCAAGGAATTGCGTTTGCCGAGAGCTCTTTGAGAGGCGACTGCTTGGATGTATCGTACACAACTGTGAGTCCGCCATGCTCCATCCGACGGATCTCGACTGGATACTGCAGACTAAACTGAATATCCGCTACAGTGAAAGTGGTATTGCGCGGAATCACTAGTTTATGGATATTCAAAACAGGATCTCTGACCATGGCAGCTTGCAGCTCTGTCATGGCTAAACTTAACTGGATGGTGATCCTGGATGGTTGAGAGAAGATCTTTGAAATATCTCGATCGGAAATATGGGAGTAGAGCTCCATCATCGTGGTGCTAGCGCGCTCGTACTGATTACGATGAGCTACTTCCATCCGAGCAGCCGCCGCAGAGACCATTGCTGCATTTGCGCCCAACAGAGCAGCAAAAGGATTACTGGTATCCGGTAAGGTAAGATCGCCATTAGAGATCTCTTCTAGAGCTGTAATAGCTTGTCTCTGGATACTTGCTGGACTGTGGATGTAAATACCAACATTATCAATTAGTTTATCAAAAACTGACATGCTCTTTTCCTTTAGTTGGTGTTAGCTGAGGATACTTCATTGTGGACGTTGATTCTCGCTCCAGATATGTACTGTGCGACTTCCAAGTATTTATCTCTCGGAATCCACCATTCCAACTCAGCGGTGTCAATATTGATGTAAGGATAGCCGTTGTGGTTATAGATGAACAACTCATCTCGCGGAATCTTCACCATCGCGTTTTCGCGATAACCATCCATCATGTCGCCGTTAGTCATCCGAACGGCTCTGTTGAATTGATCTATTACGATATCGTCGTAATGCAATTGGCCGTAGCACTTGAAACGACAAGTAACTAAGTCATTGGCTGTATTGATTGTTTTGCCAAATTCAAAGTTATGTGCGGCAGCTGATGACACAGCCACTGGGTGGGAGGCCCCAGTGCACATAATCTGGGAAAGACTATATCCATCTGACTTAAGTACGATTGAATAAATCCGAGAATCAAAATCGCGTCGTCTTGCCAGAACGTACGGAGGGTACGGGACCATTATTCCGGCAAAAACATAAGCTTGATAAATGATCCACATTGCGAGCATGTAAATAGAAACATTACCATCCATATTCCGCATCGTCATGTCGATGTCAAATGAACGGTAAATATCAATAGGTCCGTCAATCCACCCGTAGGATTCTTGCATCTTCCCATCCGGGGAATTGTACGTCTGGGCCGCTATATCTTGCCATCCAGAGACAGCTTGTGCTGTTTCCATGAATATTGGTATGAATGCTTGTCTATTGTCGACAAATGGAGAGGTGATTTCTCCCTTCGGTGCGAGACGTGGATCAAGCAAGCAACGAATGGCTCTGGCTAGGGAATATCTGTTACCGATTGCTAGCGAGTTGAACTTACGATCAGCTCTTAGATTATCGGAACTCAGATTCAAGCGAGGCCTTGTAATAAAGATCAGGGGAGTCTGTTCTCTATTGCGCGGTAATGCAGTTGGTGCTTTCCGATGGTTGAGGCCAAAGAAAGCATTTGTGTAAACCTGATCCATGTGACCGTAAGGACCTTGGACCATAATTTTCTTCAATAGATCCACTCCAGCATCTGCTGCTTCGCGTGTGATCTGAAACTGTTCAGTTTCGTTTGCCATTTTTTCTTACCTTTTTCAATAGGTCTAGTCATGATGATTTGCGGCAGAAGTTAATCCTTGCTGACAAATTAGCCATAGACTAACATTTTTTTTTATCAGGGAAAACATCATGTTCAGGATTGATGAAGTCGGTTTGAATGTAATCCGTCGTATCACGGATCTCTGGAATGCCAGTCAGAGTAAGTCGTATGCTGATTATGTTGCTATCACCCGTATCGAACCGATCACACTCGTCGATTCGGATCTGATCAACTACAAACATACCGAAATGGTGCTCAAGACGTTGGTGAATATCTTCGCCTCGTACTACTTGCGTGCCTGGACTATCGCGACTGGCTTGGGATTCAACTCAATTGAGATTCGTCGTAATCTCGATCGTCTGAATCCAAACCGCAGTGCGCTGAAGAGCGGGGTAGATGCAGCTGGTTGGGTAATGTCAGCTGAAAACGCCAATCTGCTTCGTCTTTCTGGTCCTTCACTGACTGCGAGTCTGGAAGCCATTCGTGCTGAAATTCCGAACTTCCAACTGAATGACGAACCGACCAGCGGTAACATGACTGTCGGTCGCGATACTGTCACCAATTTGAAGGAGCTAGTCAGTCTGGCTGTCGGTAAAGAGCTAGCGCTCAATATCCGTGATGGTGACAACGAAGCTACCATCATGGCCAACGTTCGGCTCATGACAACCAATATTCCCACTCCCGATCTGGTTCGTTTGCTGGGTCATGCTGGTCAGTTGACCGGATGGAAAGAGCGCATGATTGGTTGGCAGACTGGTCGTCTCGAATTTATTCGCGACATCTGTCTTTGTCAGGATCTGATCAGCGAACATCGCAAGAATCTGAACGCGGATCGTAGCGGAATCATGAAGAAGATCCTGAGCCGTCGGCGTTCGAACAAACTGGCAAGTATCTTCTCCGCCAATCCTTCGATTGCCACTGCATCCAACATCGCTGTTATCTCCACCGATACTGCTCGGATGCTGGAAGATCAACTCAGTGGCAAACTGGATGATTTCAGCACTCGTGAGAAAGTCTTCGATGACACTTACCTGATGCTGATGGTTGTAGTGGATAAGCAATGGGAGCGCTGCACCATCTACACCCAGGGTACCGATATGGCGCAGGATATCTCCTTCATCGAAATGAAGGGCTCCAATAAGGATGGTCCGGATATCATGGAAGCGCTGAAGGCGTATCGTGCTGGGCAAGGTCAAGTCTCGTTCTAAAACAAGTTTAGGAGCTCTATAAATGAAACTGAATATTTTCCGTAAGAAGCTTCCTGACACGATTGAACGGGATCGTGTTCTCGAAGAACTCCGCACTGCTGAGGGTCATCTGCTGGAGACAACTCTGCCAGCATATGAAGCAGTCGCTGACGTTGGAGTAGAGCCGATGAGCAAGGTGGTCCTGGCTGTTGACTCTGAAATCAACCGCATGATGGAATCATCTGTGCGTAGTCGCAATACTGTCGTTCGAATTCACGATGGTCTGGACAAAGCCGTTCGCGCGAATATCCACTATCTGGAATCGTACGTTTCCAAGAACTTCAACGACAAGTTACTGGCCGATGGCATCACGTTCGTGAATGCGAATGTGCTGCAGTTGGTTGAAATGACGTCGTTCGTCATCCATTACGCTCGTCGTTATCTGGACTTTGTCCTGACGATGGAAAGCATCGCTCTTGATCCGGATAGCATCAGCACTGCTGATTCAATTACCCCTGGTGAAATTGAATGGATTCAGTCCAACGCTACGAATTTTGCGATTGCTTTCAATTGCGTTACTCGTGAACGTCATTCGGTCGAGAAGGCTCTGGACTCCATTCCTGAGATCTCGATTGTCGAAGGTAATGAAGACACTCTCGCTCGCACCATGGGTATCTCCAAGATCGATCCGTTCAATCTGCGCCTGGTTCCTTTGGCTGTTCATCCGTTCTACATCCTGGGTATGTGGTGGGTGGAAGTCGAAGCTGAGCGCCGTAAGGTGGCTATCGAAGAACTCAAGCGCATCCAGGCTCGCAAGCTGCATCTGGAGAATCTCAAGATGGGAGCCAGCGATCCTCGTATCGAGAAAGAGATCATCGGTATCACGGCACGTATTCAAACGCTGAATGCTCGCATTCGTCGGATTGAAGACAAGGCTAACAAGTAACTCGAGGGGGTGATATGAGTCGCACTTTTCAGATTCACCCTCACGGCTTTCTTGGTGCCGTGAGTCCGGATGCACATTCTCAGGCTCTGTCTCGTATCGATACCACGCGTCTTTCGTTCGGTAGTTTCCACTATCGCTCTGATGTGAAGTATCCACACAATCGAGACGTTGCTGATCTCTTTCATGAATATCAGACCAACCTTCGTACAAGGGATACGTTTCAATTCTATGAGCGTGTTCTTGGCGCAGCTCTAAAGTGCTTCGGCACCGATGACTTTTTTGAGTGGTTAGCTGCTCAGGCGCAAGCCGAAACAACTGACTACCTACATGCTCGTTTCCTGAAAGATACTGTGAGGTTTATCTTTGGCGGTAATCGGGAAATGATGATTGATCAGTGGCAACAACTGCTGAGCAATAATCGCGAGATGGCAGGAGTTATCGCTGAGCTACCTCGCTCTCAAGATGCATTTCGCGAAATGCTAGCCTATGCTGAAGAAATGGCAAAGGGTAACAGCATCAACGATGATGAGCGAGTACCACCAAAGTATCGGCGCGTTATCTATGTCATCTTTGAATGGGTAAAGCGACCAAATGGAATTGCTGATTTGCTGAAGACGACGAACATCCTCTTCGGTAAATAAGTAAAGCAGATGACTGGCTCCCTGTAGCAATACAGGGAAGTGTCATAACGGTCCGTTATGTAGTTTCAACCTAGGAGAATCAAACCATGCGTCGCGTATTTCGTGAAGCCGGGATCCTCAGTATCGAGAATGATCCCAATACCCCGCAAACTGCGGAAGCAAATCCGGCAGATGTCCAAGCCGCTGAAGCTGGTGAAGAGCTAGCTGTCGGTGTGCTCGAGATGACTGAATCGGAAGTCGAAGGCCAAGATCGCGTCGATCAGATCGAAGAAGGCGGCGAGATCGTCGAAGCTCTGGAATCACTGGCTGTTATGGCCCATGATGCCGTTCGCGGTCAGGGCTTCAGTCGTGAAACCGCCCAAGTGTTCGGTAACTACTTCGAACACCTGCGCACTCGTGCTCGCGATACGTCGCCCAGCAAGATGCCGTCCCTGGAATCGTTTGGTGCAACTACCTCTCGTATTCGTGGTACCAACCTGTCGCTCGAAGAAGTCGGCGATATGCTCAAGCGTACCTGGAAGGCCATCGTCGAGAAAGTCAAGGCTGCGTTCAAGTGGGTCCGCGATCACTTCCTGAAGGTCTTCGGTAATGCCGAGCGCCTGCTGAAGCGCGCCGAAGCGCTCGAAACCAAGATCGAGAACCTCAAGGGCAAGCCCGAACAAGGTGCCAAGGTCGAGAACGAAGCCCTGGTCAAGAAGCTGTATGTCGGTCAAGAAGTCAAGGTCGACGCTTCCGCTAACCTGAATACCGTGGTCAGTGAGTTCCTGACCCACGCATTCGGTCTGACCGGCAAGCTGGAGACGGCGATCGAAGAAGGTCTCAAGTCGGCAACTGGCGGCTCTACTTTCGTTCCGAAGGACATCGGCCTTCCGACGACTGGTTTCTCCGACGCAACCGTTGCTGATTCCTACAAGGAAATCGCTCAGAACAACAACACACAAGTTGCTGGTTCTGCTGAGCTGCCTGGTGGTCAGGTTATCGTCGCTATCGCTCCGAAGGCTGGTACCCAAGGTGCCGAAGCTCTCAAGGCGCTGGCTTCGACTCGCGCTCTGATCGATACCGCCAAGGGTTCCAAGGCTCCGTCCAAGTCGGAACTTGCGACTCTGGATCGTGCGCAGATGACCAAGATCTGCAACGATATCAAGGCACTGGCTCAATCGCTGGTTCAATCCCGCAAGTCGGTTGACGATGTCAACAAGAAGCGCGAATCCCTGGAAAAGCAGCTGGACTCGTTCGCTCGCGAATTCGAGAAGGCGACCGATGCACTCAAGCCTGGTGGCACTGCTCAGAATCCGGTTGGTAACGCAGTTACCGCTGACGATCAGAAGAAGAACGCATCTGCTGCCAAGTCGCTTGCGATGAAGCTGCCGACGATCATCGACTACGGTGTCGGTTCTGTCACTGCCTACGCGATCAACACGGGCTCTGCCTACCTGGACTGGGTCGGTCACTCGATCCGCAATTTCAAGGAAGACTAATTTAGTCTATCCACGAAAAAGAAACCAATCATCACTTTTTTCAAGAGAAAGAAATCATCATGCGTAAATTTCTGAATCCCAGCTTCGAATCTGCCGCTTTTGCTGGCATCGGCAATCTCTCCCTCGAGGAAGAGGAACTGATCGCCGCCGAACTGCCTGCTGAAGAAGTCACCATCCAGGGCGAAATCAAGGAAGCCGAGCGCATGCTCGAAGTTTCCGATGCTCTGGAAGATCTGGCCGTCATCGCCGACAACATTCCCGAAGCCAGCACCACCGATGTGCAGCTGGTCGAAACCGCTGTTGCTGTGGCTGCTGGTCCGGAAGTCGAAGTCGAAGAAATCGTGCCGGCTCTCGAATCCTACATCGGTCGCAAGATTTCGACCGAAGGCCTGGTCGAAGCTGCCCGCAATATCTGGGAAAGCATCAAGGCCTGGCTGAACAAGATGTGGAAGCAAGTCAAGGACTTCTTCTACAAGATCTTCGGTCAGATCCCGAGCCTGCGCCGCAAACTCGACGCAATGAAGAAGCGCGTCGAAGACTACGCCGGCTACAAGAAGGAAGAGAACAACGTCACGATCTCTTCTGGCGTCAAGTACCTCTCGATCAACGGCTCTGCTGTCAAGAACATTTCGGCATTCAATACCGCTCTGGGCGAGTGGACCACCGTTGCCGAAAACATCGCCGATGTCAGCTCTGCTGTGGATTCGTTCTCGACTGCCGCTACTGACGCAATCAACGACTTCGATGTTGCCAATCCGCAAGCCACGAAAACTGCTGATCTGCTGAACGCCACCAAGGCGGTCACGAAGCCGTTCTCTGGTTCGAAGCCGTCGACTGTCGAAGAAACCTACGACAGCAAGGACTTCGAGATCAAGTACTCGGCGTCGCTGCTCGGTAACATCGTTTACCAGGCCGTCAATCCGAAGCAGGCTCAGACCAGTCTTCTGGGCAATCTGGAATCGATCCGCCGTTCGCGCATCAACCCGGTCTCGACCATCGGCAAGAACAAGGACGCCGATAGCGAAGTCGAATTCACCACTGCCGGCCTGGGCGAGCTGACCAAGGCTCTGGAACAGTGCGAGAAGATCCTCGACGCTGTCGAGAAGGCCAAGCGTGGCACCGGTGTCGAGAAGGCCGAGAAGGCTCGCGACAAGCTGAAGCAAGCTTGTGACAAGGCTGACGGCCGTTACCAGAAGGCTCTGAAGGACGAAAAGGCCAGCGGTAACAAGGATGGCCTGGCTGTGTTCAAGTCGCTGCTGACCCTGAACATGACGGTCTCCAACCTGTTCTTCTCGCCGACCACCAGCATCTCGACCAACTCTCTGTCGGCCGTTCGTGCTACCCTGGCGCTGGTCGCCAAGAACCTGACCGCCTACAAGAAGGCCTAAGGTTCGGTCTAGGTAACGGCCACAAGCTGTTACTCAAACCGTAGTGGAATCGATGACAGGGGCAATTGCCCCTGTCATCTTTTCTCTTTTTAATTTGTTTCTATCTCAGAGTGAAACTATGTCTAACGCAGAAGAAAGCGCACTAGCATTACAACTCGAGATAGGGAGTGATCTGGAAACGGAAAATATTTCATTTCCTACTTGTCTTGTTTTGAATTGTAAAATAAGGCAATTGATAGAAAGTGAGAACTGCTCCGTAAGAGAGCTAGCCAGTTTGATCACCACTGATCCTCTCATCACTGCTAAGTTGTTGAGTGTGGCCAATTCCAGAAGGGCATCTCGATTAGATCCAAGAATCAGTAGTATTAAAGCCGCTATTGAAATGATTGGATTCCATGACACGCATGCGATTGTTTTTGTCATCGCCATGCAACAGTTTACTAAAGACCAAAGAACTTTTAGAGCGCGACGCTTAGCCAATGAGTTATGGTTAGCTTCTACTAACTCCAGTTGTTGGGCGTTCGCTATTGCAGAACATCAGCGCATTTGCGATCCAGCTAATGCGATGTCATGCAGCATCATGTCAACTATAGGACAGTATATCCTGATTGGTTATCTGGATAAATACCCTGAAATTTTGGCAGACGGTCAGATAATGCGTAAAATAGCTTTAACGCTAACGCCAATTATCGCCAGGAAAACACTGAATATATTGAAAGTGGATAGTAGGGACATTCCTACGCTGGATGATTACACAGTCGAAAAGTTAAAGCCAATTGATACGCTAAAGAAAGCGGTTATATTCGGTGATCTGATGAATTTCTATCCGCATCCGTTTATTGAAGATTTCTTAGCGATTAAGCGCTTTGAGTTAGAGTTGGGGGGTAGAGCTGATATTAAGCAATACTTCCAAAATTTAGAGAATGACGTCATGCGTAGAAAGCAAGAACTGTTTCATTCTGTTGTGGAGTTATAGATATCAATTCCCCGGCATTGCCGGGGAATTGATTATATTGTGCGCTCATTCTATGACTTTGTATTCTAAGGGAGATTGCTGTGCCAATCATCTATACACCGATCCCTTCGATCTATAACAGCTTTCATCGCCCTAGTGTTATCTCGATCGTAGATCAGCTGAAAAATGAATTAGGTCTGGATCCAAAAACTAGACTGAATTACCCGGATAGCGACAATGTCAGCATTCAGACAGGTTCGGCTATCGACTCGTCAAATGAACCAAACTTTGGAGTCAATGAGAAAGTCTCCATTAGTGTTGATGAGTTTACGAATCGCCAAAACTTAGCGGCGAATCCTCACCTAAGACCCGGTAATCGTTTCATTATGCGTGATGAGGCACTACAGGTATTTCTACGTACTGCTTACGTCATGAAGGACGTGGTGATCACGGTGCGCTATAGAGCGCCAGATCGTGTCCGGGCTCGCCGCATTCGTGACGACTTGGAAGCTAGGATGTCTATGATCAAAGATGTCCTCATCCACAAGATCCAATATTCTTACCAGATTCCAGCTATTTTCATGGATCGGTTAAAGAGCATATTTGAGCTACGTGAAAAACAAGCCGGGTACGGAGAAACATTCGACGAATGGTTGCAGAATCACTCGCTTCCGTCGCTTACTCAGCTGACGAACACTGGCGATAAGGTGGGCTATTATTCGTTCTCTGAAACTAGTGTTCGTATTCAGGGTAGTTTCGATTACGATACAGTGCCAGAGAATCCAGAAAAAGAAGGCGATATGACTCCTCACATTGTGGAGTTCAATTATCGCTTGACCTGGAATGCTCCGCAAGGTATGGAGATAGCTTACCCGATCATGATCCATAATCAGATCATGCCGACCAAGTTTATCAACATGGATCAAATCAAACCACCGGAAGATATCCACGATATCACTGGTTCGGTCACCGATGTCAGCTTGAGCTATTTTGAGAACACTGAAGGCTCGATGCGACTCTACCCACCGCCTGGTATCCATCTACCGACTCAAGACGAATGGCGGCCCTTTAGCGTGCCTGTGAGCACGTTACGATTGGTTAGCATGTTAGTTAAACTGTCATCGGATGATCTGAGAAAGATAAGTCGCTTAGATCAGCTAGGCAGTAAGTACTACTTGCACGATGCGATACTTGAGTTCCTCATTCAAGAGGCTCCTTATCTTCATATTCCTGGCATGTCTGTTTTCAATGTCAGTATCTACGACGATACCACCCCTGTCAGTTTTGAAAAATTCAGTGTAAATGATGAGCTCGAAGTTATTCTGAATGAAGATGCTGATCTAAGGCGAATCTACCGAGTTCGTCTGAGTGTCTATTCTGACTTTACTCTCATTCAGCCAACTGCACGTGCTCGTTTGGCGGCTAATCCAGAAGTGTTGGATCTGGTACTAAGGGCCATAGGCTGGAATGGGTTTGAGTATCAGCGTAATAATGGCGGTGTGCCAAAGAGTGAAATGGACCGACTCGCTAAAGAACAACACACTGTGAGAATCGGCCGTGAACTACGCGGAATCCAGACACCTAAAACTGTCATGACACTAATGGTCCAAGCTCGAAGGAAAGAACATGTCTAACATTGTTGAAATCGACCCGGATGAACCAATCAAGGAACCAACGCCTCCATTGGTTCATCAGCCTCCGGTTTACAAAGGCAGTACTCACGATATCAAGTTTACCTCACATGCGAGCATCATAACTCACATCGCAGGTCGCCAGCTCTTTGTTGATTACTATCAACAGATCAAGGGCCAGAATGACGCTAACCAAGGTTTAGCACTTGATGAGTTGGCTCTATATCAGCAGTATCGTCTAATCAAGAACTTTGAGATCAAGGTTCAGTCTCCGTTCTCGTCGAGTCAAGACCCTGACTCTAAAGAATTCGAAACAGTTGCATCTGCTGTGCTCTTTCCGACTGGTGTAATTCCGGACAAGGGCGATATGATGGTTTTCTCTAATGGTGATGGTGTTTATTGCGTCTGCGAGATAACTAGTTCTATTCGCAATGAGTTCTTTAAGGAATCGACATATCAGATCCACTATCGTCTAACTCGCGTCCTTACTAAAACGGAATTCGATAACCTCAAACTGAAGGTCGTAGAGACATATGTTTACGATCGGAACTTCCTGACCTCTGGACGCAATCCAGTAATCCAGACAAGTGATTTTGATATCCTGAGATCGCTACAGCAGTTTGTTACAGAAGCTGGGCGCTTGTACTATGCTCAGTTTTTCAGTCAAGAGTATCTGACTCTAGTTGCACCGAGTCAGGGAACTCCCATCTACGATCCATTTTTGATGAAGTTCCTTCCGTATATCTTTGATACGGACTCAGCTCCTGAAGTTAGGTTTGTTCGCCAGCTAAATCACGATGGCGATAATAATTTACAGACAAAAACGATCTGGGATGTGCTACTCCAGCAGGACATAAACCTCCTGCCATTCATCTCTACTCAGTATTGCTTGGTAAATGCCAAAACCTTTACCAAACACCCTCAATTTACATCGCTGTATCACAGTGGCATGAAGCGGATTGTTTATCCGATCGATCCGCGCTCTAACTACACTCACATGCGTCCTCCTCCTGTGAAGACGCCATCGAGTGATCAGCTGATCCATGCTCCAGCAAATATGAATTGTGCTGGTAAATCAACGATGCCGCCAAGCGACTATGACCAATTGATCGGTCTGGATATGCCTGCTAACTATGAGGCCGCTAAGAACAATGCATGGGATTGGGACGGCGATGGATCTGTAGATGATCCAACAATGTTTGATTTTGATCAGAACCTGAACACAGCCAACATGCCCGAGTTTTATTACAATGGCACTGGCGGTGAGTTACCGGATGAGTTTGGTACTCCTTTAGAGAATCTGGCATTACCCGTCATGATTCATCCATACACTCGCGACTCCCATTATCTCTTTTCAGAGTTTTTCTATTGTAAAGAGAAATTGATTGACCTAGATCAAGTTTCGATTTTGGAACAGATGACCACTCGCATGCTGATGAAGCAGAGTGTGGGAATCAATGATCTAATGGAAGCGATCAAACAGTTTCGTGGGTGGGATGCTCTGGAAAAGTTCTACTACATCCCTGTTTTGGTGCTGCTGGCCAAATACACAATTGAAACATACTGATGAAATCGCTCTCGCCCAATTGGGCGAGAGTTGTTTCTTTGAGGTGATTTATGGCTATGAAATACCCGCCGGTAGATCCTAACATCAATAGCGCGGTTTATATCTGGGAATACCAGTTTTACGCTAACGTTCCGGGAATCTCTTTGGATTCTGAAGAATACATCCGCAGGGTTGGGGTCCCCATGTCTGGCATTAAGAAGCTAGATGACCAGTTGCAATTCGCCTATAGGCAAACATATTTGAATCTGGCCAAGCTAGCCGAAATCGTGGCAGATGGCTATGTGATCAGTGTTCGCAATAACGATACAAAAATCATTTACGATTACATCAAGCACCACCTGATCCGCTGCACTGGTCGATTAAGTGTCGAGTTAGTTCCAGATGAAAAGTTGGTTGAGGATTTGTTTAAACTAGATGCTCTTTCTGCGATAGTCTATCCTCACGCGTCTCCGTTCTTCGATGGTTATGGTAGCGCTAGTCAGTTTATGCGCAGCATCAAGCAGATCTCCAACAACGCCATTGGAACTATTCTTAAGCCATTCGATCCTAAGCTTAGCTCGACTAAGAAGCCGACCAAACATGATTTGTTACTTAAGGCCGATAACGCTGATGTTGAGGATACGACGACTCCTCTGCCCGATTTGATGAAGGGTCATAACTCCGTGTCGGATGAGCTCAGAGCCATCCTTGATCGTGGATTTGACTTCATGCATCGCGGAGATTAAATTATGGATTTTGTAAAATCAGCTCTGTATCTTGAGGTACAGAATGTCGTAAGATCAGGCCGTGAGCCAACGGGTGTGCAGGTGGATGTTGAATTCCATCTTAGCAACACAGAGATCTTTAAGCCTCTGGTCTTTTTGAGCAGAGACATTGACCAGAATTTTGTTCTTAATTATGGGGATATTGTTTTTATAACAGTCCTCATGACCAAGGCGGATTACGCGTACAAGATCTATCCTAATCGGACTAATCTATACGTGACTCTCACTGATAGAGCGGTTGGTATCATAGACAGATCGCCGATTGCTAGCGCGTATGGTTTTTCAGAGAAGTACAAAGCAATTCTCCTAGATGAGAATGGAAACCCAATTGTAGAGCACGACGGAAGAAACTCTCCAGACGAAGTACAGCTGGAGGCGAGCGGGTTCGTTGAAGTGACTTTTCAGTTATTAAGCGAAGCTTTAAATCTTTTACGAATGTTTTCAGCTAGCAAAACTTATCACAACGTAAGCGGGGACAAGATCCTAAAGACGGTATTTTCGAGTATCTTTGATAAACTGCCAATAGATGATGCTGTCAGGCCTTATGGCGTCGATGTAGTTCCTATCGATAACAGAGAGGTCTATAGACAGATAGTCGTTCCGCAGCAGATAATGCTACCCAATTTGGCCGATTACTTGCAGAATAAAGCCGGCGGTCTCTACTCATCGGGTTTGGGTAATTATTATTTGCGGCGACATTGGCGCATCTTCCCTATCTTCAATACCGATCGACAGGAAGAAACCGATGAGAGTATCACTCTTGTCTTAGTTCCGGAAAAATTAATTCCAGGTATTGAGAAAACATATATACGCTCAGGTAAGCACACCACCATTCTCGCTACTGGTGATGTAAAATTCAGCGATGAATCCGACAAGATTCAGTTAAATTCAGGTAATGCTGTTCGTTTTGCAGATGCTAATAATTTTATCGACGGCCGTATGTCGGTAGATAATAATAAGGCCCTATATAAACGCAATCTGATAGCCAGCGAAGTGGTTACAGCTACACGTGGTGATCGTTTAAACCTAGCCCCGTTTGTAGGAATTACGGCAAATCCTTTTGCCGAGTACTCTAAAATGGCACAGCGAGATGGCGCCATTGTTGCTCTCAAATGGGAGTACTCAAATATAGCCATCCTGAAACCAGGGATGGTCGTCAAGCTCATGTATCTGGATGGAGATAACATTCGTACCCTGAATGGATGTCTGATAGGTGCTCAGCATAACACCTATACCAAAGATAAAGGCGCAACCAACACATCGCGCTTTCACACAAACTCGGCATTAGCGGTTTTTGTTAACCGGCGTAAAGCGTATCTATAATCGTGTGTTAAAGAAGATTATAGATATATATTTCTTTTGTGGTGTCAATTGAAGGAGAAATCATGATCACACTAAAGAATTTAAAAGAGTCCCTCAATCTCTGGATTCAAGTAGCCGTCGTTTACTTACTCCATGGGGCTGTAACGCAGTATCTCGGTAACTGAGGATATCTCCTGGCCGATCGGCCAGGAGATTAAATTATGATCAAACCGCGACTACCAGATCACATAGCGTTAGATATACATTACGCTAAAGCTCAAGTCGATCACATGGCCGATCGATACGATTATGCAATTCTTGAAGACGATATGTTGTTTATCTTCAAGCGCTTTATTTATCTCCCTAAAGAGAATGCGGTAACTGACGTCCTTACTTTTTTAGGGAGTCTGACATACCTCGAAGAAATCGATGTAAGTAAAACAATAAATGAAGCTTGTCAGTTAGTTAAAGACGAGCTGACCAAAGTGCCTTCGCCTATTTACCAATATCGCCTAGATGCGATTTCTGATGACTGGGCTTTATTCACAAGAGATGATTTGGAGGAATTACAAGATGACAGCTTCGGATATCCCTCCGAGTTCTTTCATGGATGGAAGCCAAGAATTTAGCGTAATTGGCGGCGGTATGAAAAGATTTGTTGATCCAAGTAAAGGATTCAGCAGCAATGAAGATATTGCCGAGATCATCGTCGGTAATCCACTGTTTCACAAAACTGAGACTATTACTTTGGTCTTGAATCTCAGTAATGCAAAGTGGGTAAGTGTTTTTTCGATCGCTGGCGCAATTATGCGAACTCAGAAAGGCTTTAATCCCCTTAACATCGATGACAAACATCTGATTCAAGCTGGGCCCAGAGAGCGCGTAATCGTGCCAACCAAGCTGAGACTTAGGCAAGATTTATTCCAGACATCTCTCGGTGATCTGCGCGCGACCGATATAGTTTCCGCCCTTGATTGGACGCTGAGGAGCGTGCTATGCAATCATAACCTCTTAACGGAAAACATAATTGTTTCGGCAATCATCCTCCTGCCGAAACAGTATCCCATGCTAAGGCCATACGACAAATCTGAGTTCCGTTTTCATAAGGCGATGAATGAAAAATTGGTGGTTCGTTTTATGGAAGGACTAAGGGGTACGGGTCTCCCTAAAAACACTTTGCAGGTAGTGTCCGAATTTGCCGTAGGAGAAACCTATGACAGTTGAGATGAAAAAAGTCCTCACATCTGAGATCTATGAAGCGGCTAATAAAAACGATTCTGGATTTCTTATCGTTATCAGGCTGTGCGTGGAAGAAATGCCGCTTACAAGAATAGATGCAGAGGAGATACTGAGAAACCTGAACAGTGGTGTTGGTCTAATACCAATCGATGGTCTCGACTATCGGAGTAATTTGACAAATCAGGAAGATATCCTCTTTGAAGATATCATCAGTGCTTCTGGTTGGTCGATAAGTGATCACGATCAGGAAAGCGATCTCGTAAATAAGGAAATTGATTTTACGGTCGGGATAACTTTCAGGGCCCTTACCGATAATCTCTCTAATTTCATCTTCTTCAATAACGGTTTACATGAAGATGATGAATGTCCTAATTTGTGTGTAGTGATTCTGGTCGATGATCGCAGAAATACCGATCTAATTATGACTCGTGCAATTGAGCACGCTAAGCGATGGCACGCTACCAAGTTCGGTAAGGTACCTGCTATTTTTATCTGCAAGAGAGATTCGTTCTCTCATTTTCATTAAAGTACTGAAGGAGAAAACATGTACCAGAAAGATAATGAAGGTTTCATCAAAGGGCCAGATGGAATTAAACGATATGTGCCGGCTGGACTATCGTTACATGCCAGTGGTTGCGGTTGGTATGCGACCACCTATACAGAGTTTGGTGATCGGATTTGTGTGTATTTTGGTGTGCGTCGCGATGGTAGTTTGCAGAAGGCTTATGAGAACGCGATGCAATATCTGAAAGATAACAGCGAAGCAATCGATTCGTTCTCCTATAGTGGCCTCAATCGTCTTGGTCGTCGTATCGCTGAATTGGAGCAAATGTCGATTAAATACGCAGACCGTGATCATATGCCAATGGGAATCAGCTATCGCAAAGCATCTTCGAGTAGTCTCTCCATCACTGTATCGCTAGTCGATAGTCACAAAACTGTGACTGTGCCAATTGGCGATAGCTGTGTATGGGAAGCTACGGTAGCCGAGCTGCGAGTTATGCGACTTGATAAGTTGCAGCGATTAGCTGAACAGCGTCATCAATACGCCACAGAGCTCCTCAGTATCTGAGCTCTACAGTACAAAAGAACCCGCCTCTAATCGGGTTCTTTTTTTTTTCACTTAAGGGAGGTTTCATGAATACAGTTCTTTACCGCAAGCGCGCTCCTATGGACGGCTTCAATACTCGCTTCAATGCTGGACTGAGGCTGGCATCGTTGCTTCGGGCATCTATCGATTTGGATCCAAAGAAAGTCAAACCAAGTTATAAGCGCAAGCTTTTCTTAGACGCTTATATCGGGATGTGTTTCCACCATCACCGCTGGGATAGTGGAAAGTCCTACAAAATCGACATTACTCTTTTTGCCGAGAAGGTATGGACTGTGACGTGCAATGGCAACATGTGCGAAATTGTACTGACTACAGCCGATGGCCAGGTCATTCAACAATTCGATCATCCATCGCTTGTTACTGAAGTGTTTGATGGTATTTTCAAGGAATATGTCGCTAATGCCTTTGATTTGGTTGAGGTATAAAAAAAACATCAGCATAAATCCACTCTCCCCTCACGGGGAGAGTGGAGATAGCTAGACGTTATTCCTAACTACTAGCCGAAGCAGGCCAGATCAGGTCTGTTCTTCTTCGATGCCGTCACGGGCATTGGTGTAGATGGTGACCAGGTCCATCTCGGTAGCGTCGCCGATACCGATGGTCGTCCACACGTTTTGCTTCTGCTCGTCGGTCAGGACCTGAACTGCGTCGAAACGAACGCGATTGTCCAGGGCCAGGAGCATGGCCGAGCCGGCGGTCTGGTCAGCGGCGATGTAGTCAGCGATTTCCTTCAGCGTGTCGAAGGCAGTCGGTGCATTGTCGACCAGGCCGCTGATGGCGGCGGCGACCAGTTGTTCGATCTTGGTGGAGCTGTAGGTCGAGGTACCGGCAGCGGCAGCGTCGTTGATGATGTTGGCAGCGAACTGTTGAGCCGAGGCACGGACTTCGTTCAGGGCCAGAACCAGGTTCGACTTTTCGGTCGTGGTCAGCTGAGCCGGATCGCCGAGCTTGGTCTTCAGGTCACCGACGTCGGCGCCGACGAGAGCGGCAAAGGCGTTCAGGATTTGGGCAAGTGTTTGCATTTGGGCATTCCTTGAGAGGTGGTTTGAAAATCGCCACATGGCGACTAACTAGAAAACGAACAAGCGAAGAAGCTATATTCGCCATACTATTCAAACGCACCTCTCTGTACATAGATTAAATTTTAACCTAAAACAAAATCAAGCATATCTTCAGTAGCTCCTTCTTTCTCAGAGCTCTTTAGATTTGGCTTACCGGGCGCAGAGTGTGATTTATCTTCAGCGTTGATATCGTCGAGGATAACCCCCTTTTTCAGGAATGGAAGAGCTGTGTAAAGATCCCTAGGATCGGTCTGGCCATTCAAACGATGCTTACCACGCTGCACTGTTAAATACGAAACACCGTTGATTGTTTCGATATGAACAAATAGCTCGATATCTACTTCTTGGTCTACTGTTTTACATCCATCGTAATAACCTTTGCCAGGCAGTCCTTTAACGAAGTTATCTCGGCCGTCACGGATTAGCTGTTTGGCTTCGGTGGAAAGTTGGTGTGGGGTGATCATTACAATCCCTCGGGGATTGGTGAAATTACGAACTACTCTATACAGGGCTCTGATTTCCGAACCAGTAGGTCCGTTCTGTTTGAGCGAATCAGCCGGTAGCTGCTGTAGATAATCAAGCATAAGGAGCTTGATCTCATAACCTTGAGCCTCAAGCTTAAGGAGAAGGCCAATTAGATCTCGATGAGTCCATCTGGAGGGATCCACGCGATACATCTTGACCTGGAAGCCACCACGTTGCATCTTCTCCTGTACATATCTTGCCTTTTCTTGAGCAGAGACACCGGAGTAATCCTCAACGATGCCAGACTCATTCTGACGATATGACTTGTACAGAAAATCAAAGTTCATTGCTAGGCTATCTTCGAATGAGATGCGCACTAGCAATGGTTTCTTTGTTTTATCCCTTAGGAACGGAACGTTGTAATCAGCTATCTGACGAAAGAGCGTCAGGCTAAATCCTGTTTTATATTGGTGAGGTAGAGCTCCGACGACTACGTTATCGCCTGGTCTGAAGTAGCCGCGTACCATTCGGTTAATGGCCTGGTATCCTACTTTTAAACCGGCCTCGCCAAGTTCTGTTGTTGCTACTTCTTCGAACACAGTGGTGATGGAATCTTGATCGCCGATGTCGATCGATCCGACGATAGCTGGATCTTGCTCATCCTCACCAACGGTGATAAACGGCTCAAGCTCATCCGCGATTTCGCGGGCCCATGCTCGGAAGTCAGTAATTTCAGATCGCGAAAAGCTCAACTGAGCTGCGGCTTTGCGTAAACGTTCTTGTAATTTACGCTCAGCTTGATAGTCTTTCAGATACTTGGCTGTGCGAATACATGCAACAAGAACTTCGTTATCGAGTAGCTCAAATCCGATTGAACTCAGGAAGACATCAAAAAGAGATTTGTCCTGATTACAATCCAGTTTTAACCGCTGCAATAATTCGTCTTTTGTGTAAATAGTTGGCGCTGATTTATCGGCCATCATTGTAGCTGTTCGCTTCAGCGATACAATGGCTGATGTTTTATCGTTTGTTCCGACTGCTAACTCTGGTAGCTTAATCGACTTTATTAAATCGCGAGCTAGATCCCGATAGTTGGTAGTTACCGTTGCATCCAGTTTAGATGAATGAAACAATAGGGTAATGATGTTTACTAATAGATAGCGTTCATCCATTTGGTTTAGTTCCTCTGGATAACTTAATTAACTCTGGTCAAGTGATTGTCCGCATGTAATTAAAAATAGCAGATGAGTGAATTTATGTTAAATTATAATGACCATTACTAATTAGTAAACAATTTTCTATGGGGGACTCCATGAGTTCAAATCCTGAACAACTGAAAGTGATTTTGCTGCCGCTTTCTATTCGCAAAACTCTTTTTCGTCATCGCCTGATTCTCGAAGATATTCTCTCTTTGGAAAAAATCAAGGACGTTCTCCCTCTGAGCGCTGTTGTTGACTTGGGGCTGGCACAAAATAGCATCTATCAGATGGTGCCGTTCAATTGCCCAACCGCTCGACTGCTAGGAACGACGCCGGTGGATCCATTACCGGTCGGCTATCATGTGTCTCCCGAAGCGCCATCCTGCGCCAAAGATGACGTTAATTGCGGCGGTGATATGGCTATGCCAATCTACGGTAGTGTCTTTCAGCTCTATTCGTTGTTCAGCCATTATGCCGAAACGAGGCTAGCAGCTGCTCGTGAGTTCTTCCAACAGAAGGTAACTCCTGCTAGCAATCGGATTCAATCTGACCAGGAATCCATGAAGATGTTCTATCGTCGTATATTCCGAAAGGGCAGCGATGAATCTTATGGGTCAGTTACGTGTGCCTCTTTTGGGGACTCACTACCTGAATCGCAAGCTTTTGAAATAAACTTTGTTCGTGAGAACTTTGCAATCATTACCTATGACGAAATGAAATTCCCTGATGAAGAGAATTTCCGTCGGCTGGTAGCTTCGTTGCTAGAGGCAAAACATCGTTATAGCAACTTTGAAATCATGGCTAAGGAGATGGGTGATCTACTCTCATTCCACCTGCGCTGCCTCCATCAGAAACCTATCTGAAACTCCACTCAACTCCTTTCAAGGAAACAAACATGACATCTCCGTTCCTCAAGAAGCGCCAGAAGGGTTCAACGGCTCTGGCCAGCAAAATGTCCGAGCAACTGTCCGCAGTTCATAGCAAACTGAATGGCGGCCTGGCGGCCACTCTGGGCGTCGTCGGCAAGTCCGTCTACTCTCCGGAAAGTATGGACCTCAGCGATGCCGCTGATGTTGGCCATGCTCTCGACGAAGTCAGCTCGATCATCGGTTCCGTTTTCTCGTTCGAAGAAGCCAAGCTCGGCAAATCCGGTGACATGGCGACCGCCGAATACCAGTTCGGCCGTGGCGAATTCGCTGACAATGCTGCTCGTCTGGCTGCCGCTCTGGGTATGTCCCCGCGCCAGGCTGCTCATCGTGACCTGTCCCTGGAATCAATGGTCGCCGCTCCGCGTCGCATCGTGATCGCCCAACCTCCTGGTGTTGGTGATTTCTTCACCAAGCTGCCGGAAGACATCAACGTTGGCCTCGAAGCCTACGACGAAAAGAACAACAAGGACGCCGTCGCTTTCTCGGTGGTCTGGAATGCCAACTTCCGTCAATCGCCCTGGGCCGAAGCCTTCTACCCGCTGTACCTGCTGACGCCGGATCAACTCGGCCTGACCTTCACGGTTCCGGTCGTTCAGGTTCAGCCGGAACTGCGTCGTGATACGTCTGGCGATCCGACGAATTTCAATCGTCGCAACGTCATGCGCGCCCTGGTTGATCCGAGCATCATCGAAGATGACGCCACCGACATCATCCCGGTCGTTCGTCCGAGCTCGGCCGACAAGTTCCCCGATGCTTCCCTGATCGCTCCGACGTCGGTTGTCGTTGCTGGTGAAACCGTTCAAACCGCTCCGCTGCTGTTCGGCAAGACCATTGGTCTGCTGAGCATTGGTCAGACCGAAGCACTGCTGGCCAGCGGCGCTGCCGATACCAGCGATGCTGTCGATCCGTCCGTCAAGCTCGAAACCGTCTACGCCCAAATCGGCAACAAGGCTGTTCGCTGGGACGTCTCCGGTATGTCTTACACCGACTTCAACTACTCGGTGCAGGACGAATACCGTAAGATGGTCGTCAATACGTCCTTCAAGAACCTGCTGATCAGCAAGGACACGAAGTCTACCGATGGCGCCAATCTGCCGGGTCTGGACGTCATCTATACCGACGGTCTGGAAGTTCGTGTTCAGATGGATGTCAATGGCTGGATCGTTCTGGAATCTGGCGATGTCCGCCTGTCTTCCGTCGAACTCCTGGTCACTGGCATCACTGATCCCGATGGCAATCGTCTGGCTCCGACCGATCCGAAGTATGTCGCAATCGCTGATGTACTCGAGAACCCGGCTCAAGCCAAGCCGCTGAGCTATCGTCTGCGTGCTCGTCGTACCAACAGCAACATGCGTCAGCGTGGCCAGCTGCTGAACACCAACTTCTACACCCAGCTGCACGGTGTTCCGCGCCGCGCTCCGATTACGGTGGCCCGTCCGCAGAGCCAAAGTGATCAGAACGATGGTGCTGACATGGCAGCTCTGCTGCAGACCACCTACGCTCGTGCCACGAACGCTGCCCATGCGGAATTCTTCCGCCACGCCGCTTTCCTGGAACAGTTCGTCGGTAGCCAAGGCAGCCACATCGGCGAAATGCCGGAAATCCTGGGTGTCTCGCGTCTGTGCGGCGTTCAGCCGTTCTTCGAGCGTCTGGAACTGGACATCGAGAAGGTCGTTCAGATCACCAGCACCGAAGACAAGACTCGTGCCGTCATGGAAGCGATCTGCTACACGCTGCGCGATCAAGTCTACCGTGGTTGGACCAAGTCCGAGTTCATGGTTGCTCTGTCCGCCATGCGTGGCCCTGGCAGCCCGAACCCGACGGTCATCGTTGGTGTCCCGCCGTACCTGCGCAACTATCTCCAGATCTTCGGCGATATCCGCATCTTCGGTGAGAACTTCGAATACCGCATCGTCGAATCGCTGAATCCGCTGCACAAGGATACGATCGTCTGGTCGTTCGGCTTCTTCGACGGCGGTGATGGTCAGCCGAATCCGCTGCACTTCGGTCTCTGCGCCATGCGTCCGGAAGTTACGGCCGTCCTGTCGCTGCCGCGTAACGGCAGCTACTCGAAGGAACTGACGGTTGTTCCGTCTTTCCTGCACATCTCCAACCTGCCGGTTGTTGGTATGGTCAAGGTCATCGGCCTGGAAGCTCTGGCTCTCACCTCCCTGGCCGTTCCGGTCAAGATGATTCCGTAACGGGATTTGTCAGACTAAAGATTACTCCTGCCCTACGGGGCAGGAGTAGTTTTATTATGCCGCTTATTTTTAAAAAGTTAAAAAATATATAAAACTATATTACAGTAGTGTTATCGTACCATGGGATTCTAAAAACAAAGCTAATTGTAAAAAAAAAAGAACTTGCAGCCACTGACTGAGGAGCTCGCTCAGTTAAGCAATTTGAAAAGTACCGCTGGTACAAATAAGAAACTTTAAAGTTCATCGAGCATCATAGAGGTACCAAGCTATGATTGAGACTCCTGATAGCGTTAAGGCAGAAGCACATCTGTCTGGGAAAGGAGCGCATCAGAAAAGAGAGTTGTATGAATTTGGCTATCATCTGTCATCTACAAACACTCGTCCGTTTTCAACTCTTCACATTCGGAATTATACCGGTCATCCTGTATTAGTTACTGATAGAACAAACATCCCGTCAATCATTCCTGCTGAAAAGAGCATGAATGGCGAGAGTGGTATAATTTTAGATTTCAATCGAGAAGTGACCAATCTCGATTATGAAATGTTGGTGAAATTACCCGACCTAAAGCATCTCGATCCCGAGTTAGCTAAAGCTATCCACCAATTCAAACACGTAATAGGTGATAGATTTCCTGGAATGAAGTTACTTACCAGGAGATATATTCTACCTTCGCTTTCAGCAAAAACACTAAAAGCTGGTTACTTTCATCATGAGAGCGATCTGCTATTCAGTGACTCATCTATAGATCCTAATAACTTTCCGCTACATCCGCGGTCTGAAGTAGGATTACTGTGCTACGCAAGAGATTGGACTGATGCCATTGGTGCAATCGAAAAAGGAAACCACACGCTATTGGTGGCATATGTCTCTAATCCAAAGCTGGAAAAGATGTACAGAGCTACACCAAATGGCATACAGGTTTTACAGACTTGGTATCGACCGGAAATTCCGAGCTGTATTATATTGCGTCAGCCAAAAATTTACGATGAGCGAAATTTAGATGCTCCTCCTGATCACTTTGAGATGGCAGAACCAGAGAGTTTTTCGCTGAGTGAAGCCTCTACTTCTTTGAATATTTTTACTAATTTTGAAGAAGCTAAAGTGGCGGCGTTCAAATTGCGCAATCCTGAGATTGTTAGCGATACGTTCAAAACACAAGCTGATCTGGCAAAAGAGCAAATTCGTGCGGTAGCTACCTCCCAAGAGTTGAGTAGCATGGAAGATAAATATCGTTACGAAAAGCGTCTAGCTACAAATAAAGGGGCTACTGAAGTCATCAAGACCGTTGGTTTGATTGGTGCTGGTATTGGTGCTTTAGTTGGTTTGTACAAACTCATCCGGTAGAGGCAGATGGATAAATCTCTAGTAGAGCTAGCTAAGCAATGTACTCCTCCGTTCAACAAGAAAATTGTGGACGGGTGGGTACAAAGCGAAATTGACAATTGCCTGGCGGAAGTCGATATGTATTGGCGGATGGCTATCGATAGCCTTAATATCCCGTTAGCGTATCACGGCTACAAAGTATGTAATTTCAAAGAAGAATACGAACGCAGGACACGGCGAATTAACAACCAGTTTCGGTTTGATATCAGCCGCAGCAATCTGTTCATGGTCAAGTACTTCCTGTCTTACAATGGGGAGAAACTACCAGATGTATATTTAAATCTGCCATTCACTGAACCAGGTGGTATCTATCGCTCAAGCAGCAGTCAGTATCAGGTAACCCCTGTTATTGGCGATAAGGTTTTCTCGCCTGGGGAAAATGAAATCTTCATGGCTATTGGCAGGGCCAAAGTCAAGTTCCGTAAGGTTAATCACCCGATCATTGTTGATGGTCAAGGAGATTCCGCACAAGTAATCTGGAGTAAGCTTTACAATACAAAAACAGGCAGCAGGGCTACAATGAAAGTTTTACCGACATTGGCTCACTATTTGTTCTGTAAATTTGGCGTAAAAGAAACATTTAAACGCTACGCTGGCGCTGATGTTGTTGTAGGAACCGCCGGCACAATCACACGCCATCAGTACCCTGTGGAAGAATGGGTAATCTGTGAAAGTACTCGCATCCCAATTATGCGAGTAGGTCGTAGTAAGCAGTTTGCGCAAACTAAACCATGCAATATCATGTTTGCCATACCGCGGGCTCAGTTTACTCAGACGGTCAAATCAATTCTTGGTGGGTTCTATTACGTAGCCGACCACTTCCCTGAGCATCTCGATGCGCAGTGGGTTGATCAGACTACCAAATGGCTTATCCTCATTGGGTTAATTAACAAACCTGGTGATGTAAGCTACGGAATCCTACAAGCCAATATGGCTAGTCACTTAGCCTCGTTGGAAGAATACGTGGACATCATGATCAAGAAAGACTTGGAAGTCCTTGGCATTCAGGCTGATGATTTCTTTGACATCCTTGGTTTGATGATTCGCGAGTTTAGCACCTGGGTGCGTAAAGCTGAAAGCACAATCAATTCCATGTATGGAAAAGAGCTATCGGCGATGCGTAACATGTTGTATCCGATCAAAAGTAGCATCAACAAAATGGCGTTCCGCTTCCAAGCTGCTGCTGGTAAAGAGCTAAGGCAAAAAGAAGTAGAGAGCATCATCGCAATGCACATCAAGCCTGGTTGTATCTATCGCTGTACTCGTGAAGGACGTGGTATCACTTCGTTCCAATTCAGCGGCAGTAACATGGCTTTAAAACTGACTACGTCATTAATGACGCAAGATCAGGTGGGTCGTCAGAAGAAGCAAAGTTCGGTCGCTTCGGATGATCCTGGTAAAAAGATCCACGTCTCGGTAGCGGAAGTAGGCGGTGCATTTATCGTCTCTAAAAGCGATCCGAGCGGGAGAAATCGCATCAATCCATGGGTACGTGTTAGCGAGGGTGGTGTAGTAGAGCAACACCCTGACTTGATTCCGTTAACTGAGCAAGTCCAAGCTATCCTTAAAACATAAAAAAGGAGTCCAGATGTTCGGAATGACGATGCAGCAACAATTCAGCCACACTCAGATGGAGCGACCTCCGGTCGTACCACCATATCTGAGCGTTGGTCGTGTGAGCGAGGGCATCCCTGGCCATCCGCTTAACGATCTCATCACCGGTCGTCTCTCTGACGACATCACCAGAATGGTCACTACTGTGTGCGCTCAAAATGCACATAAAAACCATCTACGTGTGTATATGTGGAATCAGATCAGCAGCGGTGATTTCATCAATCCCTACCTGAAACGATTGGTCGCCATGACGACCGATTGTGTTCTTTTGCGCACTGCTTCATTTGGTAACAATGGTGGTTCGTCTGATCAGCTGGTTCACGCAATTCAGGTTTGCGCTAGCCAGTGCTGCGAGATCATGGCGGCGATTAATGCCGTCGAGCAAAACCCTGTACTGCTGAGTGGGGTGAATCAAAACGACATCATGCGGTTGTATCAACTTGGTACTCAATTGCGCGAGCAAGTGGCCACGCTGAAACAGAGAATGACAGTTAGTCGCACAATCTCACCAGCCGGTCTTGATTTCAATTCATCGCTGACCGATGGCAATTGGGGGTCTCTCAACACTGGCAACAATTTGGCAGCTATCGCTCGCGATATCAGCGGTCATGCGATGACCGGTGGCGATGCTGTCGACGCACTGTCGTTTGGTAATGATTCTTCAACACCAGAAATGTTTTCTGGCGGCGTAAGTCACGTGACTGATTTCGATAACAACTTTGGCGTGCTCGAAAGCATGGACGCCATGATAACGGAAGGAAGCAACATGCAGCAAGATATCAAAAACGTCGTGAGTGATCACTTGCCGTTACCGCCAGCTGATCAAAAGCCGGCAGCGGCTGAACCTGTTGTCGTTTTCAGGAATGAAAACGGCCATGATCTGTCACTGATCAGCACCGATCCGGAAATCGTGCGCAAACTCATTACCCACTACGTGCCCGGGCCCAATCGGCAATTCATCGCTGACGTCTATCATCCCTCTTTCCAGAAGATTGGGGTTTTCTTCAACCCAAATGACAAGACTCATACCTTGTCGGTATTCGGTGAAAAACAAGTGGAACGTGAAGCGCACTACAAGGCCGGCGCGCCTGGTCTGGATATCGGCATCGTCGTGCCGGATGAACTCTTTGTCGCCGCATTTGCTCGCGTCGAAGAAAACGCACATGATGGCGATGAGTCTGTCGAAAAACTCGAGAGTGTCATTCCGGATGGTGTGAATATCGTTCAGAGCGACTCGTATCGCGCTGCCGATAATCTGGAAGCGGCTCTCAAGTACGCTGGACTGGACGCGCTCACCAGCAATGGTGTGTTCGCTACCAAGCAGCACTTCATGATCAACGAAACGCTGTACATGTTGCCCGAGTTCCGTGCGATCATCCACCAGGCGATCAGCGATGCTTCTAACGGCGGTATTGGCGATCTCATCAATGTCTTCAAGGCCGCGGTTGATATTCTGTTGCACGCGTCCAAGGCCGCGACTGGCATCGATAAGGCTCGGCAGATCGCTACTTTCGAATCGCTGAATGTCCTGGAAACGCAACTCACGCAGTCGGTCAATGATGCGCTGCATTTCAATCTCGGTATTCCGGCGGAGCAACTCTCCATCACCAGCGTTCTCGATGATTGGTCCGAACTCGTTGGTCTGCTGACCAAAGAATTCCATCCTGTCTTTGTGGAAACGCTGATCAAATCCGAAGCGGAAATCATCAGTCGGTCGATTGCTATTTTGCGCGATGACGATATCGACGTCGTTGCAGATAGTCGCTTTGTTACGAGTGCAGCAATTCGCGCAAACAACATTGTGACTGCCGTTCCTGTCCGCGTCACGTCTGTCAGCGTCACTACTGAGCAACTGGATATCGCAGTACTGCCAGGTATCGGTATGACGATCCAGTCCGATGATGAAAACCTGAAAACTTTCATCAGCAACGTCTACAATGATGAAGTCAATCAAGGTGGTCGTGCGTTCCTGACAACACAGAATGGCGATGTGTTCGAGGTACATCGGCCGTGGCTTGCGCCGGCAGAAATTGCCTCTTACGTCATTTCCAAAGTGAAGTAAGCGAGTAGTTTTCACCTTCTGCAGAGTGTGAAACAAACTGACTACAGCTCCCCTTGCGGGGAGCTGTAGTAGTATTTTTTTTTACTTTAAGCCGCTGGCGGCTCATCGGTCGGTTGCTCAGATGCTGGAGCTTCCTTGGTAGTATCTTCGGTGTCAGTTGGCTCTTCAGGTGGCTGAGGCTCACCAGTACCAGCTGCAGGTTCATCTTCCGGATTGGTGGTGCTTCCCAGATCGGGCATTTCACCAAAACTATCAGACATACCTTCAGGAGGCGCTGAGCTACCAGTTTCAGAACCGCTGCTGGATGAGCTACTTCCATCGGCAATGTCGGTATTCTTAACTAATCGACTTTCAGCAATTTCTTTCGGGTCCTGAATCTTTTCCATTAGCTTAACAAACTCGTTCATCAGCTGGCGTGCATGACTCATCTGTTCGTCGTAAACTGTGAATTTGTTCGAATCGTCAGTATCAATTCCCAATTCAGAGAGCTCAGGAGCGATACCGTGCTGTGCCATGAAACGACGCATCTCTACAGCAAGAATGGATGCGGCTAGCATTTCGGCGCGATCTGCTACATTGACACCAACGAATTCCTCTGTAAGGAAATCCGGATTAACGTGGTACTTGAGAGCCTTAGTGATTAGCTCTTCGTAATCGGCCATTGCCTCCAGCTGATTGCGATGGGTTACTGAATTTGGCGCAGGTAGGCTGACGGTTAGTCCATCGATGTACTGAGTAACCAACTTAGTAGCCAATTCGCGTTTCACTTGAGGACTGAGGTCTTCGATATTGGTGACCTTGTCCATCTTAATGTGCTTCATGTTACGCTCAACCATAGCGATCATCGCTCCGCGAAGGCTAGGTGTTGCTTTGATGATTTGGCGAATATGTCCTGTGAGCTGCTCTGCAAATATCAACTGATCTTGGAGGATCTGTTTAGCAAACATCACATTGCTGTTAACTGACTGCACAGCAAATTCTGGACTAAGAGCGCTATCGATTAGCTCAGGCGGTACGCCGAACTTCCAGATAGTTTTCTTCTGATACTTGTCTTCAAGATCGGAAGACGGCAACGTATGGCTGGAGGAATCATACTCCACATCCAGCTGAATATCTGGTAGACGCGGATGCTCGGTCCAGGAAAATTCAATACCGGCACCTGCCAGATAGTTCATGATGTCCGATGGCCCTTGCACGCGACTAGGGAAATTCGCAAACATCTGTCTGGAGCGGATGAACTCCTCGATGATCTTTTCTCTGGTTTCCATCGGATCACCATCGTCTTCGTCAATGGTGCCCTTTACTCTTGTGCGACCAATGGAGTTCTTCAACTCGCCTAACAAATTGGCCATCATCAGGGATAGACGCATAGCCAGCATAGGTTTGATCTGCTCAATGAGCGACTCACCCACACCATCGCGACGATGCGCAAAAGCAAAATACGTCACGATTTCCTTGGGGAGGAAAAGAATTTCTGTACGCTGTTCTGCAAACCTACGGCCTAGCATAATGCGCCCAAGGTCGTTCAGGTTACCGATAGATACCTTCTGACTGGACTTACCATTGAATACTCGCATAGCAAAGTCAGCTTCAATCAGCTCACCGTAAACGCGAGTACAGTAGGACATATGTTGTTGATAGAAGCTACGAGCATCGCCACCCTGAGATGCGTCCGAGTTAATGAGACTGTTAACTCGTGAGATCATCGACGAAGAGAACGAATCATTCGAGTTTACGCCGCTATTTGACATCTCCCGCAGCTGCTGATCTGTGTAGCGATCGGAGATAAAACTGCCAGTCTCGGGATCAATCAGAACGATATAAGCCACATGTTTGTCTTCCTCACCTGGAGCAAAGATTGGGAACGTAGCTTCATATGGAAGATCGATCGTCAGTGGCTCGGATACAGAGACGCGAGCGGCCTCATCCTGAGTTGGCGCAATAACTAGATTGCGCATTCGCATATCGTGCTTCTTATAGATAATGCTTTCAGCTTGATCGATGTTGACCTTGCGGAATTCTAAAGATAGCGCTTCTGCCTCTGCCGATAATGTTTCAGTCTCCGGAACTGGATCAATATCTGCTTCTGGGAAAAGAGAATGCTCGGTACTAACCTGAGCTAGCCGTTGCCGTAGAATTGGCAACTTAAGCATGTCGGGATTATCATGGAAGAAAACCATGTCATCCTTTATCACATCACCGGTTTTACGTTCATAAATGTGAAGTGCGCGATGAGCGCCATCCGCTACGGAATAGCTCTCCAGAGACACATTTGTAGTACCATGGGTAAGGATTCGCAAACTACCGGGGCGCTTTGCGCCATCGTGCTTTTTGTCGAAATCAGATTTCGTAGGGCCAATTAAACCAATGGTCTTCAGAGACCCATCTCGGCTAAAGACTGTGCGCTGATGAGCCGTCGAGAGAAGACTTTCGGTCGATACATTAGCCGGAGCATTGATGAGCGCATCCAGGGTATTTTCTGGAATAACAGCGATCGGATGTCCGCCTTTAAGAAACATGGCGTTACGCAGTATTTTTGGTAGCTGCGGCGTAATCCTATGGACATCGGTGAAGTATGTCCTGATCATATCGGTCAAGCCATTGGTCAGAATAGAGGCCATTTTGGTCTCAGGGGGAGAGTAGGTCAGTTCGACCGTTGTCAGATCCCTTGGATTTAAAATAGCCGCTGTTTTTACATTCATCGACATTTCGATATCTGGCATCATCGAAATCAGCGTTTTGGCATCACGCTGATCTTGAATTAGCCGATCGGAACTACTGCGCAAGCCGTAAGCTTCTGGCGAATTAATTGTGCCATTTGGCGTGACTTCACGCTGACGCTTAGATCGCACAGGGGCGATCATCTTCGAAACACCGGATGCTAAGCGCGGGTTCTTCTTGACAACCTCGATAACGCTTTGCCCATCCTTACTTAGCTGATTGATACCGATGCGATTTATGCGTTTATCATTCATAACTTTGAACCTCTTTTTGGATGTTTGAACATGTCCACTAATTCATACCAGCTCTATCAGGAGATGAATAGACGATTGGCACGAACGATTGTCATCAAATCCGAGCTAACTGCCCAGTTTATGAATGATCGGTTGGTACAGGATTATGGTATTACTTCCGTACATCCTACCGATATGTCAACCTGGCGTTATTACAAACATGTCTCCGGAGAGTACCATCCGGTCGATAAAGAAATGTTTGTTAAATCGTGGGATACAACTGAGGATATTCTTTTCAGTAAGGAAAACTTGGCTATCCATCGCGCCACTGCTCGCGCTTATGCTTTTGGTAGCAAGCAATTTCAAACACTAATCGATAGTTACCCAGATCAAGATTTGCTGATCATGGGCATTTTATATCCTGCGGATAAATTAAAAGCCATCGAAGCTGATGATCATACCGTCATCGCATATCCTCTTGATTTGATTGAGGACAACGAATACAGCTTGGTTGGAAAGATCAATACCTTCGCTAAAAACATGATGAAGCGTTGGTTTAATAAACAGTACTGCATTAGTGACAATCTGTATGCAAGTTCTGTTTATGCTGTTCTGTATCTGCAGCTTTACTTGGCCATCTGTAATTTCCGTCTAGAGGCGTGCAAGACGGCCGAGGCGCACAGTTTTCACATCGGACAGTACTTGATGTCTTATGGAGTACCGGAAGAAGTTATTCCGATGCTTACAAAGAAGCAAGCGCTATTCCTTTATCGGAATATCAAGTACATCCGAATTCATGCAGGTAAAAACGACACGTTCCATTGGCTGATTGAGAACTTCTTTACAGAGCGCAATCTACCACTGTGTAAATACACTATGCGGCATTTTGACGATGGTCAGGTAGAGAATCTGTATCCAACTGTCGCGTTCAAGAGTCTCAGCCTCAATGATGTAGTTGGCGAGACACAAGGTGACATTGTCGATACTGAAACGCTGCTATATAAAGAAGTTAATACGGCTATTTCTAACCCGCAATTTATCCAAGATAATTCCGAAGCTGTGGATTTTCGATTTGCGACAGCCAATAGCAATGTCGTACAGACCAAAGTTTTAGAGTCGGCTCTAACCGACTACACCAATGCAGTTTACACAAGCATTGACCAGATCTTCATGAGCTACTGGCCATACCTAGCTAAGTTAGGTAAGTTGTTGTATTTTGTTAATTTCACTAATCTGAAAACTGGTGAAAGTAACATGATCAGTGCTAACGATGCATTCGTTCTCATGATGTACGCTGGAGCTAGAGCCCTTGGGTTTGAAATGGTGACAGTCCCAGCATTCTTCTGCGAGAGAGTTATTCGCTGGCCGTCGCCGGACGTCGATGATTATAAATCGATTAGCAAGACCATCACGGATTCGGAGATCGAACATATCCGTGGCTTAATACCGGAGATAGACGGGTTTGTTTCGATTGATTCGTTTAATGCGTTCTGTTATAAAGTTCAGCAGATGGAGTACGAAGCGCAGAAGATGTACTCAAAGCAGGGACACCACTTTAGGCGCGCTGAAATGAAAGCCGTTGTACTGAGATCTTTTACTGATTCGTGGGTTGATCTCGAATCGGCTGGTACTCCGTATAGCGAGTGGCTGAGCTCTAGAAACATCAATTTAGAGAATTTTCAGCGAACTGATTTTGCGCTAATGTACTCTGAGCTGTTCAAGGCATCGGTAGGTAGCGATATAATCGTTGCTCCAAATTTAACAGAGATTCAGCAAGCAATGAGTCTGTTGCTTACTACATTCTCCAGTTACTCGATTCAGTTAGTCGGCTATGTGAATAGCACAAATGTGCTTGACCTTAAACGACCTGCGATTCGAATGCATGTCGACGGCACCCAGATGAATTACGAGTACTCAGTACCGGTATCAATGATACGGACAATGAGTGTCGAATATGGGGCTGATGTTAAGTTGAGTCAACAGCTTGCTCAGCCTGTTAACCAAACCGATTTAACATACAGCTCTAATATTGAACTCCAATCATTGGTCCGGATGTATTCTAGGTTTGATCAACTTCAATCTTTTGTGTTTAATATGAATGTTGAAAAGACCTCTCCAAGATTACTATCTTTCGAGATAGTTGAAGATTAACTTACTACGGAAAGATTGACAAAATGGATATCAATTCCACACATACCGTATACGGTAACTACATGAACTTACTTCAGCGGCTCGGTAAGACATACCAGCATGTACCTTTTGGATCGCTGAACGAGCGTCTCGATATCGCGAAAGATGAGCGACCAACGCCTGGCACTATGCCAAAGATCGGTTACCTCATGACCGGCGTTGGTGGTCATTACAACGACATCATCAACAACAATATCGCAATTCATCGGCTCTACCAACATGATCCGACCGATGCTGCTCCTTTCATTCCGAGCCCGCAGATTCTCCGGCCAATTGCCAACGATCTGACACCAGCCCAACGCGCAATGTATGGACTACGTCGTATCGAGACACACGGCGGCGAGCAATACGCGGCTTACTACGTACGGCGGTTTGACACTACCAATGTGGTTCCTCGTATGGAATATCGGACGATCAATCCCGATAAGTCCATTGTGGTGAGTGAGTTCATTCCTGGCACCACCAATCTCAATCCGGTCCCTGCTGAAGTCGCAGTTAACGGCGTCAATACAACCAGTTCTCAATTCATCACTGTCTCCGCAAAGGTAGAAATTCCCTGGAGTCGCTGGCAGATCGATGAGTACCTGAATGCATCAAAGATCATGTATGGCACCGAGGACGCTGCCATCATCTCCGAGACCGCTATCTGCTCTGCTGTCGACAAGGTTATTCAGATCGGCGCACTGAGTTACACCGAGGCAATTGCGGCTTATGTTGAGACATTTGCTCAAGCCAAGATTGATCTTACCAGCAACAGCCTGGACTTCAAGATGCTTCTTGATATTGGGGTCAGTGAGCCTTTGTATCGGCCTGGTTCCTAAGTAGTAAGATTGGTCATCGGTGCTATTGATACCAGAAGATAGCTCCCCGTTAGCCACTATAATCGGAATTGACCCAGGTACTATGTACCTGGGTATTTCTGAGTTTGTTTTTGACATGCTTACAAGAGAGGTAATTAGCATTCGAGCTTACACTCTTTGTGCTGATAAATTGTACTACAATGTCAACGACCACATGGTTGAGCGATTAGGTGAGCGAGCATGGCGGATTTATTGTTTGCAAAAGAGATTGGTGACTATTTTCACGAACACTAAAGCAGACAGTATTGTTTTTGAGCATCCGTTCTATAACCCAAGAAGACCTCAAGCTTTCCAGGCTTTGTTAGAATGCAAGGCAGCGATTTTAAATGCTACGATTATTTACGATCAGGAAATAACTCCGATTGCAATCGATCCATCTAGCATTAAGAATTCAGTCGGTGCCAAAGGTAACGTCGGTAAAGATCCAATACGAGACGCAATTATAAGCCTCTATGCGGATAAGCTAATCCTTCCGCAAGGAGATCTAGACGAGCACTCCTGTGATGCCACAGCAGCAGCTCATTGTCGCTTCATTCGTTTATTTGGGGGAAAGAGTAAATGATAAATCTTGCTACCATAAAAGCCTTATTTGGATCAGCCAAACTATGGGCTTTGCTTGCCGCTGCCGCTGTGGTGGGCATCGCGCTTTGGTCAGCGTATAGTTCTCTGAAAGAGAGCATCCGCTTAGAGATCCATGCTGCAATCGATGAAAAGGAGATTCAGTTCAATGGGGATGTAAGCGTCGTAAATAGTGACATTCTCACTATGAATGATGCGGATCTTGCCAAGTTGCGTGATGCGAATAGTCAAAACATGACATCACTCATGAGGAAACTCCTTGAGCTCGAGAAACAAGTTCGTGAAGGTTCTCTGACTGAGGAGGATCGACGTAATCTGGCGTCAGTAGCACGATATCAAAGTGTTCTGATTACGTTTTGCAGTGCTGAGGCAGATCCTGCAAAATGCCTAAAGCAATTGGGGGTCCAATGAAAAAAGTTCTTACTCTTGCTGTTGGGATTGTTCTGATCCTACTTATCCTGACCGCATGCGGTGGTACTCGCACAGCAGCTGGAATTGTAGTCGAGGTCCCACACGAACGTTACTTTGCTGAGAACTCACGACCTGCCGTTGTGAGTGAAATTGAGTGGCGTGCGCTAACACTCGAGCAGCGTGAAATCGAACTCACTCGAATTTCCAATGAGGCAATTGCTAGTTTGAATGCGTGCAATATTGACAAAAAGACTCTTCTTGCGTGGCGTAAGAAAATGGAAGAGTTGAAAAGGAAATACGAATAACTATGCTTGATCAAATCTTCCAAGATATTCCTCGGGAAACAATTCTCGAGAACGTACCGCATCCATGGATTTTCTCAATGCTCTCGGCTGTTAATAGCGAGACAGCTAACATGGGCGATCCGGTTACACTGAATGCGCGATCGACTGTCGCTGAGCTGATCGAAAAGATCAGTCATCTGGCGCCAGCTGCGCAAGCTCACGTTGTTGAGCGAGCTTTCCACCAATACAGCAATTCGACACGCGGGTCAGCCGGTCTTCACGAGAGCATTCGTGAGATCGAAGAGACTCGTACTAAGCACAAAGTGATCAGCATTGCGATTTACACAATGCTTGGCCTCTTGGCCTTCATTGTTGTTTCGACTGTAGTTATCGCCATGCTTGGTATTGCTGCAGATATCGATGAGAAACTGGGATCGACTATTTTCCAAACTCTCCTCGAGCTGATCAACATTCTGTATTCTTCCTGAGGAAATCATGCGTAAATTCATTTCTCCGGTAAATCCGGAACTGCGTAATCTTCGTCGACTTGCCCGGTCTCTTGGTATTGAGTCTGAAGCGCCAGCTGTTATTGAGCGTGAGCGGATGATGTTCGGTCTCATCAAGGACATCTCTCAGCTTGAGAAGGCCGCGCTCAAGGAACATCAGGAACAGTACGAAATCAAGATCCCGAAAACTGACAAAAACGCACTAGCCGGCAAGCTGCGCGTACGTCGGTCACAGGAAGTAGGTAAAGAGGAATTCAATTTTACCTTTACTGTTAAGACTGAGCTCTCCGGCGATGAAAATTCAACCGAGGACGAAAAGCGCTCCCTAGAAATCAATGAACCAACCACCGAACAAATGTTCATGGCCTTCCAATACATCGCCGAAGGTGGTATGAAGAAAACTCGGTATGAGTTCCCTATTGAAGGCACTGATCTGAAATGGGAATTCGATGTTTTCGCTGGATCAGATGGTCAGCCACAGGCTTGGTGCAAAATCGATCTGGAAGTACCTCAAGGCGGTCTTGTAGATCAGCCTCCTTTCCCGATCGAGATGGAACGCATTATCTCCAGCAATCCAGCGGCGCAATCGGAAGAAGAAAAGACGATTCTCGACACTCTTTTCACGACTGTTTTCAAGTTTACCAATCCTCATCTAAAGTAAGTTTACTAAGTCACATCTCTATGGCGTTAGCCATAGAGATGTGATGAGGTGTTTTTCTCTAATTTAACAAAGGAAGTACTATGGATCTCAAGCAGACACTATCTACTCTGGCAGAAGTGACCGGGGTAGATATCAAAGATGCTCTTTCGCGCATCGGCAATATACAACAAATCGATGCGAGTCTCAATAGCCAAGATATCGTATCTGCAATCAATGTCATTTTGGCCGCCATTCCTGGTAGCTTTGATGGCCTGATAGATGACGCTCAGATCGGTCTCAATACCGCGTACAGCTCTAACAAAATTGTTCAATTGCTGAACACTGCCGTTGATCAACTGAAAGCTGATGCTCCTGAAGCGTTCGACACGCTGAAAGAGATGTCGGACTACATCGCCGCTGACCAGACTCAGACAGCCAGTCTATTGGCAGGTTTGAACAATCGTCTTCGGTTCGATATCACGCAGGAAGTCACGGCCGTACAACAGGGCCGTATGTGGCAGTCCCTTAACCTACAGCTTGCTGATATCGATGTATCGGCGATCTATACGGAAGAACGTGACCCTCCCCCAGCCGAGTTTCTTGTCTCAGGAACTGCACTGCCTTCTGGCGGTAGCGACAGTGACCGCAAAATATCGTTTACGCTGGAGGGCCAGGGTGCTGTAGTTTGTGATTGGGGATTCGGCGCACCGCAAACTCTCAATCTACCAATCGTAGTCTCAAAGCTGTACCCAGTCGGTGTAACGTCCACGTTCACTCTATCTGGTGGCGATGTGACAAAAATCGACATAGATGGCGGCTATTGCTTGAGGACTATCACCGAGCTACAAGGCGCTGTTCTCGCGCAGGTTGCTTACCGCTACTCCAGAGTGCTCACTAGTGTTCCAGAGATACCGCCTAGCGTTACATCCCTCGATCAGGCTTTCAGGGGCTGCTTAAGTTTTAACCAAAACATCAGCAACTGGGATACATCGGCAGTTAACAATATGCTCGCGATGTTTGAAGGCGCCTCCGCTTTTAATCAAAACCTGAGCAGCTGGGATGTCCATCGGATCCCAAGTAAACCTGCATCGTTTGACGCAAATACCCCGGCGTGGGTGAAGAGCGGCCGGCTGCCTGTTTGGGGAACGACCGGTAGTCATTAAAGACACAAACACACACATACCCGCCCCAATGGGGCGGGTATGTGTTTTATTACACCTGACAGGTAACGACCCACAGCGCATCGTTGTTTGATACTGGAACTTCATGTGTTTCCGCAACATGAAAGCGAATCGCATCCCCTGCCATCAGAGTATGAAGAGTGTCTTCGATGATGATCTGTTGATTATCGAAGAGAGCAATGGCTGTAATCACTCCTGTGCTCTGCTGTCTCTCTTTAAAGCTAACGATCTTATCCAGGAAGCCAGTGTTTGCATCATACCTAGTAAAATTACAGACAAAACTTTTCCTGATAAGTTCCTCAGGTAGCAGGGACTTAAACAATTCACGCTGAGCGTGTTTCCAATGATACCACTTTGAAAAATGATACTCAGAGATGCGTTCGCTTTCGTGCTCACCTACTCGAAAATAGTGATCTTTACTGAAGATAAAGGATACTTTCGAGCTGAGCTCCACTAGGGCTTTTACGCCCTGTTCTGATATAAATCCTCGTAGGGATTCCATCCTTTTTCCCTCTCATCCGCATAGATCGTGATAAAAACAAACCGCTCACTTTTCACCGGAGCGACGCCGTGCACAAGAAACGGATCACTGATGATAGTCATCCGGCCAGCGACGTCTGGAATCAGTCCTTCGCTAACTGGTCGTTTGGTGCGATCGTAATACCGCAAGCCGTCAACCTCGCTACTTTGTAACGGAATGATGGTATTGTGGACTGCGTTTTGGCGATCGGTGTGATCGCAAAGAAAACCACCTACCTTATAGCGATTAATTACTTGGGTACGAATAATCGCACCGGGTAACTGCGGAACGAGCGATTGTAGAAACTGTCGTTCATCTTCAGTAAGGACACGATCAAACAATAGGTCGTAATCGCACGCAGTGACCCCTACGCCACGCTCTGGAGCGATATTGGTAGAATGGACCCACTTCGATGGATTCTGACGATCTATCAGCTCTCTAACGGCTTTGATCTGATCGGCTGTCAGTACCCCGTCCTTAAATGATACGCCTGGGACCATGGAGTTCATGTGCGCCACCTGCCATACGACGTTGGAGAAGTGTTTGATCATCCTTACGGGTACGGTAGTTCACGTCCTGGCGATCAATGTACGATTGCTTCCGAGTTTGGTTGTCGGTCTGAACCTGATCGATGAAAGAAATCATCTCCATCAGATCTTCTGGCACCTTTTCGGTGGGTAGCGAGCTGATCAGGGCCTTGCCGAGAATCAGAATTTGATCCTGGATTGAAAAGCGCCGCTCAATCTTCGCTTGTGCGGCAGCATCCATATCAACTTCACTGACCACCATCGGCTGAATTGCGATTGGTTCGATTGTGAAATCATGGAGGTTGCCAATCACGCATTCCTTTTCGATATCCATTTCAACCTCGCGATAGTCAAAATAGGTCTTGTTCAACCATTCGCGCTGTTTCGGATGCGCAAGAACGATGACTGTGACGAACTCACCGGATTCGCGATTGAACTGAAGGGTAACTTCCTTGCGGTTCAGCTCGCTGCCAAGTTTCCCTGGATCAACAATGGGAGCTGGCGTAGCTTGATTATCTTGAGTCATTTATAACTCTCCTCTTAAAAGTAAATAAGGGTCCAATCCGAAGGATTTGGTCCGGTTCTCTTGTACGTTTCGCGCTGATAGATCGCAGTAGAACTAGCCGCGTTCCCGTAATAAACACTACTGGCGTATGTCAGTCGAGTCATAGTGACTCGTGTCCCTTCAGGAAAGTCCTGAAAGGTGGAATACATAGATGCCAGATCGCTTCCATGGTAATAGATGGGCTCATTCGCAGCAGCGATTTCAATATCCTTTTTCCACCCAGTGAGTGTCAGATACATAACGGCCTGGGCTGGATCGAATCCACCAATCAACTGTTGTGGAGGAATGAGTCCATGGGTGATGTTCTCAGCATCTATTCCTCGACGAAGCTCATCGTAGACTATCTGCTGGGACACTCCGTCAAACAACACAGTGTCGTATGCTGTATGACCGTGGATCAAGAAATCTAGCAGTATCCGATCGAATTCGGCAATTGAATATGTATCCAGTTGCAGAGATGTCAATCGATGTGGGTTGTTGTAATCGGCAATATGCTGATTAACCATCTGGATGGCTTGTGGTAGTCGCTCTTCAATAAAACGAAGTAGGGCATTGATTTTATCACGAATCAGCTCGTGATCTTCTTCATTACCGATCAGTAGCGCATGGGTTATCTTATCGATTGCCCACGCCGCGTATTCCCAACCAAAACTACTTTCGTCAAATCTCAGCAAGTTGGTGATCGGCAGAACTTCTTCGACCGGCAGACTTCCACCATCAGTTATATCGTTGAAATCAGGTTGCAGTTCAGGAATAAACGTGCCCAGAATATCCGGGTATCGCGAATAGATACCGCCTACGAACTGGTATTCTTCAATAACAACTTGCTCAGGGAGCGCGGAGTTAATGAAGATGATAAACAGCGCAGCTTCTTTAGCAGATTTGGCAGTTACTGTCTTCTCAATTTCTGCTAGAAAAAAGTCCTCACCTCTGATCAGCTCGCGGTTAGCGACAGGGTCTTTCATCTTCAAAGACTCTGCGTAGAAGACACCCATCAGTGGCATCACTACCCGATTTTGTGGGATCGTCACCGTTTCCTGGAGGGCTAAATAGGCCGCTTTTTCACCTGTGAAATCAGGAAATACTTTTATGCTCATTTCTTTAGCCTCCAGCCATTGTCCATGAATTTGGTAAGCCAACTTTCTTGATGACTTCTCGGCGTTGTGTATATCCGTAATTCACGCCGCCGTTACCCCAATCCTGGTAATGGCTATATGTAATCAAGTAACTTGCTCGTGTGCCAACTGGGGCATCCGCGAGAGCTGCAATTACGCTGCTCTGATCCGAGAAACCCATGTAAATCGTGTCGGTGGATAGAGCCAGATTTTCGGGCTTAATCCAACCTTGCGATGTAAGGACATACTTCTCGACATCGGCGTCTGCTGGCAAGGCAGCCAGTACGGCTGGATTTACTAACCCGCGATCAAAAGCGGCCGGAGGAACTAGGTAATGTGCAAGCTGCCGAACAATCTCGTATTCGTCGCCGACTAATCGATCAGAGTTATCGACTGTATCGAGTTTGTCGTGATATAGATCGACTATATCGTTTACTTCTTGCTTGGTGTAAATTGACAAACTAGCCGGAGTCTCTTGATGTATCGCGCCGCGCTCAGCCGAATGTTGATCCAGGGCAGTGGCGATTACCGTGAAGTCCACGTTCATGGCTTCGCGGATTCTTGCAATCTTGTTCAAGAACACTTCGTGAGTTGAGTGATGTCGCACCTCTAGCGCATAGGCTAGGCGGTCCAGTGCCTCGACCACCCCCCACCAGTTGAACGTGTTTTTCTCACCATGCTGATGATCGGTAGGCGGCAGTCCATCAGGAGGAATACCCACAATGTCTGAGTAATCAACCACCGTTTGCTGGGAGTCAATGATCTCTTGCACATGTGCCTGAATTTCACCGAGTTGGTTGAAATACCCACCGACGTACTGGTACTCTACCACTCGTAGTGGATTAGCTACATGATTGTGAATAACAATACCTTTCACTGCCATCAATCCAGACTCTCTGACTACTGGTGGAACTAACTCCGTCCACTCAAAATCAACACCAGGAACAAGCTCACGACCAGTGCTCTCCTCAACCACTTTAAGAGAGTCGATGTAAAAAACTCCCTTGGCCGGAGTAAGAATGCGCCTCGTTAGATTGCTGCCAAAATCGTGTAATTCATTACCAGTTTTATAGTCTGGGTTTCTTCCTGTATAATCAGGAGTCAGTAATGCGTAGTCCATAATCACACCTCAGACATATTGCCAGTTATTGAAGTCATCGATCTTCTTCAAATGGTAATACAGCCCACCAGATGAGAAGTTGATTATTGTATTTCTTGGGGCATCTGCAAACGTAGTGGCTACGGCGCTAGCCGTGCTTTCGCCAATGAAGATTGGATCAGCTGCACCAACTAGGCCTGAAACGTGCTCAAACGTATTTTTGTTGGTCAGTAACAAGCCTTCGGTGTTACCTGAAGTCGAGATACCAAGACGCTGATGAGGGAAAACGCCATTGCCGAATACAGAGCCATTGTAATTTTTCTGTATTTCCTCTTTTAATTCTGGAAGAGTAAACCCAAACAACTTAATGGAATTAACAGCGCGTTCAGTTGAACCCAATTTGCCATTGAGCAAATTAGCGATCGTATTACGAGTAAACACATCGAGTAGATCGGCAGTCACTTCGTGCGGATTGTTGTAGTTGAGAACATGATTGTCGAAATCATCTTCGAACTCAGCCCAACGGCGTCTGAACTCAGCGTCTACGAGATTGAGAGATGCCATAATTTCGGTATGGTCATCGAGATCGCGATCTGTCAGAATTGAGCTAATCCGAAGAAGAGCCAACACCAGGAACTCAAAACCATAGAAATCACCAGCGTCATGGTAATGATAGCCTGGGTTGAATTTATCCGGTTTGTCAGCAATATTGGTCCAATACTGAATTCTATCTTCGGAATTCAACAGAGGGATAATAGTGTTCAGAAGCGGCAGCATATAGACGCCCATACCGCCTACTGCTTGCATCGAGTAATAGATGTCCGAGCTAACCGTAGGGTTAGTGATTGCGATAACGTACGCAATTGGCTGACCGATTTTAGCAATCAAATCAGAGTCAACAAAAAGACACTTGTAATCCACGCCTTCCTTTAACTCCTGATGAGTGAACGCGTCGAAAACATGGAGGGATTTGGTAAAGAAAGCTCCGCAGCGCGGGACAATTGCTCTGATCTTTTTCTCAGTGCCAATATGGCGAGGCTCATTAACTACTTTGTTCTCGATTGAATCGCCATGTTTATCGAGTCGATAACGAGGCTGTTTGGTAGCGAGCATGATGGCTCCGATCGATAAAAAAAAATAAGGATGAATGCGCACACCCTGAATCATTTCATTCGGGGCATGCGCATTTATTTACTTCTATTGCTTAAGTGCATCTGCTGCAAACTGACAGGCATCTGCCAAATCTTCAACTAGGGTGAAGCTGGTAGCAGGCAACCCGTTCAAACGGCGAGCGTTGTCCAGACCCCGGATTGGTGTTTTCCAATCTGCTGCGGGGATATCCGGATTGAGTTTATATTGTTCGGTGCCAATGAACTCAAAGACATTCTTTGTAAGGACATTGATGTTGATCTGATCGAATGGGGACGTACCGCGCATCCAAACTTCAATGCCTGGGTTCACCGGATCGACGTTATTGATGTACAGGCCAAATTCGATATTTGAATTTGTGAAAGTTAGCTCTTTAACTTCCAAACCATACCGCCCATCCACTTCTGGTAAGGAGTTGAATGTGCGTACCAACCAGACAGGAGTCTCTCCATTGCCAGTGGGGTTGCCTCCAGTCATGATGAAGTAACCATCCTGAAGACCGCCTACCTCATAGGGACGAGCTTTTAGAAGACGAATCCCTTCGATCTGATTTGGCAGGTTTGCAGATGCCGGAATCAGAATTTGCGTACCAAACTGAGCTCCGGCCGATGAGTCCGTCTGAATGCTTTCTAAAAGCTCAGAGTACGTCTTACCGGCAAACCGAACGGAATTTGCCGCGGTACCTAGCAAAATAGCTGCCGATAATTGTTCTACAGACATGCCATTGAGTAACCCAGAATCTGCTGCTTTTCCTTGCAGAATTATATCGGTGATTTCCGTCAGCGACTTGTTCTCCAAGCGGTTAGCATTTGCTGCTGTGCCATTTACCGGGAGATAATTTGCAAGTGCTTGAGCCATCTGCTGAAGCGTCGGTGCTCCAGTTTGCGCTGCTGTGACTTCAAACGGATTATCACGACGGGCTACTAATGCTTGGAAATCTTGCAAAATTAACGCAGTGATAGCCAAGCGAACGCCGTACGGTGACATCAGGTGGTTTCTAGAATTGGCTGCACTGGAGATGGGGTCAGTGGCCAATGGTAGATTTGGGACCTGATCAAGACCAAGTGCCTCTAGCGATGGTAGGCTACCCGAACCACCACCGGTGTTTGAGCTTTCAATCTTGTCACCGATACGATCGAGCGCTTGTACTACCTCGGACATCCCGAGGTCTTCGACATTATGCTCATGATCGATTGTAGGGAACTGGTATGGGAGACCAAGGACCTTTTCCCATGTCGTGACTCGCGGATTCAGAACAATATCAACAATCAGCTCTGACAAAGTGGCTGCATCAAGAGTATGGTGGTCGCCGAGCGTCTGATAGCGGTCAATGCGAACGTTACCAGAAAACTCTTCGTCAACAAAAACGACAGCGCCAAAGATTGGCTTGCCGCATTTGCGCGAGGCCGACATGTGCTCAAAACCAAAATGGTAATGAACGCCATAGATAAGTTCGAAGTAGGCGCCACCATTGATGGAAGCTGACATCTTGAACCCGTTAGCGAATAACGGGGCTTTTAGCGGTACCAGAACGTTATATTTACGGCTGTTATCCGCTGTGATGATGTGGTACTCGTTCAAGATACGATTCGCAGCGGAGTTGCCATACGGATCGAACGGGTAGATTAGGTCGTTTGGTTCAACGGCAGTCGTCACGATGTCGTTCCTCATTAAGTGAATTCATTAAAAGTCCCACTGATTGGGACACTGGCCATATAATTTTCAGAAAAGAGGATTGCGATGTATACTCTAATCAAAAGTCTAGCTAAAGAGCGCGGTGTAGGTAAGCGCTGGGAGGAAGTTTCAGTAGGTGATGAACTGGTCAGCAACGTGTTTGCTAACTATATAGCGTTCATCTTGATTCTCAATCACTCGGTAACTAACGAAACCCACGCGGTCGATTCAAGGACACTTCCCAGCTCCACTCAATTCTTCAGAGGAACTCTGAATGAGTGGTTGGTGTCAATTGGTGATGCATCGCTCCCAATCATGGATACCGTTCCAAAGTTGAGTAAACGCAATGTCGTTATTTATAAAGATGCATTTGCTGCTGGGTTCATGGCAGAACCAACTGCTGGCACTGCGTCACACACCGCGAATGTATTGCCAACTGATAAAAGATGGTTAAAGCTCGATAAGGCTGGGCTCAATACTACAACCATGTATAGAAACTTCATGGTCTCGATCAATGGTTACTTCCATCGAATCGATCACGACAATCAATCGCTCTTTGTGATTGACGGCAACGCAACCCGTATGGTTAGCGGCGATGCTAACATAGGTCTACACTCCTATTTGCGAGTGGGGAGCATCGAGTATCGCGGAATTAATAGTGGTGCAATTCATCGCGTCAACGATGTCGTTCCTTTGTCTACCAAAGCGATCGTCAAATTTGACAATGTAATCGAGGATGGGACCATCGGTTTAGTAATTGGCGGGATTTTGCACCTTCTCGATGAGCGCGTTTTCCGGGTAATCGATCCGTACAGTATCGTGATCAATTTTGAGATGATCGATCTAAAGAAATGGTTCATTGAAGCCAATGCGAATATCGACCTCAGCTCGCTGCCGGTTGCATTCATTGAGAACAGCGATCATCAGATCAAAACAGAAACTCTTTTGACCGATGAGTGCATTAAAGCAATTCTCTCGCTATCTCAGAGCTTTGTGGTCGTTATTGACGCGGAGAATATGTATCGCGATCGTAAGGGCGTTGAAAAGACCACTTACAGCAACGTTTACATCTCAGCTCAAGAACCAATTTGGCCGCTGCGCACAAATGGGGGTCGTTTTTCCGAATACACCTATCACCGCGAAGATGGTCAGTTCGCCATTCACGCTCATATGTCCAAAGCCACAAACTGGATTATCGGAACTGTAAGTGAATCAAACCATCCCAGCTTAGGGGAGTTCGTGGATCCCTATACTCCAGAAACTAAAACTGATATGTGTTTCGAACTGATAGGTAAAGATCTATAATCTACTCATACTACATGACCGGCATTGCCGGTCATGTAGTGTAGTCTTTTACATTTATATATTACTTCAATGATCGGGACATCTCTTGATCAATTTCCTAACAATGTAGTAATCTTAAGGAGATTCGCAAATGGATAATCTAACTCTGAAGATCCTCATTTCTCTCATCAATCTGGCAGCTACTCGCCAGAAAATCACCTACGCAGACCTGGCAGCAATGCATGGCTTGCCGACTACCGGGTTGCAGCTATCTGTTGCAATCTCCCGTGCATTGCTTCCTATTGCATTTTGGTGCGACGCAAACCGACTCCCTCCTCTCACGGCTATCGTTGTTAATGCCGAAACTGGAATTCCTGGAGAAGGATTTTGGTGTCAGCTACCAACTATGTGTGTGAAGACCCCCGACAATGCGGCTCGAAAAGAGCTACACGACTATATGCTTAACCAGGTATACGACTTCTGGGGATCGTCGCTAGATGAAGCTGTTGCTCAGGCCAGGGTCTTCCCGGCGCTGGAGAACGATGAATAATTAGCCATTTATATGGCGTCGAAGCAAGGCAAATTTAAGCTAGCTTTATTTACAAATCAACTTTGAAGGATGCCATATGTGTGCCGACCATAGCACCAATGAGAGCGAAACCGATGAAATTGTCTATTGCATCGACTGCGCCACTCCGCTTTCTATCCTGGATGCTATTACCTGGACTCCGTACGATTATAACCCTGCCGGCGGTGATCTTCCCACCTATCTGTGCTCTAACTGTTTAATGGGCGATGAGCACCTCGAACGCATTTTGCGTAATCAAAGAGCTTATGAGCTCGATCATCACGATCCTGAAATCGATAACGATTAACAGAATGATAGATAGCCCCTTGCGGGGCTATCTATTTTTTTTTATATTCAGCCAGCGCCAATCAAGCTACGATAGATTGGATCGCAAATAATCAGCGTCTTCCCATTTTCTCTCAGGTCCTCCAGCATGATTTCTTGCCGAAGAGTGGTTAGATCTACTTTGATCCGCCTTAAGATCTCAGTGGCTCCAATCAAAGAAATACGCATAGCCGTTGTGCTCGTGACGATAACAGGACTATCGGTAGGTACTTTTTTACCTGGGTATCGTTTTGACAGATAGCTGTCAAATTCAGCTGCATTGGTTTTATATCGCGGAGGCTGAATGTTTTTATCCACAACCAACATATGCAACTGGGCTAAGGTGCTCATACCTGGGAGATCTAGATTGACATCGCTTCGATGAATGCGCTCTATTACAGAAACAAATGTCTCTTGTACTCTTTCGGAATGG